GCTTGTGAGTAAAGTATTCTCTCCCCCTTCCAAGTATGCTTCTTAGTAGCTTCTATTGCTTTTGCAAAGTTGAAAGGTTCAAAGTCTCCAAACTCTAAAGCAATAGAGTTTATAAGCATTTGTTGTTCTTTTGTCATATTATTTCACAACAGTAAATAATTCTTCCAAAAGCTCTAAATGACTTCCACCTACTTTGTCTCCTCTACCTTGTGAATATTCTTTAACACAAAAAGGTAAAAGATCCTCAAGAATTTTAGGTTTATCTTTATATCTTCCTTCAAACTTCTCAAGTTTTTCGGCACATTCTTGATATTTGTCTTCTGGTACAGACAATCCATCTTTGAATTTATATTTCATCATAGGCTTCCATTTTTTAATTAGTGTTTTCATAAATTATTCATTAATATAGCTCATGTTGTTCTTTTGTCAAATATATTTCCAATTACTTTTTTAGCAACATTAACAACTCCAATAGGTTTATTAGTTTCATCAAACCTATATGTTACAAAAGGATAAGATTGTCCATCATTACATTTCAATCTAATGCAACTCATATTAGTTTGAAAATAAACTCCTGCCACCAAATTTTCTCCATAAATTATTTCTACTAAATCTCCTTCATAAATCTCTTTATCATCCTCATCAAGTATTCCTGTGAATTGTTGAGGTTCAGATACTCCACCAGCAATACCCAAATTTGCTCCTTGATAAATATCAAAATACTCAAAGCTTTTACTGAGAAATGACCAAACTCTAAATTTTAGTTCTCTACTTTTCATTGTTTAAATTTAATATAGCTCAGGTAGTTGTCTATCTTGTTTAAGTCTGTAAATGAAGTCAGCAACCTTCTCAAGTGTATCTGCATCACAATCCTTGAGCTCTCCTGACTCATATTTCAGAGCTGATCTGATCTCACTTAAGATATCAGAAATGACTATAAGAGCATCTGTTCCAGCAAGGGCATATTTGTGATCTTGCTGATCTTCAGGTAAAGAAAATTCTAAGATAGCTTTCATTATTAAATCTTTCCTGCTGCTTTAGCTTCAGAATATCTCTTCTGCCTCTCTTCCCTAGCTGCATCCGCTTTCGGGGTATCAAGTAGTTTCCAAAAACGGCTATTGATTAATCTTTGCTGCTCTCTATCAGATGGCTCTCCATTGCCCACTCTGTGCATATAGCTCCACATATCAGCATTGTGAACAAGTTCTTGGACTGCAAGATTATCACAGCACATTACAGAGATATTGATCTTGTGTAGAAAGTCTTCATACATTTTGACTTTCTCTTTTAAAGTTGGTGTTTTATATCTCATAGATTGTATAGTTTTTCCTTTATTTCTTTTTCTTTTTCACTAAGAGCAATTCTTACATCAGGTGGAAGACCTTGTACAAAATGGTGAATTCTACTTTCAATATATTCAAATAATAGATCTAATTGTTCTTTTGTCATATTATTCTGCAATTAGAACTCTAGTTAAGATCTGTTCTGACTTCGGATCAATTACTGGATACATGATTGTAGTACCTGCTAGATCAAAGTCAATCCTTACAACTATTTCACAGCTTGCTAACAAGAGAGTACCTACTCCATGTTCTATCCAAGCATAATCAGACATTCTCTCTATGAATGCCATAGCACCTACCGAACAATTTAGAGTAAAGTAACTCTTTTCTACTCTATTAATAACTTCATTGATGAGGAAGTCTCTAAACTTTGCTTGTGAGTAAAGTATTCTCTCCCCCTTCCAAGTATGCTTCTTAGTAGCTTCTATTGCTTTTGCAAAGTTGAAAGGTTCAAAGTCTCCAAACTCTAAAGCAATAGAGTTAATAAGCATTTGTTGTTCTTTTGTTCTGTTCATTTTTCAGTTTTCTTGTAATAAGATTCAATATATTTTTTTGATGCTTTAAGATGATTAAGATTTTCCCTAGCTAAAGCTATTACTTCATCATTACCTTTATTATCTTTGATTATACCCTCTTCCAATTTGATATAGTAATGGAGTACAACAGCACAGATATGTTTTGGAAAGTCTACAGCTTCTACAGAAGAATTTTCAAATCCTTCAAGTCCAATATTTATTTTCATTGTTCCAAGCATATCAGAACCTTAAGGACAACTCAAGCAAATTCTTTCGGAGGTAATTGATCTTCCAAATCAATCCATCCTTCATATTTGTCTCTATTAGCATTGTAATACTCTGCATTGACTACTTGCCATTTCGGAAGATAGGTATTGGATTCACAGTAATTAGAGTCTTTCCACAGAGCTAGGACAACATTAGTATAACCATTTGTTACCCTAACATCTATAGGTATTTGAGAGTTGAATGGTGTGTTAAGAAGTTGTTTTGTAATTTTCATTGCTTAAATCTAAACTCTGGGCTACCATCTTCACCAGCAATCCATTCAGCTACATTAGCTTTTACAGCAGCTTCTTTTATATTCATTTCACCTTTTCTCACCCCATAAGATTCACCAATCTGCAACACAGCGAATAGTACAGAAATAGTTAACAAGCCTATAGGAAAGAGTAATACTTTATCGAAATTATTGTTCATATATATTAATTAAACTTTCTTGTAATTTCCTATAACGATCATAATACCAATCGCGCTGATCGGCAATCTCATGCAAATCATTCATATTTAATTCAATTAATTTTTGTAGCATCTGGTTTTGACGCTTACATTCTTTAAGCAAATCAATATGAGTTTGCAGGAGAGTTTTGGTCATTTAGACCTCCAAGCAATCAATAATATTGCCAAGTCTAATAATAGCATTCTCAACTCTAGTTACAGATTTATCAATTCTCTGTCCTGTTGGAGAAATACAATTAGGCATAGCTGCTGTTGCGTCAGGCTCTGCATCTTTGTAAGGTCTTGAAACATTATTAAGTCTTTCCTCAAGAGTTACAATAATTTCACCAAGAGTTTCGAGTTTGCTTTCTAGTGTATTAAGAACATTAGGAATTTCTAATGCTCTATCTTCTGTAGGTACGTTTTTATTATTCATAATTAAATATTATAATATATTGATTAATTTGTCAAATCAAAATGGATTCTGTGTTTTTGCCGTATGATGGTCAAAGCTAACCACTTCATCATTAAAATTGTGTTTAATTTCACCAAAAGACGGTGGATATAGAAAGCGTTCAACGCCAACGTCCATAATCTTTGCAGTATAAAGAATGTTGCCAAGATCGGTTCCGTAAAGAGAACCGTGCGAATGGCTGTGAAGCATCCATGCGCCCTTACCTTGTCCATTCCACGAAGCTATCGCATAATGCGACAGCACGATAGGCTGGCCATTCACATAAGCTTCAAGATAGTTTGGCACAAAGATTACTTCCTTGCTATAGTTACCATCAACATATAGAGTGTTGTGATCAACAGACTCAAAAGTTTGGTGCCAACCAGCTGTATGATTGCCGCTCATAACGAAAACACGATGAAAGTTAAGGCGACTCATCAGCTTCTTAAACTTTTCTTCACCGCCGTAACCAAACATAATGTCGCCAAGCAGAAAACCAACAGTCTTATCGGTTGCTTTACTGTTCCAATTGCGGATGATAGCCTCATCATGTTCTTCGGATGAGTCAAAGCCCCTACGCTTCCAAATAGGAACGTCCCACTTTGGATTGTGCCCATAGTGTAGGCAACCCCAGAAAAGAATTTCATGGTTCTTAGCTTCAACCTTTACTGGCCGATAAAATAGCTGTTTCATTTTAGTCTCGAAAATAAGCCCACATAACTACCGCCCAACAAATTATACCAATAATCATTACTGCGGCTTCGGGCCAAGATGTTTCATTCATAACAGGAATATTAATCTAATTTTTAACAAATGTCAATCATCAAAATCTTCCAGTTTAAAAAACTCCCTCATTTTAATCATTTTTTCGAGTGTTTCTTCTGGAACACCATGAACAGATTTAAACAGAGTAGTCAAATGCTCAATATTAACAGTGTAACTGTACTCTTTAGCAAGATCAATATATGGTAACGCTTGCTTTTTATTTAAAGTTGTATTAGAAACAATCACAGCTTCACCAAGTTGCATTGCTTTTTCGGTTGCTTTTTGGCACCAATTGTGGCATTCTCCTAATTTTTTATAATTAAAACAATAATCACCATTATTATCAATCATGAGCATATCAGCTTCATAATGATGCTTAATGCTTTTTTCGCGCATCAACTCTTTGGCGCGAGTGGTTTTTCCAGCCCCAGCTGGGCCTGTAATTAAGTATAAAATTTTTTGCTTCACGATCAGTAAAGCCCATGCTTTTGTGCAATTTTAGCCAATTCATCCATGCAAGATTCGGTTTTTTTGCTAATGTAATTATCTCCCTTATTATATTTTTCCCAATCACAAAATGGCACTTGAACTTGAGTATCATCTTCTAGAATAAGATAATACTTATCAACAAATAAACCACCATAAATTTCTTTCTTTTTAATTTTCATTTAAATTGTTTGGCAACTTTTTTATAAATATCACTATACTCTTTTCTTACATCAATGTCAACCCCTGTCCCAAATTTCGGCTCTTCATAACCATACTGTAAATAGGCTTGGATTTCATCGTCAACTACTTTGGTCGTATATCCCATTTGCACAAGATTACTTGCAAAAACATTGTAATATTTTTTGGGTAGTCCATGAGTAAGAGCGTCCATTTGTTTTTTATAATTTTTATCTGTATGATAAAGGGCGTGGCACACTTCATGTTTAAAGGTTTCGCCTTCTGTATCTTTAGCGCCGATCAAGTAACCTTCGAAACCTTGTAATTTTAATTTATTTAAAATTTGGTCCATTACTTTATCGTAAGGCGTTTCTGGTTTGGTTAATTTGTTATAACACTCACGAACGACTTTCAATGGAATATTGAATCCCGACCAATCAGCACCATATGAGAAACCCCAATGGTTTTGTTTGTGATACCACTTCATGTAGTCCCAAATTGAAAAGTTCTTGCCACGAAATTTCGAGCTTGGACTCTCATAATACTCTTGTACGCGGCAAAACAACATGGCGCGATCATACTTATCTTTGACAATAATGGCAAAGATATTTGGCTTTACTTCTTTGATTTTATAATTAATTTTCATACTTTTGTTTAAGTTTAAAATTTATAGCAACTCTTAACGATTCGTTCGAGGGTGGGGAAAAAAGTTTAAAATTTGGATTTGTTAAATATAAATTTAAATTATTAAATTGTGTTAAATTATGCCAATCGCCAGATTGGCGGTAAGGAAAAAGATAATGGATAATTTTATCTATTTTTAAACCATTTATTAAAAGCGCTTGTCTTCCAGGAGGTAAAAGTCCTGACGATTCTTCGTGTAATTGATTAATTTTTCTAAAAAATAAGTTGTTATCTTGTTCCGTGTAATCATAAAATAGTTTATCAAAATAAGAATGTAAATATATAATATCGTAATCTTCTGGAACTTTTTCTAATAAAAAACTATAATCTTTATTAATCATGGCGTCTTCTTCTAAGATAAGAACCGGATTTTTTATATTTTTAATTTTAATTAGTTTAAGTGCTATGATATGACTTAAAGCAGATCCCAAAGCTCCATATCCAATATGTGGATTATCACATGGTGAAGAATACAAAATTTGCATTTCTTTAGAAATATATTTTTGATTTATTTTTTTATTTTCTAAACGCGCACCATCAACTCCTACAAAATAAATTTTGTTATTTACAAAACCTAAATTTTTTAATTTTTGTAATAGAAAATCTGTTCTTTTTTTTGAAAAAGAATAAATGTTTTTTAAAGAAATAATAAATATTTCATTATCAAAAATTTTCATTTATTGATTTTTAAAAATAGTCTTTTCTTTCAATAAGTCGGAAAGCTTCTGATATTTTTCAGAATTAACGTGTCCCACAACTTCCATTGTGTTTTCCATTATGCGATCAAGCATGCCAACCCCATCTTTCCCAAAGAGAAACGATGCATATTCTTCATCATAATAAACTTCTTGATTTTTGTATTCGATTATATCTTTATCTCCAAGACAAACAGTATAATTAACTGAGAAATTAATAAGGTCGCCCTCATAAATTTCAACACCATTCTTATCAATCAATCCAGTAAATTATTGTGGAATGAGAACATCATACTCTTTCTCATCAAACAGTTCATCTACCGCGCCATTATAATTATAATCACGGATGAATGCTTTTCCAGCAGGACACCAGAAACGAAATTTAATTTTTCTGTGTTTCATTTTCTAAATATCCAGCGCCGCACAGTTCGCCAACACCGATAGAGCAACCGTAACGTTTAAGCACGGCGGCAAGTTCGGTGTAAATATCGTGCATACACCAATTTTCATTGAGGTTAAGATCGTATTCGTAGGTTGCATATCCGTCATCAAGCCGCATTTTGAAAACATGCGGTTCGCCCGACGACAGGAATTCATCTTTTTTAAACTTTTTCATAACAAATTCGCTTATTCTTTTCTTTTGGTTTCGTAAATCTTGGATTTCTTCTTGGGTTAAATCGTATGGTAATTTTTTATTCATTATAATACCACCATGAACGAACGCGAGGCTTAACAAAATCTGTGTATTCAAGACCAGCTTCATTGAGAAAATCGTCAAAAGAAATGGTTTCATCGTCGCAATTGTAGATGTAGTCAAACAACCAATCTGCGCCAGCTTCGTCAAGACCAAGGTCTTTTACGAGTTTATCAAACTTGTTATTAACAATACTGTTAATCTCACGGATGAATTGGCGCTCCTGATAGATAACATCTTCGGGATGACGGCCATCTTTTGTATAGTGTTTTTTAGTGATCATGCCCTGATATTAATTCATTTTAATAGATTTGTCAATGAATTTTTTAAAAAAAGTGTAATTAGATCGATTATATGTCATCTACAAATATATGTGGAGTTTTGGTTGAGCCACGGAAATTAAATAATATTCCTTTATTAATCAAAAATTTTCAAACCGTTTTACCTCAAAAAAAACTCTTTTTTTTCTGCGGGTCTTCTCATTATTCTTATTATCAATCATTATTTAATAATGATCCTTTTATTAAAATAATTAATATTGGTGTAGACAATTTTACCGGAGTTACTCATAGTGATTTTTTAAAAACTAGAAAATTTTGGGAAAATTTTTCTGATTTTACCCATGTTTTAACTTTACAAACAGATGGGTGCTTATGCACTAAATCAAAATTTAAAATTGAAGATTTTTTACATTATGATTATATAGGCGGTTATACACCTAAAAAATGGTGGTGGAGAGACACTCATGGTTTGCATAATTTTTCAGATTATCAATGTTTTAATGGCGGTTTCTCATTGAGAAAAGTCCAAACTTTATTAGAAGTTATCGATACATTTCCCCCTTTACCTTCAAAAGATTGGAGAATAGCTACAAGAATGTCTTTTAGAACTTATTTTGAGGATCTATATTTTGTGATGGGAATGTTAATAATAAATTCTACCAAGGATACCCCTGTATACAAAGTAGCTTTAGATGAATTTGCTACAAATTTTTGTACACATACAAATTATCTAAAAGACACTTTTGCTGTACATAATTTAGATAAATATTGTAAAGAATCCCAATTTAGAAAGTTTTTAAAATATTGCCCTGAATTTATTTATTTTACTCAAGTTTTTCAAAAATTTAATATTACTACCAAATTAAATAATTTGGTCTGTTAAGCCCATTTCAAACTCATTTTGTTTGTTAAGGCACTCAACCAAATAAGGAGCGTGTTCAAAGGTATTACCAACAACCTCCATTTCTCCGAATTTATCAAAAACGTCATGGAACCACCAAAATTTTAGAGTTGAAATATTTTCAAGTTTCCAAAGCATGTAAGCACCATAACGAAAACGAACGAGATAATTTTGCCCATTGTAGTTTACAATGTCACCAACATAAATATCATTTAAATTTTTATCTACTACCCCAGTATATTCTTGTGGGCATGTTGCATTAATACTTTTAAGTGGATACCCTTCAAACATATCCCACTTATAAAGTGTCCCATTGTCGCGGTTAAAAGCGCGGAAACGAACCAAATATCTCGTTTTATTATTTTCTACCATTTTAATTTGATGAATAATGCGTTGCAAATAAAACCCTGGAAATGGCGTACAATATTGTGCCGTCTATCCAATCAATCGCTGGCAAGCCAAAAATTTTTGGGCAAAACAGGTTCCACAGCCAAGAAATTGGCAGTCCAAAAGCAAAAGCTGTAATAATAATAACGGCAATTGATACCAATAGTATACTAATTATTTCGATTATTTTATTCATATTAAATCCATTTATTAAGACCAAGAATTGTATTTTCTAGCCATTCATTGCACACTCTTTGTGCTTCAGCTAGGCATGGAAGGTAAACCCCTTGCGGAAAAATTGGATGATCTTCTCCATGTCCATAATAAACAAAAGCTTCGTATTTCTTTTCTTTTATTTTCTCAATAGAAAATTGCCACCCGACAGTTTTAACTTCGGCCATCCATATGGTCAAATCATCATATTGCTTTTTTTTCCAATTTAGTTTTTTCATAAATTATCCAATTGTGCAAGTATCAAAATCAATTAAGACTGGGCGACCTTTTATTTTACCGACATTATCGCGGTAAAGATCATAAGTAGACCATCCCATTTTTGCTACGTTTTGTCTTACTACGGTTAGATCATTGTTACTAAGACCTCTTTGATCAGCATGTTCTGTAACATAATAGTAATAACCTTTTTTCTGCCCTTTAAAAAGTGCTTTGGGTCCGAAACCAGCAAAATGCGCCGCGTTTTGACGGAAAAAACCTTCTTCCATAGCACGTTTTCTACTGTAAAACTTTACGCCATACTTTCCGGTAATTTGCACATAGTAGCGCACGGTTGCGCTACCTGTTTGTTCGTGCTTTCTAAAATTAATTTTATTAATAATAGAACGCAATTTTTGGATTGTCTTCATTCTGTAATGAGAATAACTTTATTCTTACCGCTAAAATATTCTTCTACTGAAATCTTAGCAGTTTTATCGGAATATCTTTGTTTAATATCATCCCACCCTGCTTTACGATCATATGCGGTGGCTTCTTCCAAAGAACTGTATTCTTCATATACGAAATCTTCGCCACAACATTTGCAAGTGACATTATTGGGATCACGTTTAAACGTATCCTTGAATATATCTAGCGCCTTATCAAGCGGCGCATCAACATAAATATGCGTAAATGGCGTTTTAAGTTTGCCTCCACTGTGCATATCTATGAAACGTGTTACTTTTCCAGTTTTTGAGTTCATTTTATTTTTATTATTTCTATTTTTTGGATTCTAAATTTTACTCCTAATTTGTGTTCTTTATAGGAGTCTACAGCCTTTTGTGCGGCTTGTAAAGAAGAATATTTTTTTAAATCATGGGGAATCCACAATTTGAACAGTTTGTTCCAATAGGAAACTTGATAATATGGTTTCATGTTAATAAAGTTTGCGCGGGTATTTTAAAATTTTTATCTTGCCCTTTATTAGATAAAATATGAAATAATGTTTCTTCATTCCTTATTAAATAGGACATCATTTTTTTAAAAAGATCAAAAATTATTGGCGTTTTTGTCATTTTATCTCGAACTCTTTCAAAATATTTTTGCGGTAAATCTGTTTTATCATTGAGCGGCATTCCAATTATATATCGACTTTGATCGTGCTCGTAGGTAGTTTTTACAGAAATTTCAAAAAAATCTAAAAAAGTAGAAAAAAATTTCTCATTTCTATGGAAACTAACAGCAATTAAGGCATTTCTCGATTCAGTATCGTCTCCAAAATCAATAAATGTTTCTAAAATTGAAATAATCCATCTGATATTTAAATAATTTTCTTCAGACTCTAGAATTGTATTTAAATTTTTGTTTAAAATAACTTTGAAAAGTTTCCAGTCTTCTTTACTTGACGACCTCCTTAATCTTACCATCAATATTTTTAATAGAATAAAATCACATTTAATTTTTTGTTTTAAGATTTTTGCGCTATATTTTAGAATTTTATTATCATCTTTTGGAAATTCTAACTCTGTAAAATTTCTAAAACAGTCCCGTGGATTGTTTTTATGAATTTTACACATAGTTTTATTATGTGTTTTTTTTTAAAAAAAGTCAAATTTTAACTTAAATGAGTGTAATTAAAAGGATGTTAACACGCGCCGATTATAAAAAATTAGGTATTACATACGCAGATCAGTCGTCAGAATCAACAAGAATTAATTATTTTGCTTCTACATTAAATTCTAAGTTGAATAGTTTAAGAACTATCGTATCTCTTTTAGTCTCCCCTCCAAAAGATTCGCAATCTAATGGTAAAATTGGAAATATTGCGGTCGATAATGAATATTTTTATATTTGCACTGATTTAAATACTTGGAAAAGAATTCCTTTATCAGAAATTTAATTTAATGTTTACCGGTAATAGAAAATTAGGTATTGTTTTAGGGCTTCCAGATATGGGATCTCTATTTGAATTATCTGATACTATTGAGACTGAATTTAATAAAATTTCAACAAGTGGGGTTAATTCTTTATCTCAAACAGGAGAATTTAATGTTTTAAATCAACTATCTACTAGCTCAATAGCTGAGATTGATTGGCCAAAACCTTGCGAATATTTTATGCCCATGATTTTAGCTTCTGAATTTCCGACTACATTAAATAATTCGGTAAGAGATGAAAACGATTTAATCTTGCCTGCTCAACAATCTTCTGACGCTATTGGTATTTCTGGTTTATTTAGTAAATTATCAAATCTACCGATAAGTGGTAGCACAATTTATAATTTATTTGATAAGCCATATCGTTACACAATTTTAGCTAGATCTGGTAATGGAAATACGACTAATACTTTTGGTTATTTTTCGGAGATATTTTACGATCCTTTCGGAACTTCTTTTGAAACCCAAACGCCCATAGTTAGTGTTATTGGGCAAAGTGGGAGGTTTCAATTTGTTAGAGCGTTAGAAGGTTTTGAATATGAAACTCAATATACTAGAAATTTATCAAGTGGCTGGTTAACTACTGGAGTTAATTACAGTACGGCCCCCAATCAATCTGGGGTTTCTATAGGTTTTTTAAGAGTTGAATTTTATATACCATTAAGCACTTTGGCTGGAGGCAATTTATTTTTTAGAATTAGGGCGGTCCCGCTTGTGGACAGAGGTGGTAGTGATTTCTTATTTGTTTCATCTGGACAAGATCAAAACTTATATATGATTAATTATGGTAGTAATACGAATATAATTATTGTTAATGCTTCTGGATTTTCAAACGGCTCAACATCTCAATATCAAAATTTAGTGTGGAAATGTTAAAAAATTATGCAAAGTAAACCAAATGCTCCAAAATGTATTTATTTAGCTTTTAATGGCTATACTGCTTACGGCCCAGCCACTCCAGATCTTTTTATTACAAATTTTGGATGGTCATCTTTAGCTAATATCATAGATACGGATGGAACATGGATAGGTTTGCATGGTTTTTTTAAACAACCAATTCCTGGAATTCCAGGTTTGGGTACTTGGTTACCTTATGTAAATTTTCCAGAATCAAAATATACGGCAAATGAACAAGAAATTATTTTTAATATTGTTTCCCAAAAATATGAAATATTTGACGTTAATGTGACAACTTCAGAAAGTATTTTTGAATCATATTCGATTTTAAATAGATATGCTTGTGTTATCACAGAAAAGCCCACCGCGCAAGAATTTAATAATTTAAAAAATAGTACTTCAGAAAATACTGCATGGCCATATTCCTATAGAAGATTATTATTGTCTCTTCCAAATACACCATTAACGACTGTTATGAATCCAATAAGAAGACAAATAAATGTTTATTTAGAATTCTGGGAAAAAAATGGATTGGCTATAAATCCTGGTTTGCTTGGTGGTTTTATTTATTTTCCTTACAGTCAACCTTGTGTTGTTTGGAGAACTGCTAGTGTTCAGCAAATGGTGGCGTTAACAGATGGGACTCTTGTTGAACAAAACAATCAACTTGATATTAATACTGCATACAAAGCTGGCATGACAGCGGCTCATGAAATTGGGCATTTAATGGGATTATGGCATGATACTGAAAATAACGCAAGTCCAAGAAGCGCCGAGTATTATTATGGACATAATAATTGGGCGCCTATTATGGGAAGTCTCTTTTCCCAAGACGCAATAAAAACTTTAACACAGTGGGATAAAGGAGAATTTTCTCAAAATGGAAATCCAGAAGATGACATAAAAATAATTTATGATCAATTAGATTTTATAAAAAAACCACGTAAGAATATGCTTTGGCCATATGCAAATAATTTTTTAAATTATAGAGACGAATGTTGGCCAGTAAAAGAAGGTTATAACATACGAATATTAACAAAATCAGATGTTGTTACCAAAGACAGTAATAAAATGATAGAAGGTATGATCGGCTTTCCTTATGATTTTGATATTTTAAAGGTTTTGTTACCAAAAGGACAATATTCTTTTGAAATAGACAATACTCAGGCAGTAAAAGATGGTTCTATGTTAGATGTCAGCATGAATATTTTAAATTGTCATGCTCACCAGTCTAAAGAAAAAAATAATCCTAGATGCAATCAAGATAATTTGCCGACTATTTATCCAGAAAATGCTGATACACAATGCATTTCATATAACGCATGTCTCCCTGATGAATATAAACAATTTCAAAATGAAGATATAGATGATCATTTTATGCCTGTGACATTAAATGTTAATTTATACGAAACTTCTATAATTTATTTAATGATTAAAGGTGATTTTGAAGAAACTCCTGATACGGGCTGGTCTGAATATGGGTCAGTTGGAAAATACGAGTTAAAAATTAAAAAGGATGGGCAGAATAATCCCGAATCATTTTTACCATCAGACCCAATTCCAGAATGTCATTGTGAAGAATTCGAAGTTTGTGATAGAAATGGAAAAAGAAATGCTATTCTTTATGTCCAAGATGATAGTGAATCTGGGGGTACGAACAACCAGTCAGAAGCTCACATTAAAGAATATGAAATAATTTCAGATGGCAAACGTAAAAAACAAAAATTTTTAGTATATGGACCTTCTTTGGCCCCAGACGCTCCAGATCCAAAAGAAGATGATAAATTTTATATTTTTATAATAGACCCAGATACAAATAAGTGTGTAAAACAAGAATTTGTAACAGGATTTGAGTGGGAAAAGAAAGATACATTTTAATGAAAAAAACATTTATTCAATATAAAAATTTAGGAAGACAATTAAAAAATAATAGTTTTACAATTTATTCTGACAGGGGTTTTGCAATGCCCAGCGGTTTAAGTTCAGATGAATTACTAAATGGTATAATAGTCCAAATAGATGATGATGCATCCAAAGTTTTTGTAACTCCAAATGCATATGATTTAATCGCAAGTGGTAATGGGACACCCAATCTTTCAGGTTTAAAATTTAATAAAGTTGATGATACGCCAATATTTATACCTGGTTCAAATAACTATGATGTAACCCAAGTTTTAACCGGTTCAAATTTAAACAATTATAGATTTGGAGAAGATTCAATGCGTATCAGTAATAATGGAAATGTTATTATTGTTACTAAAAATTCAACATTCAATGTTCCAAATACTGGTTTATTTATTTTTACTGGCGTTTCTGGGCAAAATTGGGCATTAAGACAAACAATTCCACATCCAAGTGGAATAACAAACCCAGCTGGATATAGTTCCGCATTAACTTCAAATGGTAGTATCATAGCAACAAGTTCATGTGGAATAAATGGAAGCCCTGGGTTTATATTTGTTTATACTGGTAACCCTACTAGTGGTTGGAATTTATTCCAAACTATAACGGGAACATCTATAAATTCTGGTTTTGCAAGAAATATCGTAATAAATGAAGCGAATCCTTTTTCTTCTGGGCCGAGTTATTTAGCCGCAACAGAAGATAAGAAAGTATCTGTCTACCAATACACTGTAACTGGATATAGATTATATCAAACAATAACACATCCAGATATTATTAGTTCAAATGCAAGTATTGCCATGAGTGATACGATACGTACTTCACAAAATATTTTTGCTAGTTATATAGTTATTGGAACACCAAGTTCTAGTGGAGCTTTAGTTTATAGACAAACATTTTTAACTGGATGGGCATTTGATCAAAAATTATCTGGCTCCCAGTTTGACGGTTCGAGTGTTTCTATTAATAGAAACGGCGACATACTTGTTTTAGGTAACCGTTTGGGTGGATCAGTTGGCGGATATGCAAATATATATACGGGTAGAAATATTCTAAGCCCACTTCGATTCAAGCAACAAATATCTGGGTTTGGTTTACAATCCGAATTTGCAAATTCAGTAAGTATTAAAGATACGACAATTGTTGTAGGCTCTCCTGGAGATGTAAATCTTGGAGATAATGGGATTGGTCGAATATTTATTTATACTGGATCAAAAGAAAATGGGTGGACTTTAAGTAAAAGCTTTACTGGAACAGCATCTCCTGAAATAAATTTAGGTAAAAATGTAGATATTTACAATGAAACAGTCATAGCAAGCGCTCCAAAATTAAGCGGATTTGGCGCAATTAATATTTACAATCCAACAAGTTTGACCAATATAGAAACTTATATAAGTGAAAAATATCAATATGCAATTTGGAACAATCCAGTAATGAAAAGATGGATAATTTCAGATTTGGATAGCGTTGGTACAAATCTTACATCTCCCACTAATTCTTTTATTACAAATGAAAATGATTCTATATATGGTAACTATAATGGGGTAAGTGCATGGACTGGTTCTGTAAGAATATTTACTTTAAATAAAGATGAAAATTCTACTGGCGGTGGTACAAATGTAGGTCCGTATATAAATAAATTACATGTTTATAATACTCCTGGAATTACTGGTTTTGCTGGAACTTATACTAGTGGGATATTTACGATAGCTGGAACTCCAAGGGTAGGATTTAGAAATGATCAAAATCCAAACTTTTATATTTATAAAAATAGCTTGCCTAGCGCATGGAGGGCAGTTGAAAATTTATACAATGGCCCATTTACTTGGTATAGCGCAACTGGAAGACAAGGTGTAGATGAAGATCCAGGCAAATTACCACCAGTAACTGGTTGGAGATTAGGTGATAACTCTGTTATGAATCCACCACCAGTAACAGATGCGGCCCTACCTCTACCGGAAATGAATTTCGGGCATTGCGCTGGCAATACTCTTATTTATCCAGTTTATGTATATCAAGCCTTTAGTTCTGATCCCGAAATAAATAACTTAAGATTTTATTCCGGCGGCATGCTAAGTAGTAGCGGCACAAGTGAATTATTTCCAGATAATATTGGATTATCTGATATGTTTCCTGATTTATATGAAACATATTTTGATAAGAAATTTTTCTATACTAATATTGTTAATGAAAATAGATTATTTTTATTTAGAGCTTTTAGGGATGATAATTATACTGATTTTTATATAACAAGACTGCCACAAAATTTTAATAGTGGATTTTATTATTGGGGATCTACTATAAATAGCTTTTCTAATACTGGTATAAATACTTTACAGCAAGCGCGAAAAGTATATAAGCCGTTAGGAAATAATTTAGATAATTTAAAAAATATTTCTATAGATATCAATAGAAATTATTTAAATAAGTTTTTTGATGAAGAAGTTAATTTCAATTTAAATAATCTTACTGGTAATGAATTTTTATTTATTACAAATAATACATTAAATAATAATAATGTATTAAATGTACAAGGTATTTATGAAAATAAAAAAATTCAAAGTGGTCAGTATAGCGGTTTAAATTGTATAAGTGGTGAAAAATGTATTTTTGCAAACCCTGAATTTAGAATTACAGGCGCAAGATGTTTTGATTCAGGTACAAATATTTGGAGTATTTTAGATACTAATTTTAATTTTTTACGAATACAAAATTGCCAAACAATGCCAAATATTTTACCAACCCAATATTGGTTTACTGGGACTTGGTCCTCATCTCCAACGAGAAATTTTTATAATTTTGGAATAACAAATTTATATAGTCACAATGTAAATGCTTTTATAGATCCTTTCTCATATATGTTATATAAAAATACTGGATATAATTTTAATAAAGTAAGCGGAATTTTTAATCTAAGCAGTGGTGGGCAATTTGTTTTCGATTTAGAAGATAAAGAAAAAATTACAGGGCGTTTTGGTTCTACAATTGGTAGTTATTCTACTTTCGGAAGTTTAAATAATTTACCATTTTATTATAGAGATAATTACTACAATACTTTCCAAAGTGGGAATATAAGTACTGTTTATATTTCATATGCGAGCAAAAGACTTTCATATAAAATTTTTAAATCTGGAGCAAATACTACAATTACAAAATTTTTTATGCCTTACATCTCAGCTTGCTGTAAAAATAAAACATGGTAATAAATAATCATAATTATGAAACCTAACTATAATCTTCGACCAAATCCTCCAAATATTTATTTGATATTTGATGAAATAACAATTCCTGAAGGGCATTTTTTATATACTTCTCTTTATGGAGTCTCTACAAAGTGGAGACATCAAGATGGTTCAAATAATTTTGTAAATGGTGCATTTTTAGACCCAGATACAAGCACCGCCCCATTAATTATTCCACCCATGAATATAAATCCAGCTGGGGCTGCCCTGGATCAAGATTTAATTGTACAAAATGTCAAAAAATATTTTGAAATTTTTGATTCAAATATTCAGGTTAAAAGTACCATTCCTTTTTCAGCTGAAGCCCCAATGCCCGATGGTAAATATATTAAAATTTTACCACCACGATTATTTACTGGCACTAATGATTTTAATAATTTACCTCCAAAATATTATCCATTTAAAAGAGTAGTTTGGCAGCATGAAAAAAGAAATCCAGATATTGAGCAAAATATGTATGGCGCAGCATGGAAGGGGTGGGATTGGGCAATGCTCGGTTATGATGCTATTGAAAAAAAGGTTTCATTACCTATACCTGCCGTTGTGGTAAATTTTGTACCAGGAATTGTTCATGAAATAGGTCATTTATTTGGTTTAGATCATCAAGGAGATGATAGAGATGATCAAAATTTAATAAAAAAGAAGATTAGTTATTATGGTAAAAATCCCCAATGGTCGCCATTAATGGGTTACACATATGATAAACCAATATTTCAATGGTCTAATACAGATTATGTACATGGAATAGCTCCCCGTAATCATTATTTAGGCGGTCGAAAAAAGAATTTCCAAAATGATTTTGATTACATGCTTACTTATGGGATGCCTTTGAAAAAAAACCCGTATTCTGAATTTGAACCAACTATTCCTGGACCAAATTTAGCATCTCAAGGTTTAACAGGTCCAATTAGTAAAGATCCGGAAAAAGATTATTTAATTGGTAAATATGTTACATTAGACGATTCTACAGAAATTATAGGCATGATTGGGTTTGATAAGAATTACGATATTATTAAAGTATTAGCTCCTCGTGGATATAAAAAATTTACTGTGGAACCATACTTGGAAGGAAAAGAATCAGTAAGTATGTTAAAACCTGGAATAGAAATTTTATATTGTAATTGTGATTTAGAAATAGAATCATCAAGACCAGTTAGCGATTATACTAAACCGTGGGAACCTAATTTGCCATCTAACTGGAGCAATAAAAATATATTCCATCCTTTAAAAATTGAAAATGATGAAAAGCATGTGTCTCGTTCTGGAGCAGAAGTAATTATAAATAATCGTCCAGCAGCAGAATTAGAAATAAATCTTTCTTATACTACATTACTTTATATAAAGATATTTGGAAATTCAGAAGGAAACATGAGTCAGGACACTAAAAAACCATTAAATGCAGATACAGGATACTCGAGTTTTGGATCAGTGGGTAAGTATAAACTAAAAATGAGTGGGCCTTCAGTTATTGATACTGATAATGTTAGTAATTTACCGATTGGACGTTTTGAAAAATTTAAAGTTTGTAGAAATGGCAGTTTTGAAGAACAGTGGTTATTAGTACAAAATGAAGACGATTCTTCAACTGGAGATTCTTCAAAAGAAGGTATGCATGTAGTTGAACTTCCAATTATAAAAAATGGCACAAAAGAGAATAAAAAATTTATTGTATTTAGAAAACCGTTAGGTCCTTCAGAAGAAGAAAAAGACGGTAGATATTATCTTACAATTAATAATGATGGTGAGTTTTGTCAAAGACAGGAGTTTATTCTCGGTATTTGTTCTGAAGAGTCTTCTGGACAGGGGTTAAATGTAAGCCCCTAATCTTTTTCAAAAAGTTTAATAGTAATTAAATTATCATAAGATTCAAAAGACCATTCATCAAGGGTCAGCTCTGCGCCCTCGTATTCAAATACGATTTTAGCTTTTGGGTTTTCTTCTTCTAAGAATTCAATTAAATCTTTGACTTTCATAAATTAGGGATTTACTTTTAAAATAACATGCCACAAACCATCACTACTTTTTGTGCTAATCTGATGGCGAATTTTCATTCGAGAATTATTGGCAGCATTAACGGCCATTCGATGGGCTTCAAAATGAGTAGTTCCCACTCCTGTAATAAATGTAGTCCCAGAATTTGGATTGCCTTTACTTTCGTGGCTAAAAGCGCACAAAATAACCGTTAGAATAATATATTTAATCATTGTTTTCATTTAGTTTTTCTCCTTCTTTAAGAATTTGTTCTTTAGAGTCTTCTATATTTTTAACATGATTTTTAATAATGTCAATAGATAAATCTTTAGGAAAGAAATAAATTGAAATATCTTTCTTCACGATATTTCTAATTTGATCATAAAGAAACTTAATATCTTCTTTTTTTAAATTAGATTTTTTTTCTTCATCTATCTTCACAAGAATGGTGTCACCATCTTGTACTTCTGATGTTTTAAACAGGTTTATTTCTAATGATTTAATATCCATATTTTTAATTATTAACTGTAAAATAGTCCCTAGCGGCTTCTAGATATCCTTCACTATCAAGGTATTGTCTTAGGGCCTGGAAATCATCTCCAGATAATGGTCCTTTTACACGCACTTCGATATCGTAGCCATCACTACCAACTGGACGAATTCCCACATTAAAATAACGCCCCTTAAACGTTAATTTTGTATAGTATGTTGACATTGCCTTATTCTACAGGCATATGAGTAATTTGTCTATTATTTTTTATTAAGGACCACAGGTAGGATCAGTATTGTAAGTTGGGAAGCCATCTGGTTTACAACGCGGGGTGGTTTCTGGGTCATCGGGTGTATAACCTTTTACATAACTATATTTAGAAATTTCTAATCTTGCTACTTTACCGTTTGTCGTTACAAAATTATCTTGACTAGAAAGAATTATGTCTTGACATTGAGGATCTTCTTTATATTCGTCAGATTCCCATGTATATTCTTTTACCGATTGTACGGTTTCTTCGCCTACTGGATACCATTGTTTACAAGCGTCTGGATTGCTATTTGACCCGCCACCTGTTCCACCGGATGATCCACCACCAGATCCTGGGGGTGGCGGTTCTGAACGCCATTGGTATTGTTGAATTTTCTGACGGATCCAGACTTTTAAATATCCTGTTCTGGTTGGAAAATGTCTTATTCTATATTTTACAAGTTGTTTGTCTACAATACCAGCGGGAGGGGCATCAAGATCTCTCGCCGTAGCACTTCTACCTTGTCCAGGCAAAAGTGGAACATCTTCTCCGCCACATGGCGAAGAAAATGCTGGAAATTCAGGCAATGTTTTGGGATTACACACATCAGGAGTCGGTTCACTATATGTAACAGTTGGGCATGGGTCTGATTTACAATATGCCTCAACCCCATTATCATAAGTAGGTAATTGTCCACAACCAAAAATATCACTTTGAGCGTAAGGACTTGTTTCGATTCTAGGGGTACCACTTAAAATAGAAACATCACTAATTTTAGCAATTTCCTCGGAATTACTTTCTGTTTCTAATAAATTATCAATTTCTTCGTTTTCTAAAAGTTTAAGAATATTCAACATTAGAGCCGCATTTTGCCCACCCGCATAATCAGAAGAAGAAGAAGGACGTACTTGCCAAGTTCTTACTTGTTTTAAATAACGTTGTGGATAACATTTCTGGTCTACTGATAAATTATCAAAATTAGGAGTACAAGCTTCTCCCCGACATGGTATATGTCCACAATTTGACCTCCCGCAATTTTGGCTTCTAGAAACGGCTTCTAAAGTTGGAACTGCACTTTCACAACCACAAGTTATTAAAATTGGAATTTCTTCTTCTGCGCTCATTACGTATTAATTACACTTTTTTTAAAAAAAAGACGCGGAAGAGATAGGATTTGAACCTACGGAGGCTTTTAGACCTCGGAGCTTTAGCAAAGCCCTGCCTTAAACCACTCAGCCACTCTTCCTCTCAAATACCCCATTGCCAATAAATTGTGTTAAAGTGGGGTAACCGCTATAACTAACAGCACTACTAATTCCACCCCATAAATTATCAATTAATTTTTCTAAACTAATTAAATTGTCTGGATTAATATCTTTTTCTTTACCTTCGCTGTGCCTTTTTACGCTGCCATTTGATAAAATCTGTTGAAATTCAGAAGCTCCACCCCAAAATTTATAAAGTTCGTCCACTACGTGTTGCGCTTCTTTTGCGTGAGCAAAATACCCACCCATCATTACGTAATCAGCGCCAGCCCCAAAAGCTTTTGCGGCACAAGCTGGGTCTTTAACCCCACCATCTGCGACAAGAACCAAATTACTATTATTTTCTTCAATCCAATTAGCACATTCTTCAATTTCTGTAATTTGTCCGCGATTATATCCTGTCATTCCTTTTGTATTACAAACGCTACCGCTTGCAATACCGCATCGAAAATAAACTGGAATACCAAAATAATCAGAAAGCGTTTGATAATCTGGAAGTATACTATTGCTATGTATATTTCCAAGCATCATTTTTTTGATCTTTTTATCAGACTTATGAAAAATTTTTGAAGCGAATTCTAGAACTTCTAACATGTACCCATTTGCAACGTCGATAATAATATTTTGCGCGCCTTGTTCACAAATCGCTTCTATATTATCTAAATCTTTTAATCCTACAGAAACCCAAACACGTTCTGCCGCACTATTTGGATTCTTCATGTTCGTAAATACACTATTAATTAATTGCAATCTTTCTTCAATTGTAGAGTCAAAACGATGCAAACAAACACTAAGACCAAGAGTTAAAGCCCTACATGCAAAAATAAGACCAATAATTGATTGCATTGGACTAACCATTATTCGCTCTAATTCTTGAGGAACGTCTTTCCGAGATTTTATTTCAGTTGGCTGAGCGATCAAATTTACATCATCATAATAAATTGATCGGGTATTTAATATAGTCATAGAGAACTTTTTGAAGTAAGAAAATTATCATTCCAGTTTATAAAATCTTTGATTTCACCAGATAATCTCTGTTCAAATTGGTCAATAAGCCATATTTCGTTTTGACCTTCTTTTTGCATTTGTTGGTATGTGCTATACATTGTGTCAGACAATTCTTCTTTAGGAATCGTAAGAAGCCATAAAATGGCTTGGTTAAAATGTGAGTCACCAAGAAACCCAGACATTTGCTGTTGGGTAATTTTAAAAGGTTCTTTTTTCTTTTTCATTTTACTACTACTTATTTTACAAGTATATTGATTAAAAAGCAATAATTAATTTAGAAGTTATTATAATAGTTATTTTTCAAAAAATTCTGGTATTTTTTTATTTAGTAATTCATAATATTCGTCTTCATCGTCTATTTTATAACTACATTGTTCTTTATATTTCTCTAACGCCTCAATGTATGACCTGACACTTTTACCGTGTTTTTTTGCTGGCCGTCCTAAAGTTTCTAATAAATGTTCTTCTGATTTGACTGTTAAAGAATATTTTTTAATTTTTTGATTAAGATAATCTAATAAGTGTTCTTTTATAATTATCTTATTATATTCTAAATATATTATGTTTGTATGTTTGTTTATTAGATAAATATAATTTTCATAATAATGATTATATAGGTCTACTATGTTTTTATATATTTGATTTCTAAAACCTACACGACTTGTTAATTTATAATCCCACGCAATTCTATATTTTTCCTTTTTAACACTTAAAATCCAATTTTTTAATGGTCTATACATACATACAAATAAAACATCTTGTCTAGAACCAATTACGTTAGTTAATTTCTTTTTATCTATTGAATGTTTATCAATAACACATGTATTAGACTCATTTATCGTATCGACCTTTAGCGTTTTAGGGCTACTGGCTACTTTCCACTCGCTTCCAACCAAAAGCGCATCTTTATCGTTGATTGTATTATTTTTAAATAATCTTGCGCCTAAATTTGTCCCGGTATTACATGGTCCCAATATTTGTATTTGCTTCATATTTAATCATAATATTTTAAAATAGCGGAGGTGGGACTCGAACCCACACGGTCTTGCGACCAACGGATTTTAAGTCCGTTGTGGCTGCCATTACACCACTCCGCCATATGTTAAAAATTATACCTTATTTTTGTCGCTTGGTCAAGACACATTTAAAATAAAATAATCTGTTCTTTAAAACTGTTTGTGTTTTTTAATATATTAATTTGTTCTTTAATGTATTCTAATATAAAACTTTCTGCTATTAAATTATATTCAGTATATTTAATTAATTTTTGCGTATTAATAAATATATTTTCTTCTGTTTTTGTGGTCAAAGGTAGGCACAAATAAGCATAAAGACATAATATTTTATTATTATAATTTTCAGATACTTCTAATATAGAAACTTGTTCGTTTGCATTATTTTTATTTTGGGGAATAATATTTTCATTTTCCACTTCTTCAAAGATTTCTTTAAAACAAGAAAATTGCGGATATTCTTTTGAGATTTGCGAAAAATATTTGTAGCTATTTTTTAATAAAATTTGAGAGACTGATTTTTTTAATTTAAACTTATTACCAATTCTTTGGATATGATTTAATTCTTTAAAAAAATTAATTAAGGTTCTTAATCTTGGTGTTATTTTTCCATTACCATTTTTTAAGAATATAAGGCGAAAATTTTGTATAACAATTAGTTGTTCTACTGTTAAAGAAATATTTCTTCTATACTTCCCAATATTCGAAATTGAATCTATTTTATTATGGTTATCGGTAAAATTTAAAATAAGATTTAATCTATTTATAAAATCAACTACAGCATCTGAAAATTCTAATGTCTTTGAAGAAAATGGTAGGGCATGAACTTTGTCACGACCAATTGATTTTATCCATAAATCTATAGGGGCGTAAACATCTTTTTTATAAGTGAAAGGAGTTAGATATTGATGCGTTTTGTACAATCTTTGGTTTACATATGATGTATAACGACTTAATGGATCTCTTATATAAGCTATAACTTCTAAATCATTTTTGGGAAAAAACTGTTTTAAAAAAATCAATATTGTTTGAGCTGATATTCCAAATATACATTCTGATGAGATAATAATTGCTTTAGTATCGTCATTAATCAAAGATTGTATATCAAAAAATAATTTTTGACATCTTGGTTTTTCTTCTTCTATACTTTTTAATTGTTCTTTTTTTAATTTCAGTAAATCAATATCTAGTCCGATCTGATGTAAAATATTATGATTTATGGAGTTTTCTGGGGTTAAATATATAATGTCTTTAGATAAAAGATATTCTTTATTTTCAAATAAATATTGCTGAATAGAAGTCGATCCAGTCTTACCTTCTCCGATATGCAAAATAATTTTGGGATCATTTAATTTATTCATATACATATATTATATTAACATAATTAATCTTACATATAAAAATTTGTAATCTATTTTTGCACTTTATTTACTTAAATATTGTTTTAAAAGAATTTCATCATACAAATCAACATTTTTTTTCTTCTCTCTAAACATCTTTTTCCAAAGAATAAAAGTATCCAGATCGCCTATTTTTAAACCATTATAATCTGTTATTTTTAAATATTCCTGTTTATATGGATTCATTCTTGGGTCACCCACGTTTAATTCTAAATAATTATTGTTTTTTTTATTATATACTTTAAGAAGTTCTTTATTAAATCTAAAATAAAACCAACCATCTTTTGGAAACAACTCTAACCAATCGACCATTTTCCCCTCGTCAATAAATATATCTATATCTTTCCAAGTTCTGTATACTTTATTAGTCAGTAAAGAAAAACAAATTGATCCACTTAAATAATAATTTAAATTTGTTTTTTGGCTTACGTAAGAAAATTCTTCTAGTGTCGCTAAAAGTTTTTTATTAAAATTGTGATCTATCTGGTATCCACCATGTGATATAATTTCAAATTTATTATAGTCTATTAACATAATTAGTATTACAGTAAAAGCGTTCCCAGCAGGGCTCGAACCTGCAACCTACAGCTTAGAAGGCTGTTGCTCTATCCAGTTGAGCTATGGGAACAAAATTGTTAATAGATTTGGAATGAGCGGCTGAATTCCAACATAAATGAAATGAGCAGCTGAATTCCAACATCTATTAACATATTAATAAATTATGAATGAAGACGTGAATTTTATCTAAGTAAAATAACTTCGTGAATTCATACATTTATTAAATTAAATAATTTGGAATGAAATCGTGAATTATAATTAAATATAATGATTCGGTGAATTCCAACATTATTAAAAATTGTTAGAGGGGCTTGGAATGATGCCGTGAATCCCAATTAAATGGGTTAACAAGGTGAATCCCAACGCCCCTCTAAAGTTAGAAATATTCGGAATGATGTTGTGAATTCCAATTAAATGGAATGACAGCGTGAATTCCAACATATTTCTAGATTTATTATTTTTGAATCATGTCTTTAAACACATGGAATAATTCATGAATTGAATTACAATACTGTGTACGATATTTATTGAAAATATAGTCTTCTTCTTGCGAGAAGTTACCACGATCTTTCTTTTTGATATCGTAACTATGTGTTTCTTTGATTTTCATGTTGATCCAATTTTTCATCCCATGATGATACAAGTTGCTACGAGCAACTCCTCCACGAAAATGGAATGGACTCATTGGAATAACATATTTTTTAATAAACTTCCATCCTGGAAGTTCTTTGTTATACATTTTAGGATTGTCACGCAATCTTAGGTTACCCCTTAAATCTTTAAGAGTTGCCAGTACAGAATACATCTGTGGGAGCTTAACCTTATTAAGATTGATTTGCCCTTGTTTAGCTTTTATCTTGAAATGAGATTTTTCATCAAGACCAAAAGCTGATTTGGCTGTACAAGACAATTGTTTTGCAATTTCGTCTATATTATCTTTAATCCATTTTGCGTTAGGATTTTCATAATTATTGAAACGCGCAACGTTCAAATGCTTATTTGTCGTTTCACGAAACGCATGACCTTCATCACGAAGTGGATCAGGATCAAATGATTTCGGAGGCTTCATCAAAGTGCCTCGAACATTTGGTCGAGCCATGATATATTCATAAGCCGCGACTGGATCAATGAAATCTGATTTTTCATCTTGCTCGAAACCAGCATATGTCAGCATTTTGGGAATCAAACGCTCCGAATAAAAACGGAGGTCGATACCTTTTTCTTTACAATCAGAATAGAATTTCAATAATTGTTCTGATGTAAAATATTGCGCTTTAGAATCCTCTTCCCGTGGAACTCCGAAATGGGCTCTTTCGCCCCAGATCGAGGAACCCTTTGGAAGGGTATTCGGCAAATTAAACAAATCTTCAAAAGAGATTTTAACTGCCCTGCGTTGTTCATTGCCACTATAAATAGTGGCACCATTTTGACCGCAATCAATTGTTACGGTTGTTGGCTCTGAATAGAGCTTACCTTCATTTTTATTATTATCGTTCATAGTTATCCTAATTAAATAGGATAAATACATCATATAATACTTTGATTACTTTGTCAAATATTTTTTTAAAAAACTGATGCGGTAGGATTCGAACCTACAACCGAGCGGTTAACAGCCGCTAGCTCTACCATTGAGCTACGCATCATTAGGCAATCTTAACGTCCATATCTTTGCAGATATCTTTGAGAGTATGATAAACATCACTGGGAATTCTCCAACGCAAATCATCGCGCAAATCATTTATTTTAATCCAAGCCATTCCCAGAAGACCATATCTCAAATAGTAATAAATTTCAACTAAACGATTCCATCGACTATATTTAAAATGACACTCTGTTTCTCTAACGCATCTACCCATTGACTCAATTAAATTAATTAATTGTTGATCTGGAGCAACTGTTTTAACGATACCATATTCCATACGAATATTATACATAACTTATCTTACATTAACAATTTTTTTCTTATTGTCAAGATGAATATCTACATGTGGAACTTCTTGTTGAGTAACGTTTTCTTCTTGTATCTTTTCTTCTTCATTTTTACGTTTTACGCCACGTATCATATATACAATAATTGTATCAACAATTTCTAAAAGAACCGCGAGCGCAAAACAAATTACAGCAGTAATTTCCCAACGCATTAGTGCGCCGAAAGATAATTGAATAATATTCTCAGTAGAAAATTTAATATACTCTGGTTCTAATTTTAATTTAGAACTTATTACATTAATAGAACTATTTAAACGAATTAGAGTTTCCGCTAATTGGTCAAAAGTTTCTGCTTTAGTCACTTCAATAACAATACCAGAGTCTTTTCCTGTTTTGGTCAACTCATCAATAACCGTAATACCTTGTTCAAGAGATTTTTTTTCCGTCTCATAATCTTTTGTAATGCGATCTATCTCGCGCTTTTTATTAGAGTCTAGCGTTTCTACCGCTAAATTTTTTTCTGCTTGTTTCCTACGCCATTCTGCTTCAAGCTCTTTAGCTTTTGGTCCAACACCAATGCGACCACTTGTAGATCTGCCTTGAACTCCTTGTGTTTCATCTATATAAGTTTGTTCCGCATCTAATACTTGTTTACTTAATTCGGCTTTTTGTTCGTTAAACTTTTTGTCAGTTTCTACTAATTGGGCATTAAAATTTTGGTCTAGTTGAATTATATTTTTAGTAATACTATCTCTAGCTTCTTTGTCAAAATAATTGATTTTTTCAAGAACTTCGAACTTTGTTTCTACAAGTGATTGTCTAACGCTGGTTTTGGCATAAAAACCAATAAAATCAAATATTGTAGGAAGGATACTAATAGCAATACATAAGTATGCCATCTTTAAAGTAAACTCTTTGCGGCCATATAAAATAATTTTAATGCAATAAGGTAAGCCTACTACAGCCAAGGCTGCTAAAAAGGTCATTATCATCGGCCACCCAACTAAAATTAAGCTTAATGCGTAATAGGCAAAAGCAATAGATACAGTCATTACAATACCATAAACTGTATTTAAAGCGCTTGCTGCGAATTTATTATCTGTTTTAAATCCAAATAATGTGGGAAATTTTTCATCCCCTTCTTGATATGTATTAATCATTTATATAATTACACAATAATTATATTTTTATATATTAATCAACTATTTATGTGTAATATTTAATATGAGTAATTTATCACCACAAATTTATAAACGCTTAGGACTTCCTGTCGGAAGATTAATTTCTGAAGATTTAGAAAATGTAAATAATAATATCGAATTGATTTCGGGTTCTGCTGTTAAAACTAATAGTTTTTATAATACAGTGACAGAATCATCTATAGATATTTCTTTTAATAATTTTGTTTCTGGTACGGCTTCTGGTTTTAGCTCTCAACTTATTACTGGTTATTTTTATGATTATAAAATAGTTGGTAGTGGTAAAAATCATGTTGTTTATCCTTTCGCTAGCCAACGATTTTTTTATAATACTGACTTTGGTACGGGGGTTTGGTTAAGTATCAGCCCAAATGCTCCAGATGGTGGTAGCAATTCTCTCAATAAAAGAATTGCCGTCTCAGATGATTTAAAATGTATGACTATAATACAAAAATTTCCTGGCCTTTATTCCCAAAGAAGTGCAAATTCCGGTGTTACTTTCTCGGATTTCTGGCATGGTGCTTATCTTGGAGATGTCGCAATGTCTTCAGATGGTAAATTCCAAATTATAGTATTAAGTGATGGCGCTACCAGTTCAAATAATGTCAGAGCTAGAATTAGTAGTAACTCTGGAGTTAGTTGGTCAATAAATTCTGGAGTTCCCACTGGTAGTTGGGAGTTGGTAGATGTCTCCAGTGATTTTAAAATTCAAGCCATCGCAGCAGAAAATGGCCCAATTATTGTTAGCCATAACTCTGGTAATTCTTGGTTTTCAGGTATAATAAATTCTTCTTCAGTTACTGGAAACTGGAGAGATTTAGGAATTTCCAAAGACGGAAAAAATATGATTGCTGTAAGAAATGACCTGGGTTATATTTGGTCCAGTAATGATTCTGGTGTTACATGGAGCACAGAAGGTGATTTGCAATACTGGAGAAGCGTTAGTATATCAGAAATAAATGGAAACATAATTAAATTTGCGGTAGGCGTTAAAGATGATCTTCTAGATGTCTCAAAACCAAAGTTAGTCTATGGCAAATATAATGATCAACCATGGGAATTATTACAAAACGTTCCTTCTCAATTAACTGGCAGAGTTCCAGTTTTTGATGAAAATACACGTTCTTCGATTAATAGTTTAAAAATCGCCTCTTCAAAAGACGCTAATATTGTTGGGATAGTAGACAATTCTAATTGGAAAAACTTACCACCATTTGTTGCTTCTTTTAGCGGTGTAACTGGAATAATATCTAAGTTTACAAGCCAACTCTAGAAAATGCGGGATGCCAGAATCGAACTGGCATCTTGACTTTGGAAGAGTCCGGTTTTACCACTAAACTAATCCCGCTAAAAAAATAGCAGACTATTTCTAGCCTGCTACTCTTGTTTACGCTTTTAAATTAATTTATTTAACAGCGCAAACAGTTGCTTTTCCGCAAGGCTGGCAAGACTTTTTAGAAGCACATGCCGTCAATGCAACAACAAGGATTGATAGAATAATATATTTCATAGTCTATTATTATAGTGAAGATTGAATTAAATGTCAAATAATTTTTTGAGGGTTGCTTGAAGGGGATCGAACCCTCACCGACAAAATCACAATCTGTAATGCTTACCGTTACACCACAAGCAACATTATTTTTTTTTTCTTTCTTTAATCCATTTATTTTTAAATTTAATTGTCCAATCTATTATAGCGTAAGCAAAACCTACATCACGTCCAGCACGTTCACTTTCGTACCATTTATGTTTCATCACTTCTTCTTTTTGCGCCAAAAATTCTTTATATATGGAAGTATCTTTTATATTCATCATATATTATTACACAAACTATACTCCCACTTGGAGTTGAACCAAGATTCGCCCGTTATAAACAGGCCGTTCTAACCATTGAACTATAGGAGTTTTTTAAAATTCAAATCTTCTATAAGTTAGATCTCTGATTTCTGGTCTACTTACAGTCATTTCTTGCAAAAACTTTTGATTAAAAAGTAGGCGCAATTCGTCTGTTTCTGTTTTTAAATTACGAACATCGTCTTTTAATGAAACGATTGCTAATAGCATAATTAAAAAGCCAAGGCAGTAAATAAACATAAAGAAAATACCATCTTTGTCTGTATTTGTTTTCATAGAGTTATGATATGATCATTTTAAAGACGAGTCAACCTAAAAGCTGCCCCCCTACGATTCGAACGTAGAAAAAGACCTCCAAAGGGTCCCGTGATACCGTTTCACCAGAGGGCAATACATTAATTTACAGTAGAATAATTTTTAAGTGCACGACCAAGTGCGATGCGATTACCCAATTTACGATTCCACTGATCCACTTTACTACAATAGGCCGTACCAGTTGAATCTTTGCCTTCTGGACTTGTCAACTCAATACGAGTAAAACGATCTGAAAGAGGGGTTTCCATTTTACCATGAATTACGCGCACTTTCCAACCCGCGCGCCGCATTTGATGAATTGTAGGGGTATTACGACTATGAATATCAATTGTGTTGTTCATGTTTTGATATTATTATAATTTTTATGAATAGTCAAATACATTTAATTAGATACGAATCCAATTTTTAAAAGGTATTAGATCTTTAGTATTTATATCACAATTCGTGAACCATTTGGACGGAGCTATTACTAGTTTATTATTATCATTATTTAACCAAGCGCCCCACCAAGCAAAAGTACTATTTGGTATAATAAAATGTTTGCATTGGGACATTAACTGCAAATAATACTCAAATTTACGCCCCTTATAAGAATGATCAACTAAAAACATATTTGGAAATTTAATATTTTTTTCGCACCAAAAAATATCGTCTGAAAAAACAAAATAGTGAGGATCTGAAATCTTTGATTCAATTATCTTTTTTGCTTTTTCTAGATAATCTAACCCCATAACGCCAAAAAAAGATGTTTGTAAATAATCGGTCCTTCGTATGTTGATCATTACAGAATTTTTAGAATTTATATTATTTAATAATTTACTTATATCACCCTCTTCATTAAAAATACTATTTTTAAATTTAAAATCTTGTCTGATCTGTGATTCATTTTCATTAAAGTAGTGGGGGCTTTGCCAATACCCCCTTAAAAGAATATCGTAACCATTACGAATAAGTTTCTCAATAATATCAATTAAATCTTTATTATAATGAAAATGGGGTTCAGAGATTGTTATTAATTTTTGAGGATTGATTTCAAAATCTTCATAAACATTAAATACATTTAAATCGTAATCTCTTCTAGGTCCTGTTTTAGAATTAAAACTTTCTTCCGTTCTTTTTTTAATCGCAATAAATCTATTTTTAATGGCGTGTTAAATTTAAGAGATAAGTTTCTTGCAAAAGCATATTGAAACATTTGATTTCCTAGCCCCCCCATTAATTTTGATATAATCATAATATATAATTGATTTAAGATAAATAATAGCAGGAGTGAGATTTGAACTCACGCATGGTAGGTTATGAGCCTACTGACTTAACCTCTTGTCGATCCTGCAATTAAAACTTGGTGTTTTTATCGCACTTTGGACCGTAAAAGTTGCGCCTTTTACGGCATTGGCTACCCATTCAGTAGCCGCAGAACACCAAACCATTTATACATGAGTTTTGGCACATACAGCCTTCGGTTTACCCAGAACCCGCGCTCTTCTTTTTTGACCAGCATGTCTGGCAGCTTATTCACTGTGGAACCATATTGCTTCTAGAAGTCTCCGTGCATGTAAGCACGGAAATATGGAGGTAGAGTTGCATACCTTATTCAAAGGCGACCCCAATTTTACTGGTTGTTCATCGCCACACCACCATTGTTAGCATCTCTGCTCTTAGTGAGCGGTTTGCTAACAAATTGTTTTCAAAGAACTATTACTTTTATACACTTATTTTATAAGTTTGTCAACACTTTTTAAAATAAAATTTCTAATCCTGTTTCTCCGTAATCTGGCATACCCACATCCATTGAATGATTACTTATATAAGGTTGAGCCATTTTACCTTTAATATTAACCCTGTCTGTGATTGGATAAATTGCAGAAATAATATGTTTACCTCTAGTAAATTGCTGGCTACTGTATCTAGTTCCCGTAATTTCCCCTTTTACTTGTATTTTATCTAAATGTTGACAGCCCACGTTTTGGAGGAGGAGCAACGTCAGTATTAGTTTGATTTTTTTCATTTTTTTTATTCCAATTTATAGAGTCATAATTATCACGATATTTCTGCGAAAAACAATTTCTGGGTTTGTCACCTTTACCAGCCCCGCAAGAATTATTATTTTGACATTCCATATTAAAAAATAATATTATTATTTACACTAGAAGTCAATTTTTTTGTGTAGAGATATTTTAAAATTTGTTTTTTCTATATTCGTTCCATTTACAGAATATCCTTGTTTATCTCCAACATAATGGACTCTCCCAAAACCTGTACCACCGATGTATGACCCATCTTTTTCAGATATAATTATTTTACCTTGTTCTGTTTGTATTTTATTTGTTGCCCCCAAATGAAAAGCATTCCAAATAAAATAACCATATCCATTCCATTCAGGCGTTATTTTACCTAAATCTTCTAATGCTATAGAAATTTCTTCTGAGACACCCACTGCTTCTATTTTTAATTTATCCGTTTTTATTGAATGTTTTTTTATCCAAAATATTAAGGGTAAAGACTTCTCCATCCAATTTTTTGGATCATCAGAATCAAAAATTGTTATCCAATCAGTATTTATATCAATATTTTTAAATATTGTTTTATTTTTAATATAAGTTGCTTCACCTTGGCAGCCCCCGAAATTGGCGACTGTTCTTTTAAATCCATTATTATAAAGAAATTCATCTATTTCGTACATTAAACAGCCGCCTTTATAAGTTTCTTCGTAATTTATCTCAAGCCGTATCTCATTAACTTTTTTTAATGTTTCTAAAGCTCCTTTGAGAACTTTTAGTTCAGCCCCCTGAACATCTATAACTAATACATTATTACGACCATCAAGTTTAATTATCGAATCTAAAGTATCGGTCTCTATATTTATTGTATCTGTTTGTTGAACATAAGGAAATTGTTTTATATGTGGATCATTTAATTTGAAAAAAGAGCTTGATTGTTCGTTAGATGTTCTATAAAAAGGTATATTTTCTTTTTTATCGGAGATTCCTATATTGATTAATTCTATATTAGTTTCTTTTTGATATTTTTCTTTTAATACTAAAAAACTGTTTGGATCTGCTTCTATCATTATTATTCTATCAAATAGTTTTTTATAATTAGGAATTTCATTACCATGATGCGCACCAACATGAATTATGGTATTTTTTCTTTTTATTCTATTTTCTATTTTTTCCCACCCATTTGGAATCCACATTTTTTGATTGAAAACACGAAACCATGGATCTGGATAAAATATTTTACCTTTTTTATTTAAAAAAGCTCCCCACCAATAAAAAGTAGAATTAGCAATAATACAATAATCTGATTTCGCTATTATTGGTAAAAACATAGGATAATCTATGTTACAAAAATAAATTCTGTTAATATATTTTTCAAATATTTTTTTATATTTTTCTTTTTCTTCTTGTGGAATGATATTTACAATAATTGGTAATTCTTTATCTAATGCATCTATTATTTCAATAAAAATATTTGGATCTAAAGTTTCATCTATTTTATTATAATATGATTTAAAATCACCGTCTCTAATATTAACACATATGTATTGTTTATTTTCATCTTTATAATGAATTTTATTAAGAAATTCATCGCATAATTGTTCTGATTTTTCTGAGAACTGAAGGCAATCTATTATATAATCTTTATGTTGGTCTAGGTTATATTGAAAATTAAAACCTTTATAAAGGAAGTTGCTAGGGTCATCTTTATAAAAATTTTCTTCTTTCTCAATAACTTCAATATTTAATTTTGGAGTAAATAAATTTAAAAAATAATCTGACACGAATCTATTTCTTTTTTTTTCAGAATCATAGCCACAATTCCCGTGTTCTATTATTGATAACTCATTACTTCTTTTATTTTGTCGTATATTTGATAAAGCCAAAGAGGTTACGAAAAGAAAATTTCCAAACCCCCAACAAGACTGAACTCCTATTTTTTTGTGCATGAAACCTTTTTATTTTTTTATCAAAATTAATTGAGTATTTCTAAAATTTTCTTTATTTTTGAATGCAGGTGTTTTAATAAGTTCCGCAAACTCAAAAATTCCATAAACTCCTGATTTTAAATCTTTTACAAAATTTAAAACTTTAGGAGAAATCATTTCCCCATCATGGTCGCAAGCTACATCTTCAATTATATAAAATCCTGATTGTTTTAATTTTTGAATAGAATTTTTAAAAAAATTAATATTTCCTGATTTCTCTGTCCAAGCAACATCATGTATCCCATCATCTAATATAATATCAAATTCAATTCCTTCAAAATTATTCCATAAACTTTTTATTGAATTTTCATCGTACTGATCAACAAAAAAGGTTTTTATTCTGTCTTCTTCAAATAAAATTTCATTATCAATATCTGCTCCATATACTTCTGCATTTGGAAAGTATTCTCTCCATGCGCGCAAAGAAGCTCCAGGTTTACCTAACGGACCCATATTACTAGGGATATTAATATTATTGGTTCCCAGACCAACTTCAAATACATTTTCTATATCATTTGCAATATCTTTGAATAAAAAATTATAAAGTTTCGTATAGTTTCCTGCGCCACCCCTCGTTCCTTTGTCACTACCATACATATTCATAAATTCACAAAGTTTAGTAGGGGTTTGAGCGTAGACTCTTTCGCTGTAAAATTTATTAATTAATTCTTTCATTCTTTAATTATAAGTAATATAAAATATAAATATAAAAATATTGACAAATTGTGTAATAAATATTACTATCTAAATAGGTAGATCTTTGAAATTTTGGGCGTGTACTGGTTTCGACATTTGGTTGAAATTAAAAACGCATGTCGAGGTTAATCGATGGCCTCGTAAAAAATCGATTAAAAAATTAAGAGCAGAAGATAATACTGACTCGATCTTGGCAGAAGCTGAGTACATCTTCAATAACTCCGACGAGTTTCTCGGCGGTGTTGAAGAAGAATACTTGATGGCTGCCTAAGAACCAATGTCTGGATCCTATTAAAAGCGTTGGAACTGCAATAGGTTTATGAAGTCAACTTAATTGTAAAAATAATTGTTGAACATTATGCAGAATGTTCTCTGCATAGGTAGGCTTTAAAAGATAGGTTAGTGTACCAAGGTAACCTTTAGCCAACCAAATACCAAAAACACTTAAACATGTAGACTTTTTAATGTAAATTAAATGGACAGGAGTTCAACTCTCCTCACGTCCACCATTTTTCACAAACATCTATAGCACCAATTTCTGGGTAGCTATGTATATGATAGCTAAGTAATTTAGAGAAATCTTTTACAAACATTGTTCCAGTTCCAACTTTAGAGTTATTCGATTTCCAATAATACTCACCATCTTTCTTATAAAACCTATTTGTATAATCATCCTCGCCATAAATCGCACAAGGCCTTATAATTAAGCAATTTCTTATTTTATTGTTAAATATAAATTCTTCAATTAGATATTTACCTATACAATATCTATGATAATTATTATTTAAATCAAGATTATTTATAATATGCTTTTCATGTACGGACATTGTAGATATATAAATATACTTATTATATTTTAAATATTTATATGTATTACTGAATTGATCTACGGTATAACATGAAAAATCAACCACAATATCAAAATTATAATTGGATAACACTTGGCATGTTGACTCTATGTTTCTATCTATTTTAACATGAGGTATATTAGGAAATAAATCTGGCCTTGTTAGCCCACGATTCGCTATAATTATTTTATAATTTTTATTATTAGTAATTAAAAGATTAGTAAAATCCTTACCAATCATTTGTGTGCCACCTAATATTAAAATATTCATTCAAAAAAATCGTTACAAAAACTTAATATAGATATTATCATTATAGGTCCAAAATATCCAATTCTCATAAATATAGTAATACAAATATGCATACATATCGCATATGCAATAGCAAAATTTCTTGTTTCTTTAATGAAAAATAAAGCTGGTGCAAAATACTCAAATATTAATACTGACCATGTAGTAATTTTTGATACAAAGTTAATAGACCAAAATTTTATAAGCCATCTTTTACCCCAAATTGGAGAAGCAATTGCATTTTTAATAACATCTCCATTTAGCCAATATTTATCTCTTAATTTATAGACTGAAGACCAAAAATATATCATGCAGATACTAATTTGTAAAGTTCTAATACCTGTTCCATTTATAATATTTTGATTAGATGCAAATCCTAAAAAATTATCAATAGAGTATTGAGATCCGCAATCTGTTATAATCATACAAGTAATTAATATTCTAGCGATAGAATCTCCACCACTATATATAATAGGTAGAATTCTACTCTGTATAGATATCATCATAATTAAAAATATAAATAACGATACATTTGTAAATAAACCCAATAAAGAAAAAAGTCCAAAAATATAGAAATTAATAAAAATAAATTTTTGTGCAAAGAATTGATTATTAAAATAGTCAAATAATGAAAATTGTGGAAAAATATTTCTAGAAAAATTTTTATAATCTGCATCCCCAAAAGGCCCGATCGGAGATGAAAAATACCAAGCATCCCTATAAATCCATGACAGGCAAAATAATAAATATCCTACAGAGATAATTCTTAAAAAGACTGTAAATTCAGAATAAACCTGATAATTAAATAAAAAATTATATATATCTATAAAGCTAATCATTTTTCCAATTAAAAAGTTGTCCAATATTTATTGGATTAAGTCTATAATTAATACTTTTTTCATCAAAAGAATCAAACCAATGTTTTTCTATTATTAAAGATTTACAAACCTCATTTTTATTAAAATAAAATTCTTGAACTTTATTCAAGCAAAATTTATTTAAAAAAGAACTAAACATTTCTTTATAATAAAATGTTAAAGTCAATGAACTTAAATCATTATTAAAATAATAGTTTCCTATGCATTTATCTTTTCTTAAATACCATACATGAGAACTTTTATTTGAACTCGAAATTATTTTAATATCCATGTAATTATTATTCATTTCATTAAATAATAACCACGGTATATAAAATCTTAATCTTGAAATTATTTTATCAAATTTACTGTGTCTAAATTTTAATATACTATAAATAGGATTTTCTAAAGACCCTCTTACAAAAAATAATAAAAATAACAAAAAAATTGAAACAACAATTTGTAAATAAAAAAACACAATTAATTATTTAATATTTCTACAAATGGCTTATCAAAATTATCCCAATATTCTGGATGCTGCTCAATTTGCCATAAATCTTCTTTTTTCCATTTCTCAAAAATCATTCTAGACTCTTTCCACTGTTTTTTAAATTTGTCTAGATGTTTTTTCACAATATAAATCGGATCACTATGAAACCATTGAACCATTGCACTGCGATCAAATTTAGCTCCAATAAAACCATGATAAGAAATAGGACTAATTTCAAACGAGAAAAGTCTATTATTTATAGGTAATATAGTTTCTGCAATATCATTCATATTATAATTATTGCAAACTGCTGTCCCTCCACCGTCATCAATTGTTACATCTTCTTTATTATTTAAATAATATAGATTTGCTACACTACGAATTATTTTTTTTGTAAACGGTTGTCCATTACTATCATCCGCATATTGACAATCATCAATATTTTTTATTTCTTTTGATGGGTCTTCAATCGCAGAACATATACTCAAATCTTTATGAGCCCATCCGCTTTTTGATGGTTGTTCAGGAGAGCCTTTATGAAAATGTACTGAAGATGTAACATGTTGGTTAAATTCAATTTCAAAAATTTCTGAAATATAATTTTTCCAAAAAGTATCTATAAAAAATTCAAAACCATTTACATAATCATTTGATTTAAATCCATAGATAATGGCATTATAAATATTATTTGCATTATCACCAACTTGACCATGCACGTGAGATTTTCTAGCAATATACTCTGGAAATTTTTGAGAAAGTTGATTATATATTTCAGGTTTAAATAAATTATCTATAACAATATATTTAAATGGCTCATTATAAATACTTAATGAAACATTTTCTGAAACGTATGGATGTGATTTTAATTTATCAAGAGGCGACATCTTCGGCTACTTTCTTCTCTATTTGTTCTCCTTGATATTCAAAAACAGCAATTTTTTCACCGTCTTTATTTGTATAAGTATAAAGATATTCCATATCGGTTACTTGAATTTGTTTTCCATTTATTTGCGTGAAATCTAATTTCATTACAAATATCTTACTATTAACCAATATAATTTATCTAAAAATTTTCTCAATAAATCAATAGGGTTTAAAATTATTTTATTTTTAATAAATCTCCAACCTTTAGTATAGAAAATATATTTATTATACCAACGCTTGCGGCGCTCTTCGTGTTTTTTCATGGTATTTTTTAAATCAATAATACGCACGGTAGCATCAATAATATCATAGGAAAGAATCTCTATATTTTCAAGTTTACCATTTGTAAATTTGGCAAGATAATCTATTGTAATATCTTTTGCTTTATTATTTTCTATATCTTCTTCTACTGTTTCGTAACAGTAAAAATTAAGAACACCGTGAAAATCTGTTGGGACGATTTCTTCTTCGACAACATCCATATATCCCTTTAAAAAGGCACTATCGTCATCTTTCCATTCATATTTCTTTTTGTGCCAAGACAATATTCCATCCTCATTTAAATAATAATTATCCAATAGATTTTCTAAGTCTTTGGTTTGAAATTCCAGGTCATATGGATCTGGCATAACGTCTATAACTTCCAACGGAAGTGGAAGTGGATAGTTACATTGAATTGAATCGAACATACCCATTATGGATTTTCCTCCCATTCTGGTAACTCAACAATTGGCAAAAAATATTGGTCGATTTTTTCTTCAATCCTAGAAAAACGGAACTCATTAGAAATCAATACTCCTAATTGGATAATTAGGATTGAAAGGATTGCAAACATTGTGACGCGATCTTGTTTCATTAATTTACTCCATTATTTTTATGGTTAGAGGGTTCACCGATAGTGACTTCATCGTCTCTATCGCTTTCTATATCATCTTCCACGAAATCAAGGTGACTATTTGCTGGCAAATGATACCCGATGCTTTGAAGAAAACGTTCAAAAGCATAAAGATGATCTGCAAGAGTAGCTTGTTCATCAATTTCCATACTGACTGTCGGGTAAACGCTATCAATTGGAATATCTAAAGTATGCACAACTTTATAAATATGTGCTTCTACTTTTTTGTTTTTATTTATATTCATTTTTTTCAATAAATTTTAAAAGGGTTTCGTTAATAACTGCATTTACAGAGATATCTCTATCGCAAGATTCTCCAATCAAGAATTGGAGAATTTCACGAGGCCATTCGCTAATATCAATATCCATTTTCACAAACGGCTCAAGAGTAATAGCTTTTGTTTCTTCATCGAACTTGAAAGAAAGTTTTTGACCTTCTTCCCATCCAAGTTCTTCCATTTCTTCATCAGAGAACTGGATGTAGAGTTCTTTTTTTTCTAGGACTTTTTTAGTTTTTTCCATACCTTATTATCTTTTAATTTGTTTTATCTGTCAATAAATATTTATTATAAATCTGAATTTTATAATAACGATAATAATACAGAGTTTCTTTTATATCTAGCTTATTATTAAGCTGTTGCCACAATAAATCTACCAAAAGAGCCGCGATATCCTCGTAAATAAAAAACCCATCTGATAAAAGAACAGGTTCAAGTCCCACGTTTTGATTGGCAATTTGCTGTAAGTATCTTTCGATATTTTGGCGCGCGGCTTTCCATTTTGGGTCGAGCGATTCGATTTGCGTTTCTTTAGCGAGTTGGTTACGGAAATTTTGGTCGATTGCATTTGTTAAATTATTTACTAATTGTTGATACAGATTTATTGTTTGTTCCATATTTGAGTTTTCCGATTTCGAAAATAAACTTCCATATATAAAGGCTATATTTTTTATACATGCGGTTATCTATTTTTAGTAGTTTAAATTCAGAATTTGTATTCCACCATACGAGAACATTATAACCAAAAATATTTCGATGTTTAAGATTAATTATCGTCATTAGGCAAAAGATATTTATAAAGATTTATAGAATTGCCAATATAATCACATGATTGCCAATCACGTGCGTCCATGTTATCATCGTAATCTTCGTTAGCAGATTCAAGCCGAGTTTTAAGTTCAGTAATCTTACCTTCTGACAAGTTCATACGAATAAAATCTAGAACATGTTTTGCTTCTTGATCGGTCAAATGGAATTCGATTTTTGAGCCATCAAATTCTGAACCATAATTAAATTCAAATTTGATTTCAACTTCTGGAACAAAAAAAGCAACTTCATCACCAAAAGGTTTTCCGCTAAAATCAGAAAAATATTCTGCTTTTTCTTCTTGTTTTGGTTTGATTATTTTTTTCATAGATAGTATTGAAAGTATTTACTATTTATATCAAAATATTCATCTACAGTCAAGAACTTTGTTGGCATATGATTGTAAATTTTGGGCTTTTCGTATGGTTTCGGATACCACGCTTTATTAACAAAAGCATAAGTATAAGAGAAAAGATATGAATTTGCTTTTTGTATGTATTGTTTTTTGTTAAAACGAATTCCATACTTTTGCATTTTAGTTACAGTTCTTTTTTCACAATCTAATTCAAGAGCAATTGTATTTTTAAAACCTTTCTCTAGTTTAGGTTTAGAAATATTCTTACCATGAATCCATCCTTCAACTATGAACAAAGTTTCTTCATCTGGCATCCAAACTTTCGGCCCTGCAAGAAACTGATCAAGGTGGCAAGATTCGTGAACAAGAATATCTAACCAATCTTGCATTTTTTCTTTTTTCGTGGCAACGGCCAATGTTTGTTCGTCAAAATATCCACTACAAGGGATATTCTCTTGGTCAACTTGGTCAGTATGTTCAAGACGAAAATTAATTCCATTCTTAACACATTGTGTCATAATGTCTGATATTAATTTTTGTATATTTTTATTCATACAATTCGACGAGTTGTTAAACGGCCATCACGAATGATAGCATAATCTTTAAGATTAGTATCCATATTCCAACTTTCATAATCAGTATTTAAAGCTGTTGCTGTTGGTTCTGGAACATAGCTATGCCCAAAAACTTGTTTACCAATGTCTGGCGATGCATAAAATTCATTGTGATAATCAAGCCAAAGAAGCCCACCAGTATTATCTTGACCACCACGGACAATACCAACAGCAGAAATTAATGCGTTTTGACGATAAGCAACATTTCTAAAATTAAGCCAAACATCTGGTATAATCTCATCAATTACTTGATTTACAGTATGACCATATGGAATCTGACGATTAACCATTCCAGCATGAGAAAAAATCCACCCTTGAGAACGATGTGCGATTTTAAAATTTTTTACAAACCATTCGTCTTTAAGACCTTTATCAAAAAAAACTTGACGAAAAGTACCAATTTTACTTTTAGTAACCCCTGAACACCAGTAGGTTATACTTGGCGCAACGCTCGTATATCCGCCTTTTCTATTATTGTAAATATAGGCAAGATCATGGTTTCCGACAAGAAAAACCATTTTACCAGTTTTTTCATTTTCCCAAACAAGGTCGCGCAAAAAGAGGCAAGTATCTTTAAAACTTGCGACTTTGGGCGGTTCATAAAAAGAGTCAAACCAATCCCCTAAAAAAATGATTTCATCAAATGAGTCTAACTTCTCAAGTTTAAAAATCTTTTTGAGCCCAGCTATATCTTGATGAATGTCTGGAATTATAAGAGTTTTCATAATTAAATGTAGTTAAGCCGTATTTCTGCGTTTTGGTCAATTGTTATGTAAGAACACAGTTTTCTTTCACAGAAAGAGCCCGTATTTACGTAGCACCCTTCTATAGCTGGAAAATGTGAATGTCCACAGATTATATAATCTTTTTTATTCAATGTACAATACTTTTTTGCATTATCTTTATAATAAGTTGCTTTACATACCAATTTGTGGCAAGCATGGCGAACCCAACGGGCAAAATCAGGAAAGTTTGTTCTTAACCAGTAATAAAAATTAGTTGTTAAATCAGTTCTCCAGCGTTTAGTTGAAACAAAAAAATCAAAAATATCACCGTGTAGAAATATAAATTTCTTGCCATTAATTGTTTCTTCATGTTCTAACCCCGTTTTAATTCCCAAGAGATGGGTCATATATTCCATATTAAGAAAACAATGATTGCCCAGTAAGTAAATTACTTCACATTTTTTACTAACACTACGGATGGTAGATAACACCCGCCAATGATTCTTTTTTAATCTTGATAAGTGTTTGGAATCAAAAAGATCGCCTACAATAATTATTTTTTCGGCTTTTACTTTTCTTAAAACGTTTATTACTTTTTTGGGCTGACAATCAGGGTCGCCAAGGTGAATATCAGAGAACGCCAATATTTTGTATTGCATTCATATTATTACATTAATCTTTATCCCAAAGGAATACAACATTATCGTAATGTGCAAAATATTTTATTAATCCAGGTTTAAGAACTTTTTCCCATATTTTGTATCTATTGGCTAATCCGCCGCCAAGTTGAGAAATATAAAAGGTTTTATCTGTATTTTTTTCAACAAAAAGCTGTAACTCTACCGCATAGGCTAGAAAATCTGTTGTATAAGTATCTGGTCGATAAAAAGAATCGTCCATATTATCAGGACTTTTTTTAGTAATAAATCCGTACGTTTGCGGATGGTCTCTTAAAGCTGCTGCGCCACCATAACCCACCCGACGAAGATTATCACCAAAGATAAATACAGCATTTGGATTTTCGTCTAAAAACTCTTTTGTAATAATAAAATTTTCGTATTTAGCCATATTATCCAAGCCCAAAGTTAATTACACCTTTAAACTTTTCTGGCTTTTTTATTTCTTTCCATTTCATTGTCTTGAAATCTGCTTCAAACCATGACTCTTCAAATTCTTCGGACATGGCATAGATGCCTTCTAAAACTTTTTCAATTACTAAATATTTAAACAAGCCGCCTTCATCAAGGCCATTGATGCCAAATTTTTCTATAAAATGTAGGGCGTCACTATATCTGGTATAAAAACCAATACAGCGACAACGTTCCCCAGATTTTTCTGGAACTACGGTAATTGTATAAATTGATTCTGACTTATTGTCAAATTTACGAGTTTCTAAAAGAGTATTATGATTATAGAGAACTTCGTACTTTGGAGAATCTTCACTCATGTCCAGAAATATTGTCTATATTTTATAGTTTCTGTCAAGACCTTTGTATCTTTATCTTGAATTAATTTTTCAATACGATGAACTTCTGCATATTCTTTCTCATAAGAATCACGATTGATTTCCGTAAGACGTTTGCCTGTCAGTGGCGGATAAGCCTCATCCAAATCTTTTTGCAATTGTGGTCTTTCGACTGTGATATACTGATATGCTTTTTCAAGCCACTTAGCAAATTTTGAATTCTGTTCGCCAGAACCTTCCCAGTCTACCAAACCACTTTTATATTCATCTTCGTAAAAACCTTTAATGAAGGCGAAATTTACGTCTTCAATAAGGGCGCAAACATCAACCCAAGTATTTGGAATCGCGGCGCGGTATTTTTTATTTTTCGGATTAAAAAAACATTTAAATTTATACCACCCATCACGAATTTGATAGGGAATTCGGTAAGAAATACTTTTCTTAAACATAAGCCACGGAAGTAAAATGTTTAAATTAAATTTTGTCCGCCAAGTAGATTTATATTCGGCGGGATCAACGATATTGATTTTTTTCGTACTCGCCGCGAAATCTTTAACATCTGTTTTCATTTTTTCTACTTTGCGAGCAGTTTTATTTGGTTTAATTTTTACTTGCTTATTTTTCATGGCATAAATCCTATTTTGGGTTTTTCAAGACTTTTGATATTACCAATAAGTTCTTCATCACTTTTTGCGTAATAAATATCAGCTAAGGTCATATTATCTTCTGGTTTGATGTCAATGTCAAGTTTTTTAATAAGCTTTTCTGCTTGATGCTTTTTGAGACCTTGGAATGAATACTCAGCTTTCAAACGACCTTTTCTTAAAAGTGCTTCGTCAATATCTTGACGATCACAGTTGTAAGTAACAATAACATTTAATTTAAGAACATCACCTAAAATACCATCTGTCATGTTAAGCAGTGTTGAAACAAGAGAGGGCTGGTCTGAAAGATGACGTTTAGTAAGAGCTTTTTCCGCATCTTCAAGAATCATTACGCAGTCTTGTTTCTTTTTCAACAAGGAAAGGATCGAAGGGTTTGTAATTTCATCGACAAAAGAAGTCGGAAAGAAAATAACATCTTTCTTAAGCACTGATGCTAAATATCTTATATAAGTTGTTTTGCCTGTTCCAGGTTTACCATGAAGCATGTACAGGCCAGACGAATTTTCATGAAGTGATTTAATCATCTTTTCACTTACTTTTTCAAAATCTTCTCCATAGTTTAATTCAAGATCAAATGTTTCCGGTAAATTAATATTAAATTTAGAAAAATTAAAATTACCATAATCTTGATTTACCATGAATACATTAGGACGTTTGTCCATATCCATAAACTCTCTAAATTCTTCATCAACACATTCTTTACTCGTTGGATAATAAAACATTAATTTACATTTGTCTTTATCCCTTCCATTTTCAGAACTAATTTGTATGAAGTTATCTTTATAAAAATAAATTGAACCTTCTTCATAATCAAAACTAGGAATGATAACTTCGCCACCGACTATAAATGGTTCTTCTCCTTCTTCTTGCTCCAAATCGTCTATAGTTTTAGAAACTAAAACTTCTTCACCAACTTGAACGATTTGTCCGCCATTTTTATTTAAGTAATCAATAAGTTTCTCTTTAAAAAAATTCTCTCTGTATCTTTTGTATGATGGCATTTCTCCTTCATATAAGGAAGCTATTAATGCAATTGGGTTTATAAATTCAGAATGAAATAAACCAGTTAAAGTTAATTCTGGTAATTTAGATTTTGGAATTCTGTAGGATTTACTCATATTAAAAAGGGTCTAAACCAAAAAATGTAGATAAAACAACTTCAATACTCGCTTGTTTATGCAAGCGACTATTTAAGGCAAGATACAAATCATTCTCACGTTCACGATTAATATCCTTTTCATAATATTTAACTAAAAGTTCTGCCATACGTTTAATTTCTTTTTTTGTTGGTTTTTTGAATTTGCTCATAGCAGATCGCTTGTTCACACGCTTCATTTATTATAAATAAAATTTAATAATAGTCAAATATTTTGTGTAAATCATCATATGAGTACTTCCTCAAAAAATGGTGGGTGTAAACAATGTCTAATTAATATTAATTGGACACATGTGGAGGTTTATAAAGAACGGGAGGTTAGTAAAGCCCCTCCAAATGCCATGCCCCCAAATCCACCTTCTAGTTGTAATGTTTATCCACCAGGTGGGGGTCCTTATATGGTTAGCGATCCTAATTGGGATAAAGACCAAGTACTCGCAGATTATAATCATGAATTTGTAGAAGACTATTATATTGGGGCAGATCGTAGTTGTATTGGTCAAGCTTCTAATGTTCGGGAGGTAGATCAGAAAACAGTTAATAGGGAAGAATTTTTAGGAAATACTAATCCTAGTGTTGATTTTTATTGGCAGTGTTCTGGGCCAAATCCAAACCCCCCACCGCCAGAAATATTAACGACTGCGGGTCCTGAGTCTAAATCCTTTGATAGGGAAACGGTAATTGAATATACTGATGTCTACACTTTTTATGAAGGACAAATTATTTGTACCTGTGGTCAGCCAGTAGGTTGTGGCTGCTACTAGTTTCAAATAAATTTTATAAATCAAGTATAAAAAGGTGTAATACTATAATATCGTTATAAAAATAAATGAGCACATCTTCAACCGCCAACACTAAATCTAACAATAACAACTCATGTCAAAGAGCTGTAGATGGAAACGGATGCATGACATTTACAATTGAAATCGACCCAACGACGCCACACACGGGAGGTTCTGGAACTTTTGATTTAACTTCTCCTACGGGGCCAGATATAACAAATCAACAGTCTGATAAACCTTTAAAACAAAATGCCCAAACAGCACTTGAAAATGCTTTGGCGCAAGCATTAGCAGATGCTTTAGCACAATATATTAGAGAAAGATGGGATACCTTCTATTTTGAAAATGGTCAATCATTTGAGGTATGCGCTGACTTTGCTGCTACCATTGATGCAGAAAGTGGTGGCGGCGCTACTGCTGATGTTGATATTGGAAATGTAGATATTTCCCCACAATAATTACTTTATGAGTACCACTAGTAAAAACAATGGTAAATGTTCGAATTGTTGTGTAGATGTTCAGGGTGGAGTTTGTGGCTCGGCAGATTTTGGGGGCGAGATAGCTCCTAATTCTGAACCTGTATATAATTTTGATTTTATTGTTTTTTATGATGATGAATCAAAAATACAAAAAGAATGTAAAGGGGCTGCTGATGATGCTATAATAGCATCTTATAAAGACGAATTAATAGAAGCGCTGAAAAATCAAGCAAAACAATGGGTAAACGATTGTTTAAATGCTCAGCCCGCCCCTTGTAATCAAGCTGCTTATACAAATCCTGAAACTGGAGTTATAGAACCAAACCCTGCTTACAAACCATATCCATCAACATTATTAGAATGTGAAGAATTTGATGTTAGTCTTTGTTTTAATAATTGTGATGGTGAATGCACTGTTGAATAAAATGCTCAAAGAGGGAGTTGAACCCACACTCCTTACGGAAACAGATCCTAAGTCTGTCGCGTCTGCCAGTTTCGCCATTTGAGCTTTTATGGAGGTGACAGGGTTCGAACCTGCTACCTTGACCTTGCAAAGGTCCTGCTCTACCAGATGAGCTACACCCCCTTAAATGTGAGCAGTTTACCCGCGACTGCTCTGGGAAAACCACAACCAGCGGAAAGTCGGCTCCTTTTACGAGATAATCCCAAATTTTATTTATAAAGTCAATCTTTTTTACACAAATGCTCTATAGAATGACAATTAGGGCATAAAATTTGTAAATTATTAATATCATTATTGCTTCGATTATGATCTATATGATGCACCTGTAAAATATCTGGAATTTTTTTATATCCACATTTTGCACATTTTTTTTCATAATGAGATAAAGCTAGTTTTCTGTAAGAATGGAAACCATTTGCCAAACCATAATGAGATGGCCAAACATCTTGTATATTGTTTTTAATTTTTTGACCTTCGTCTTTGCATTTCTTAGAGCAAAAACATAAACCAGACTTAGCTCGATGTTTAGATGGACTTCGAATAATATCTTGTTTACAATATGCGCATTTTGTTTTAATTTTTTTTACATCTTTATATCTAAAATTATTGGAACATAAAACTGAACAAAAATTATTATTTTTAACTAATCTTTTTTCTTTAGTATGTTTTTTAGAACAAAAATCACATTTAAAATCAACATGACTACGGCTCTTTCCATGTTTATCCTTAATGATATATTCTTTTAAAATAGTGGTCATATATGTGATTACACCAATATACCACTAAAGACATTTAATGGTAGGGGATAAGAGAATCGAACTCCTGCTTCAGCCGTGTAAAGGCCGCTCGCTACCATTACAACAATCCCCCAAACTATTTTTCTGCAAATTTAAACCAAGCATAAACAAGTATTATACACATTATTAACCCAACAGAATAATTTGCAAACCACCAAATTCCAAACTGGGTTAAAAACATATATATCATCCCAGATATATACCCAATTATGCACATAATTACAAGCATTAAAGATACGCCTTCTGATGATTTATTTTTATAAATTTTAACAATTTGAGGAAGATAACACAACATAAAACTTAATGTCATTATTATTCCAAATATTTCTGCGATCATAATTTTATTATACTTTAATTTAAAATTTAAGTCTATTTAAAAAATAATGTGTAATAATAAATAGTTCTTTAAAATTTTAGCAAGTCCGTTATCGGGTGAATTCGGGGAAACTCTTTAGAAATAAAGACAATCCCGATCCAAGCCATCTGGGAAAGATAAGATGGAAGGTGTAACGACTAGGCTGTTGAGTCCCAACAATAATACGGCCCACGAGCGCCCGAACTTTCGTAAGAAAGAAGATATAGTCTGACCTTTATGGTGACATAAAGAAGTATATTATAAACAAGTATACGATAACATCATTGTTGCATTGAGCCACTCAACAGTCAAGACACAAAGTTTTGCCGAGCTGGTTCGGAGACCTACTAGATTCGGACCCAAATCCTAGGGTAGTTCACTGGTCGTGGACGAACTTAGGTTAGTAACTGACATCTGGATGGCGGATTAAACATAATGAATAGCAATTATAAAAGAAGAAAATTAGGCCTTGGCCTAATTGATCGTTCACAAGTAGATAATCTTAAAAAAGATTTAGAAAATTTATCACCCATATCTTTTGATAAAAAAACAAAAGAGCCTTTATCTTATACAAATATAAGAATAAAAAATATCAACTTGGGAACTTTAAGAAAACCAAAGCAAGTTTTAACATTAGTTTCAGAAGAGGCTAATGGAGAAAAATATGTTGAAATTCAAAATTCCGATATTCGTCAAACGAATTATTTTTATGCAGAATCAGAAAGTTCTATTCAAACCAATGGTGAATTATTAAATTATTCTGTCTATAATCAAGTATATCCAGATAATCCTTATGATCCTATTTTTGCTTCATTTAGTCGTTTAACTTCTTCTCCAGAGCAAACTTTCGTAGTATCTGGAGTTACCGGAATAAGATTTGGAGAAAAAGAAAGATATTTCAAGTTAACTACAGGGTTTTCTCAATTTTATAAAATTGCTACCACAAGAGTTTCTTATAACAAAAATAAAATATATGGTTCTGGTTTAGGTGAAACTGGCGTTTTAGTTGGTAATACTAGTGGCAATTTACCAAGCGGTGCCAGATGGGCTACTTATCCACACTCTTATGAAACCAAATCCTTTCCAGCCTTTAGGCATGATTTAGTTGTTGTTCCTAAAATTAAAAATATATTTTCATTGAGTGGTAATAATGTTACTACTGGTATAAAGGATTTAATCATAATCAGTACAGGAATAAATACAAAAAATATTGTTTACGTAAGCCCTCATAAAGTAGAAACCTTTTCGGGATTTTGGGCTGAACTTTCTGGAAGACCAAATGCAGCACCAAAAACTGGAAAAAATGGTCAAGTTGTTGGTACTAGAGATGTATATATATTAAGAAGTGGCAGTTTAATTTCTGTTTCTAGTGAAGATACTGCTTTTAGTGGTTTAAGTTATAGAAAGTTCCCAGAATCCGGAACATTTATTTCTGGTTCTGGTTTTACTAGTGGTTCTGATAACTCGTTTGTTGAATTTGTAAACTTAGAACAAGTTAGACTTAAACAAAATGTTCCATTAGCAAATACTAATTTCTACAAATTATATGAACCAGTTTATAGAAAAGATGCAATGAATACAGGTACTTGGAATGGTATTATTCCAAGTGGGACGCCTTTTCAAATAGAAGTTGTAAGAACAAAAAATGGTGATTATGGTTCGAATAATTTGCAATTTGATTTTTACTCTGTAAATTATTTTGTTTCTGGAACTGGAGTTTTATCAGGAAATGGAACAACCCATACACATTATATTGATGATAAAAGTATCGAAAATGGTTTATTTGGAACTTTCTTTTCTAAAAAAATTGCTTATAGTAATAAATCATATAATGAGCCCCAATACATAGCAAAAAATCGTGCTGAAAAAGACGCTCGTGCAAAATTATTCGGAACTCTTTGGGATAAAGGTTTTACAAAAAATAATAATAGAGTTAAAAAAGTTGTTAAATTATTTAACTCGGGAAGTTGGCCAACAGGCTCCAAATGTTATGAAGTTATTACCCCAACAGGAATAATAATCCAATGTCAACAAAGTGGTATTGCAACTTCTGCTGGAATTAGACTTCCAAATGATAGTATAATACCAACAAGATGTCAAACTTTTTATGACCCTTCCAATCCAAGAAGCTGTAATTGGACTGGAAATAACCAATTACCAGCAAAACCAAAAATCGTAACATAATAGAAATATAAAATATGGCAGCTTGGACAGGACAACTAAATACAGTATCATTAGCTTGGACAGCTAATTTAAAGGGTTCTTATTATCGCAATCAAAAAATAGGCACAGAATTTGTGGGTTCATGGGCACCACAATCAGCTATATCAGTAAATAGTTACGTTTCTGTTAGAGGTAACAACACTTGCCCTGGGGGTAGTGGTGTTACTAAAATAATTAGAATACCTGGTTCTATTCAATATCATGCTTATTCTAGTAATAATATTGGAACATTAAAAAATGGCAAATTAATTATTCCTGGTAAAACGTGGGAACAGTGTGGTATAGGTCGTGGATTATGGTATATTACAGCCACGTTTACTCCTTTAAAATGCTGGAGAGATCGTGGCGTAAGAATTACTCGCGCTGTGACTCCGCCAAGATGGATTTGTAATCCATGTAATCGCCCTTGGCCTTATACTTGTGGATGTTAATTTATTTTAGGTATTCTAAAATGTTTTTTAATCCATTTAACTAATTTTTTTTGCTCGCTCTTTAAATAAGAAAAGCGATATTGTCCAAATATTTTTCTCATTCCCCATGCGTCCCATTCACGTTTGGCCCAATGTTCAATCCAATTTTCAGCTTTGAAAGATTTAATTGCTGAATAATCATGTTCTTTATGGAATTTTTTCCAAATCCCTTTTCTGTAACAGTATATATGTCCTAGTTCGTGAAATACTGCTTCTGCCATAGCTTTTCTTGTTAGTTTTTTATCTATATAAATTATTTCATTTTCAACATCTGCTTCACCATCAAGATCTTTATGAAAACGTGACCTAAATTTAACTTTTACATCATATTGCAAACAAATTTGACGTAAAAATTGTATTGTTTTCTCTCGATTCATTTAATTATTTTAATTTTTAAAATATAAACTATCTATTTTATGTGTAAATAAAAAGTAATGAATCCTTCTCTTATTAAAACAGAATATTTGGCAACTGGACAAGTAGCTCCTTTTACTGGTCAATGGGTAAACACAGCATTATGTAAAAATGGTTTTATTGTAGTTTATGCTAGTGGTTCTAGTGTTAATATTGATTTACAGGCTAAAACACAATTAAATCAAAACCCAATGTTTTTAGCGGGTGGTTCAGCAGAAGCTGTCTCTTTTTACACAGCAACTGGGGTTGGGGCTGGTTATGGAGATCCTATCTTTTTTGATTCTCCAATAGCTGAGATTAGACTAGCGGCTACATCTGGAAATGCTCCAGTGTTTGCTTATATTACCTATCAAAATTAATCTTCCGATTCTTCGTCTCTTTGTAGGCGAGGTTTAAAACCTGTTTTTCTTTTGTTGAGATAAGCCATATTTGGCTCTACTTTATATTCTGGATGATCGGAATGCATTTGCGAATCTTCAACGGTCCACATTCCCATAAAAGTCCATTTCATTTTTTTATCAAGCTTTTTCCAAAGCTCACTACTTTTTAATACTTGCATAGATGGCCAATACATAATAGATATTATCCCAATAATTTCTTAAAAAGTCCAGATCTTTTTTTATTTTCGCTCTCAATAAATACATTGAAATAATCAAAAATACCTTTATTCCAAACTAGCAAATAATGAAAAGCATCAATTGCTGGCATCATTCCCATACTCATTATTTCTTCATTAATAATTCTATCGTGATCTTCAAAATGGTCCATGAAATCATAAAGATAATCAAGAACTTTTTGCTTATCTTCAAACACTGCGGAATCTACCATAACTTCAGAAAACCATTGCCCATCAACCTTTTTCTTTGAAGATTTAAATACGCTCGTAAAAACAATATATTGATTAGACTCTTTTAAATAAACTCCGAAAATAATATAAAACAAATTTTTTGTTTTACGTTTATTAAACTTTTTCGAAACATCTCCCACAAGACGTTTTGGTACAGCCCCAAACATTACATCAAGATGTAATCCGTCTAACTGTTCCATATTTAGAAGTTGTTGTAAATCCATTATCTATATATAAGTTTAATATTCAATATTTTCTAAATATAATTTATCCCACGCTATTTGATATTTTGAAATAAACATGGTAAATTCATCATCAGTGGGTAAATCTTTAACTTTCTCAAATTTAAATTGAACATTATAAATATCAAAATTCTCCATAAAACGTGAATATATCTGTACTTTTACTAAATCAATATCGTCTGTATCAAATATAATATTCTTGAATTGCGATAAATAAAAATTGTTTTTTATTAAATCGTTTCCAAATAAATGATTTACTACTTTTATCATTACAAATATTATATGTAAATACATCTTATAAGTATAATAAAAATATGAAGACTGTTTTTAGTAACGTATATATGTCTAGATTCAAAAATGGCATGAACGATGAAAAGTTAAAAATTAATTTAGAAATGGCAAAATTGTCTAATTTTTTAGTCCAAAGCCATGGTTACAAAACCTGTTTTTATGGAGACAAAAAATCTTTGGAATCATTTGAAGATATTAAATTTAATGAGCACCATGAATTAAATGACGATAGATTTAATGAGATACCTGACCAAATGTGGAGTATAGGTAAATTATTTTCTTTATTAAGAATAAACGAGCCTTTTATTCATATGGACTATGATATATTTTTGTTTAAAAATTTTGATCAAGATTTTTTAAATAAAGAGGTTGTTTTCTATCACAATGAATTTCATTTAGATCCTTTGGTAGAAGAATATCAAAATTATTTTGAATTAAGGCCAAGCAATACAAAATCGTTTATAAATAGGTCTTATAATTGTGCCCTATTTGGTGGTAAAAATTTCAAATTAATACAAGATATATGCGAAGAGATCATTAATTTTATTATAGAAAATAAACAAAGCATTAATCAAAAATTAAACAGTAAAGAATCTTTAAATTTTATGCCATTTATGCCCGCTTTATTGTTAGAACAAGTTTGGATATTCCAATTATTAAAACATTATAAACAAGAATTTTCATCATATTTACATCAAACAAGAAATTTGGCCGTAATTAGTAAAGAAGCGTATATAAAAAATATCTGTCATTTACAAGGTAGTAAATCAAATAAACTTGTTTTAAAAAATATATTTTCTATGAATAAATATCTTGGTATTTAGTGTAATAATTTATGTGAGCAAAAAATATTTATTACCAGGTGATGAAATAATTGAAACTGGTGACGTTGCAACTTTATCAGATATTGTAGATTGGGGTATAATTGACATCGATGTTCCAAAATTATGGAATAAAAATAAAGGTGAAAATATTTCCGTTATGGTTTGTGATACTGGAATCACCGACCATGAAGATTTAAAAGATAATATCGATTTTGAGAAAGCCAGAAGTTTTATAAAAAATGAGGATTATAGTGACCACCAAGGTCATGGAACTTCTGTAGCTGGAGTTATATCCGCAAAAGATTCGGGTTTCGGAGTGGTAGGTGTCGCACCTCATTCTAAAATTATTCCAGTCAAAACATTGTCCAATAAAGGTTTTGGTAATAATATTAGTTTAGAAAATTCACTACGATATGCAATAGAAATTAAACCCGATATAGTTAATATGTCTTTAGGTGGTAAATCACCGCAAGGAGAAATCTTTCATGATTTATTAAAAGAATTGTATAAATTAAATATTCCGGTAATTTGTGCAATGGGTAATTATGGTGAAAATTATTCATGTTTTCCTGCCGATTATACAGAAACAATAGGGGTTACCTCGTATAGAAAAGATAGAAATATATCGAATTTTTCATCGAGAAGTAATAATGCAGATTTTGCGCTACCTGGGGAAAATATATTAACAACTAATTTAAATAATCAATATTCGATTGTAAATGGAACTAGTTTTGCGGCTCCATTTTTATCTGGTCTTGTCGCCATTATTCTTTCAGAGGCTAAAAAACAAAATAAGCAATACACAATAGAAGAATTAAAAAGTATTTTAACACAAAGTTGTGACGATTATGGACCTATTGGTAAGGATAATTTATTTGGGCATGGTATTATTAATATTAATAAATTAAATAATTTATTTTAAAAAAAAAGTAGACAAATTGATTTTCGAAGTGTAATATGAGTATATGCCAAACTTACTTCCATTTAGAGATTATAATGAACATGAAGTTTTAAACTTTTTTGCATGCACAGCCATTGCAAATAAAGGAACTCTTGTGAAACCAAAAAGAAGCTGGAAATCAGTAGGAGCTACAGATAAAAAGACTGCTGGCCCATTAGATTTAGGCGCTTCTGCTCCAGGTGCTACTTACCCAAATACGGTAACCCAAAATTTTGAATTAGTTGGTCAAGTTGAGCCAGTTGTAGGTCACGACGATGTTCCTACCGCTATTGGTGTATTGCTTAAAGATATCCGTGAATTTGATGAAAATGGAGAAAAATTAATTTTTAATTCACGTAAAGCCGCCGAAATGGATGTTATTATTAAAGATATTCAAGCTGTTCCAGTATTAACAAGAGGTCTTATTCTTGTTAATGACATTGATACAACAAATCGTGGTGGCGGAGGCGGTAATCCTGATATTGGGGATGCCGCTTATGTTGGCTCAAATGGCCGTATCGGGACAGATGGTATTGTGGTTATTGGTAAGTTCTTAAGCCGTTTAGATGAAAATGGCTATGCTCTTGTCAAGATTAGCCTTCCTTAATACCCAAAAGCTTTTAAAGTAAATTTAAAAGGTCTATTTTCTATAGACTTAACAGCTTGCGCCATTTGTTGGGCAATATCACATATTTCTTTCTGAGCGTGTTCGCTATCGCGCAATTTTAAAAAATTAGCAAAACTACGCATATTAAACATAATATCAGCTTCGATTTGTGTATTATATCCACGAAAAAATCGTGCAGTTTCTTTTGCGCGTTTACGGTCTATACCATAATGTTTAGTAAGGTTATCAATACATTCATGGTATAATTTTAGACCTTGTCCTGTATAATTCTCTAATTTTTCAATCCATTCAAAAGGCCAGTCATCGGGCACATAATATTTATCCTCTTTTAGTTCTTTATAACGTGCTGATTCAGCATTAATACTTGAAATACGATGTTTAAGGAGGTGAATATGAGTAGCAATATCTGTATTTACTAAAAAATGAACAATACCTTTTTCAAATGGGGTTTCGTGACCATTCGACCAAAGCATGTTAATCAATCCCTCGATTCTCTCACGTTTTTCTTCTGTTAAATTACGAGAAGTGGAAGTCCAGGCTGAACAAGCAATTATTTCATCAGAACCGTAATAACCAATTAGTTCAACAGTATTATTCATTGTTGAAGATATTATAATTAATTGAATTAATATTCAAGACTTATCTTTATTAGGCTCAAATTGATAAAAATATAATTCTTCATCACCAGCAAACCAGCGACTACCAGTTTGTTCACAAGAAAATTCTTTACTAAAAACTTTCCATTTTTCATGACCTTTTAGTTCCTTACCAATGAATGCACCACCGTCGCGCCAAACAATGCGATTTCCAGGTTGGAAAAAGAATTGACCACCTTTACCTATTAAAAGATGCCCTTGTTTATGCCCCCCTGGATTTTCACTTTGTCCTGTTTGATGATGTGGTCCGTAAGCCCAATCAAAAGTCATTAGGTATGTAGCATCATGCCATTCTTTATTTTTTAATAAAATTTTACAAGCGCTATTCTTAAGATACTCATACCTATTAACAGTCACATAAGGAGAATAACAATCCCATAATTCAAGCCAATCCAGAGGAAAATTTGTAAGCCCTTCTTCTGGCAGTATATCTGTTAAATAATGTATTGGAACACGGGCATGAATACTGCCCATGTCCGTCATTACAGAAAACAAGGCGCAACGGCGATTTAAAGAAGTAAATCCGAAAACTTCAACAATTATATACTCATTTGTAGAGCGTGGCGCTTTATCATACAGAAAACTTGTATCTAAATAAGCTGAAAATATAGGAATATCTGTATTAATATAAGCCATTTATGTGTAATATATAATATACTATATCTTTATTATGCTTACTTCTAATAAAAATACAAAAAAAATTATTGCTCACAATAACCCAAAGCCCATTCATTTATCAGATTTTTTTTCTTTTGATAATATATGGAAATTAGCAATTTTAGCTTTTATGGTTGCTAGTTTATATTTACAAAATAATTTTATTACAAAATCAGAATATTCTAAAACCTCTGAAAAAGTTCAAAGAATCGAACTTATTCTTGGACAGTTAGAAATCAAAAATCAAGTAGACATTTCTCAAACAAAAACATTAGAACTTATTGAAATAAGATTAAGACAATTAGAACAAATGGTGGCTATTTTGGAATCAAGGCGAAATGAAAAAGCAAACTAAAAAAACAATTAAAATAATGGTTAATTCAATGCTAGTTGTTGCCATGATATTATTAACGGTTTCTTTTTGTCTTTTTTCTGCTCGTATGGGTTTTGGTTTTAAATTAGATCCACCCCTTTGTTGGGCCTCATTTTTACAAATGGGGCTTTTTATGTTGACTGGTTGGGCATTTAATAGAGAATTATTTTATTATTAATATTATGGGAACTACAAATACAGTTAAACAGCAAAGTAGCGAAGAAGAATGTAATAATTGCATTATTGCCTTTGCCTGGGCGGAAACAGTGACTTGCGATCCAATAGAAATAATCTATCGCCCAATATATACTTTTTGGCCACCAGATCCAGTTAATGTTTGGCCGGAGTACGAAAGTTTTGAAACAGCGGATGCTTATGTAAACCCTCCCGATTGGGATAAAGAACAAACTCAATCATTATCTCCAGATTGTAATATTAGTTATTCAGAACCATATGCATGTGTATCTGCGGCTACTAACGTTAGCCATGCTAGTGGACCAAAAATCGAAAGAGAAGAGACTTTTTCTCATATTGACACTTTAAGTGTTGATTTTTATTGGTATGGGGCAAGGCGTAACCCATTATATCCAGGAACTGCTGGGGCTCCTCCATATATAAGAGAACTTGTTGGCCCTATTACGGTAGAGAGAAATAGAAGAGTCTATTACGTAAAAGAAATAACTACTGATATATATAGTGGGCGTATACAATGTACTTGTGGAGAACCTTCTGAATGCGGTTGTTTTTGATATTAAAAATAAGTTATATTTCCAACTTGTTTAAGTGCATGATTAATCATTCGGATGTCATCTTTATTAACCGACTTTAATTTAGAAATTTCTTCTAATGCAGGTTTAAAATATGGCGCATGATCAAGAATAAATGTTTTAAAATGATCATCACTAAAAAACAATGAAGTAATACGCTCATTATCAATCGTGGGTAGAAAGAACTTCATATAATCAGCTTTTCTTTTAATAATCGGTAGTGCCGCTTGAAAGTTATTTTCGTCTTCAAAAAACTTTTGAGCTTTCTTTGCATCTTTTAGTTTAAAAAGGCTTTTAATTTTATCTTCAAGACTACCAAGTTTAAGCGTAGCAATTAATTTAGTAGGGTTTGTTTCTATCGGTAATACATCGAAGACATCTCCACCTTCTTTATGAATTTCAAGAGCGTAATCAAGTCTACGAGGGGATACTAACTTCTTAGCTTTATCGGGCATACCATTCCACCATTCTAGAGCAGATTTAGCCCAATCATTTCCAAATTTATTTTGGAAATACTCGATGTCAGGAATGAACGGAACTTTAATTCTAATCTGGAAACGATCAGTTTGGGCACCGTCTAATTCTTCCACATCATACTCTTCTTCATCATCACTTGGATTAATAGCCGCCCAGACTACTTTTAGATTTGGAAACTTACGTCCATTGATACTTTTAAACTGTACAAGTTCCATTGTAGCATTGCGAATTTTTTTATGGCTACGATTATATTCATCAATAAAAATAGCTTCTACTTTATCATCTGCCATTTTTTCTGGAAGAACAAATGAAAGAACATAATCATTACCTTTTTTAATTTCTTTAGGGACTCCAACAAAATCTACCCATGGATCAAGAGTCGATCCAGAAAAATAAAGCCAATTTTTACAATTTTTGTCAAATATTTCTGTAACAAGACTTGTTTTACCTGTTCCATGACGCCCCTCAAGTAATACATTTTTACCAATTTTAAAATATTGGTCTAATTTATTTTTAATTGTATTAATATCTTGAGCCATGCATTAATGGTATGACTATTTTATAAATAAAGCAAGAAACTTTTTTATAAGAATTTATGTACAGACTTGTACAAAATACAGGCAAATAAATGGGTGACTAACCCACAACAAATATTTGTTAAAATAAATAAATTTAAATCTAAAACAATAGGATTATATAAAAATGACACAAATAGACCTACCCAAAAACTACTGCATTCTGGACATAATAGTGGTCTTCTTACGTATGGAATTTTAGCAACAAAGTTTCGAACTGGAGCAAAAATATCTGCAAAACTCCACATATAGGAGAAACTTAGACTTATACAAATATAATATAATAAATCAAATAAATGCATATTTTTTTATAAAAAGTAAACATGTAATTTACCTTCTGGAGATATCGCTGTAGAAAAATTTCTAAAAACAGCACGATCTTTATTTATACTATCCATGAATTCTTTAAATTTTTCTTCAGTATTTTCAATGACAAACATCCTTCCAGAATATGGCTTTGGAGATAAGGCCGCATAATCCACACTTAATACTTCATTAATTTTTTCAAGATTATCTTTATTCGATAAGAAGTTATTTAACAAATTTAAAGATTTATCTTTATTGTTTAAAAGTTCTGCTTCGACTTTGTTTACACATCCACAATTTGGATTTGTAGCCGCACTCTGAATATCTGCATAAATATTAGGAAATTCAGACTGTAAAATTGATTTAAAGTCATCGGAGACTCTAATCAGATTAAGAGCGATTTTTTGAAAATAAGCTTCTTTTTCTTTAGGAATATTCATATTATATATTATATATTGTTGTTTAATTATTCAAAATTTTTTAATTCATGAATCTTGCAGCCCTGTGGGATATAAGCTGTCGTTCCATCATTTGTCAAAAACCAGTTCCATTTTTTTCTTTGATCTTCGGGAATTTTGGCTCCATATCCCCAGCCATCAGTAAGAACCCATACAAAAGGTTTAACTTTTTTATTATTATAAATATAATCTGTAATACAACGAAAACTTGTACCACCGCCTCCATCAAGTTTTTGTTTTTTTAAGTCTACTTCATAAACTTCTGTATCAAAAGCAAAATATTTAACATCAAATTTTTCTGGATCAAGACTTTTTGCAGCTTGAAAAAAACGTGGGGCTAATCCCCAACATGAACCACTTGTGTCCATAAAAAACCAAGTTGATACTTTTTCACTTTCTGTTTTTCTTAAAGTCTGTTCTATGTCAGAAGGCAAAAAGATATTAAAATTTAAATTATAAAGACGACGATCTTTCATTATCCAATGAGACTCTAACCCCTCATCTTTTGACATTTTTTTTTCAAAACGTCGAATAATATTTTCCCATTTCTTTTTATATTGAACTGGTTTATTTTCAATTTTCTGAACTAGTCCGCCACGCACGTTACCAATATTTTTATCATCATTTTTACGCGCATTTTTTTCGGCATCTTCAGAAATATTTTTGAGACTTTCCGCATCTTCTTCGGAAAGATTATTAATTATTTCTTGAACAGATTGTTCAGGAAAATCCCCAAGACCGCTATGGTCATTAATAAGTTGTTTATTCTTTACAAATTTCGCGTCTTTTAAAAGACGGTTATAATAATATTCAAAATTATTCCAAGGTAGAATATTGGGATCATTATCAAATGAATTATTCATCCAATAATATTCTGTTTTAGGATCTATTTCTTTACGATCAAATTTAAAATATTTGACAAGACTTTCGTTAACAACAATGTCCATTGCTTGATTTGCAAGATTAGACATTTTTTTTCCAGCACGTTTTCCATGAGAATTAATCACATGTAAACATTCATGTGCAATAATAAACTTTTTATTGTGGTCGCTTTGTTTATCCCAAAATTTTTTATTAATTAAAAATTCAATACAATTACCTTCTTTATTAAATCCCACACAGGCAGTTGGAACAGATGCGCTATAGACTGGTTTTATCAAACGCCAAAATTGATAAAATATTCCATGATGCTCAAGAAGAGACTCTAAAATATTTCTATATTCTTGATATGTTAGATTTTGATTCACAAATATTCTTTTTCCGCAGCTTCTCGAAGCTCTTCTGCATCTTTATAATAACCAGCATTGGCTAAAATTTTAGGAGCATACATAATCCAATGTTCTCCTTCATCTTCCATTTTATTATGAAAGACTCTTAAGATTGCGCCAAATTGAATAGAATCTTCTTCTGTTTTTAATGATTCTAAAGCCATTTCGACACCACGAGTGGCAATCTCAGAAGGGTCTGTATCAATATGAGCTTTGATTTTTTTTGCCCAATCAACGCCTTCGACTGTCCATGTTACTATCATATAATCAATATGATAGAACTTTTTTATTTATGAGTCAATAAGATTTACCAACTTTTGCATGCCCAATATCTGGCTTTCCATTTTGGACCAGGATTTGAGCAATTGTGTCGGGCGCGAAAACTTTTCCTACGAGAAGGAATGTTTTTCTTTATTTTCATATTCGGATCACCGAATCTTACAATAACAACATTGCCACTTTGATTCTTAACATATACAGCAAATTTTTTAGGACCGCCTGGGGTTCTAAAGGGTTTATTAAGAGTTACTTTTCTACCTTGATATTCCGAACCCTGCGCTTTTTTCCAAGCTTCTTTTGATGGACGATCTTTGTCTCCAGGTTTTGCTGGTTTATAATTTTTACCCTCTCTTTGTTTTTTACGTCTAATATTTTCCCATAGCCCAGGTCTTGCTTTAGCAATATCGTATTCAAGAATATCCGCTTCATCAAAAGCAACTTCTTCTGCTGTTACATATTCATTAGGCCCTGGAATATAAAGATTATCAACAGTAAGGTCTTCTGCTGCTGCATCTACTTCGGACTCTTCTGTTTCATCATCGTTTTCTTGCACAAACATCACATAATTATGAATAGTAAGCATGTAATCTTCTGTAATCGCAATTTTACCCTGTAACCAAGATTCAGTTAAGTTATCTTTAACCATTGGATCATTTAAAGATTCTAAAATATTTTCTGCATGTTTTTTAATTGAATTGATAGAACCAACAGACATTTCATAAAAATCATTTTTATATTCTTCCAAACTTTCAGAAGCATCAAGCGTAGCATTCGCTTTTTTAAATTGAGAATAACAAACAGCGGCACGTTGTTTTTGATCAGGAAACTCTTTATTCATTGTCTCATCTCCCATACAACGCGAAACAAAATCACCTTGTTTTTCTGACTTTTTTGGATTTGGAATTGGCATAATATATAATTTACACCTAAGAATTTGATAATTTACTTCAAATCTCGCATATTCTTGTATATTTTACAATCTTGTTTTACAATATCATCTGCAAAAATAGCGTCTGTTCCTTTTAAGCGACCATTAGCTATAACAATATCTCCTTCTTCTGGAAAAGCTCCACCATTTTTATCTTTGCAATCTTCAAAAAGCCCAAAGCGGCCATCAAAAAGTAATACGGAAACTTTGCCCGTATCGTCTGCAACGGTAGCTTTGAAAAATTTATTACCATTTCTAGATTTAGATTGTCTTGGTGTTTCAACAATTTCGCCAATAATTAAGACTCTATCATTATCTTCTTTAGTTTCAAATGCGTCTTTGATAGTAATAAAATTACCATTCCCCTGTTTAAAGATGTCTGTTAAATTTTGTGTATAGCTAAATCCCAAACAATTTTTCTCATAAAAATAATTAGTAAGTGCTTCGTTACGAGTATTCAATTCAAATATCTGTCGATAGGGCATGTACTTTTTCTTAAATGTTTCAAATCGCGTTTGTTTGATTTGTTTTTTATCAACAAGTAATTGGATAATACTGAGAATATTTTTTACTTCTCCTTCGTCATGCAAAGTTTTAACTAAACGCTTTTCTTTATCAGTAAGAAGATTAAATGCTTGTGCTTGCAATACTAAATGTGGTCTTGATGAACCAAGGTCATCTAAAGCTCCAGCTTGAATTAAGGCAGAAACAATTCCAATATTTAAACCAGCTTGTTTAGCGGCCATAAAACAATCAATTTTATTGTCATATTCACCACGGAATTTAACAAGTTTTTCAATAGAACTATCTGAGACACCTTTAATAGCGCTTAGTCCATATCTAATATTTTCATCTTCTACAGTGAATCCCACGTCTGATTTCAACAAATGCGGCGGAAGCAATTTTATATTAAAATGCGGTAGCTCTCGCTCTATCTGTCTAATCTCATCCATTGGGTCAGGAAGCTTCTGAATAGCATTCAAGCAAGCGGTAAAGAATTGAAGCGGATATTTATACTTAAGATAAACTGTCAATGCCCCAAGGTATGCCACACAATATGAGTGTGATTTATTAAATGAATAGTCAGCAGAATCCAACATGACTTTCCATATAGCTTCTGCAACTTGCTCACCAAATTTATTTTGTTCACAAATTTCGAATACTTTATCTTTCCATTTTGGCATTTCATCACGTTTCTTTTTACCAATAATCCGTCGAATATATTCAGATTCATCTGGAGTAAAACCAACTGTAACAAGAGCTTGAATTAATTGCTCTTGATAAAGTGGAAGGTTACGTGTTTCCGCAAATACTGGGGCAAGTTTTTCATGCGGGGCTTCTCCCGTAAAATTAATATAATCTTTTTCATACGCTAAAGCTCCAGGTCGAGCGATAGCATTTACGTCACTCAAATGTGCAATATTTGCTGGTCGAATATTTTTACAAACACGATAAGCGCAATCGGCACTAATTTGATAAAGACCATAAGGCATTAAATCATCGCGTTGAAGATGAGTATAAACTTCCTCATTGTCATCAAGGTTAATATCTTCAAATTTTTCAGGAATTAATTCAAATACATTTTTGATAATCTCATTACTAATAAGCCCAAGAAGGTCAAGCTTAATTCCAAACTTGGCCGCAGTATTCATTTCATATGAAATTGCAAGCTCACCTTCTTTATTAATTTCTACAGGAACAAATTTATCAAGAGGATAATAAGAAATAAAGTATCCACTAGCATGTGTCGATTTACCGCGAATAAGACCGCGCAACTTCAATGCAATTTGATATGTTTCGGGATAACGATCAGCCCAATCACGAAACTTCTCGCTATTTTTATAAGAATCTTCAATGTCTTCAACTACCCCGAAGTGTTTGCCAATTGTATCTGCTAGATGGCTAGCTTCTTCTTCACTGGCTTCATTAACAATTTTGTAAACATCTTTTACAAGAATCTTACCAGAAAATGTTGATACTGAAGAAATTTTACAAACCTTGTTCGGATAACACTTCTTTAGCCATTCAATAATTTGATCACGAACCCCACCCAAATTAATATCAACATCTGGAGCTAGATCACCTTGAATATAGGTTACCCCATCAATTACTTCTTTCTTAGCGCGAGTTTTAGAAATAAAACGAGTAAAGAAAAGATTCTTATCAATTGGATCTACACCTGTAACTCCAATCAAATAGAATATCAAACTACCAGCCGCAGAACCACGACCCCAGTCAATAAAAGCCCCAAGCTGGCGCGCCTTGTTAATAACACGCCATACAAGAAGGTAGTAATCAATAAACCCAAGATCTTTTACAATCTCAAATTCTTCTTTAATACGCTCAAGATAAACTGGCTTTTTCTTTTCTGGAATCTTATCACGAAACTTTTTCCAGCCTTCGTTTACAAGCTGTTGAAGAAACTGCTCGTTATTTTCAGCTTTCTCGGCCAAGATACCTTTTTCTTCTTTTGTGAAAGAAATATTGGGCAACCTTACAAGGTTGACATTCTTCATTTCAATGTTTTTAAATTGTTCTAAAAATTTCATATATCAATAGTCATTATTTGTTTCTGAAAAATTTGAATACACAAAATATTATCGTATTTAGCATCGTGAGCCATACTTTCATCATACGGAATATCATAAAGCCCACACAAATGTTTTACAGAAGTCTTCACACCTTTTTTAACATAATGATACATTTGATACTGCCAAGCTGTTCTGTTTTCTGGAATGGTCTTTAATCCCATATATATACCTTTTTGAATACATTGTATATCTAAAACACGATCAAGATAAGAAAAATCTGATTTCATTCCCAAAAGTCGGCGCAATGTATTGATAACATAAACATCATAACCAAAAAGATTCGCGCCAACAATTAGATATTCTGGGTTATAAAGATAACTTTCAAAAAGATCTAGAACTTCTTTTGGATCTTCAGATTTCTCTTTCCAGTTATTATAATCAAACCTAGTAATCCTAGCAGCGTCAGCAGATACGTTCAAGTCTTTCCAATAAAGCATATGATCTTCATTTTTAACAATTTTATGATCTTCATATACCAACCAAGAAAGTTGCCAGGGTCTAGCTAAAGCAAGTGCTAACGATTCTGTTTCCGTATCGAAAACAATATATTTTTGCTTTTTATTAAAACGTAAAAGATTACTTTGCATTTTCTTTCCATGCCTCCATACAAAATTCCTGACTACCAAAATGTCTCAACTCTGGCTTCTGAAATGTAGTTCTATTAAGAATACAACGATAGGTCATATATGATTTAAAATCTTTTCGTTCACGATAATAAATAGTTTTTGATGGTATAATCTCATGATCTTTAATTGTTTCTTTGATATGATTAATCAAAAGCCCATCAAATGGCAAGCCGTTATCTTCTGTAAGATAAACCGGATCTGTAAAATCTAATTCTGGAACGCATTGACGACCATACAAAAGATTATAATAAACATATGAATCATAAAATGGGATTACTAAAGCAAGATTCTTGCTCCAATTTTCTTTAAGAGTTTTAAAATCAAGTCTTGGGCGACCATTATAAATTCCATCAGTTGAAGAAATATTATGCAATTTAATTAAATCTGTAAAAGAACCTTTTGTGGCAAAGATAATAAATTTGCTTTCGGTTAATTCTGATTCAGGTGTTTTATCAGTGATATCTCTACAAACACTAACCCTATAACCAAATCGTAAATTAAGTTTTGCTTTCTTAGCGTTTTCATATGCTTCCACCAACCCAGTTAGAGTATTCTCAACAATAAATACATCAGATAATTCGTAATCATTGCAAATATCAAAGATTGAATCTGGACGATTTTGAGAACGATTTTCTTTTTCTGTCGCAGCGTCTAGCGTTAAAACAGAAGTCAAAGAATAATTTGATCTAAAAATAGGTAGCATCAAGTCGAATCTTATCAAAACTTTTTCTAAAAGTCAAAATCATTATTACTACTTTGTTTCCAAGCTGGGCATCCATCGTATTTTCTTACCTCAATTCGATACTCTGGTTTTAAATCACTCTCTTTAAATTCTTCATTCGCAAAAATTGATTTAATAATCTTTCCGTTGTTATCTAAAAGAACTTTATATTCTATTTGGTTTAGATAAGGACAACGCCAACCAGACTTTGTTTGACACATCCATTTCTTACTAAATTCATGTGCCGCAAAATTAGAACGAGCTTTTTTCTCGTCAAAGTTTTTAAGATATTCACTAATATATTCAAGGTAATGTTCAAAACCTCGAAGTTCTTCTTCGCTAAAATGTGGACATTCTCTTTCTGGGTCATCTGGATAACGTAGAAACAAAAATTTAACTAGAACATCTTTTTGTTTTTCGTATTTCTTTCTAACAGCTAATGAATACATCATTCCTTGTAAATTACTTTCAAGCTCGTCGCCTTTAAAAGCTTTCTTGCTTGATTTAAAATCACGAATGATCATTTGTTTTTTATCTTTAAAAATACGGTCAACAAAACCTCCAATCCGATATTTTGGCTGTTCGCTTGTGATATCAAATTCCCATTCTGAACCAATTAGTTTTGAGTCTCCAATAAAATCAAATTTTAATCCGACAAGAATCATTTCATCTATACATTTAAGATTGGTGATTTCTTGACCGCTTTTCTTTAGAGGCGGAACCATTTCGTCTAGGTCTAACCCTTCGCGCTTGGCAGCCTTTATAATTAATCTAAAAATAGCTGGCTGTTTGAGGCACGTTTTGCTTTTTACAATTTTTTTAACGTAATGCTCGTGTCGAGGATTGGCCAAGACCTCAAAGATTAAATGCGCCACAGTCCCGCGCATCGCACCAGAGTTATTTTTTTGCGGTAATCGAAGATTATAATTACAATAATACATCCAAGAACATGATTGTAATGTCTTGATTCTACTAGCTGAAAGTTTAACTAATTCACTCATAATGGATATGTAGGATCTACTTGTGTACAAGAAATCCCATAAAATTTAAAAATATCTATGGATTTTGTGTCTCTATTATAAATATCTTTAAAGATAACTTCTTTGATTCCATATGCAGCAATATTGGTAGCACATGCTGAACATGGAAGTAAAGTACAAGCTAATAATTTGCCTTCTCCCATTTTAATTCGAGCAAGAGCATTGCTTTCAGCATGAATCATGTATGGCCGTCTTGCATCACGATCTCTCCAAAATTCTGGAGTAACATTAACGCCAGCGGCAAGTCCATTATAAGCTACAGCTAAAACTTCATTATGGTGACCTAAAACACAAGCGCCTACCTTTTGAAAAGGATCTTCTGATCTCTGCATTGCTATCGCAGCTAAATTCATTGCATGTTCATTCCAGTTGCTTCTCATAGGCTAGAATACCACTCCTTGTTTTCTTCGACTGTTTGATCACCAAAATCATTTTTAAATGGGTGGTAAATATGAATTTGGGCGGGGTCAAAAAACGAATCTATGAGTGTTGAGCGTATTCTCGTAGCCGCTTTTTGCCCCGCCCTGTTTTCATCATTGTTGGTAGCAATGATTATTTTTTCGGGATTAAGGCGCGTAATCGCTTTTAATAAACCTCCACCAGCCTCGGTCCCGAAAGTTATTCCAGTATTTTTAATACCACTCTCCCAAAGAGAAAGCATATCTCCAATACTTTCTACAAGTATAAGTTGTTTTAGTTCTCTAATAATTTGATGATTAAATATAAAAGGATAGGCCCATTCATTTTTTTTTCCTATATGTTTCCATTTAATCTTAGATTTTCCAGTAACATCGCGCCCAGAAAATCCTTGAATTTTTTTACGAGCATCAAGAATCGGAAATACATACCTTTGGAACATTTTACCTTCTGTACATAAACCACCTTCAAAAACTTTTAATGTTTCATCGCTAATATTACGATTGTTCCAATATGATCCATCCTGTTTTAAATTTACTATATCATCATATGAATAATACTTAATACTTTTATTTAATGGGTCTTCAATATCATTATTGAATCCGCAATAATATTTTGCTTTATCTTCTAAAATTTGTTCTACTTGTTTTATATCTTTTAATTTAAGAGTAAGTTTAAGAAACTCTTCTAAAGAAAATACATGCCCTGTTACAAAATCTTTTACAATATTGTTTTGTAAATAAATGCCTACTGATCCAGGGTCATCGCCACCACGATAGCGAGCAGTACAAGTAAGATAAGTACCATAATTTCTAGGATTACACCCAGCATCTTTTAGGAGTTCTAAAAGTTTCATATGATTTCTTCTTGAGGTTCGTTATTCGGACGATCAAAAATATTCACATTTACCCCATTTTGGTGATTAACAATATCTTGAAGAGTGCCTTTTTCTTCGACGTGAAAATTATCTACATTAAATGAAATAAAATTTTTACGATAAACAGGGCGATTATTTTCCATAACGCGAACAAGATCGTTATGACCATGAGCATGCTGACCTTGATAACGAGATGCAAGCTCAATCATTTTATGAGTCCCAAACTGTGCACCATCTTCAGCCTGTTCTTCAAGAGTCTTACGTCTAAAAATACCCACATATGCAGCGAACCATTGAAGACGATCCGACTGTGCAATAGCACTAGAATCATCAGCGCCATTTTCTGCGCTACGATTTAATTGACAAGCTGTTAAAATAGGTATATTTAAACGTACAGAAAGTTCTTTTAGTCTATCAACTTTATCACCAATAAGTTGATACTCTTGTTTTCCTTTTTCGATTTCTCCGGTGAGTTTAATATAATCATAAACAACTATTGCAGGGTTCCCACGACCAACTTGCCCTAAATACCATCTTTGGACAATAGATTCAATTTCTGAAACTGGTTTTCCAGCGACTTGCAAATGTTGAACTTTGCCTTGTGCTTTCGCCAGTTCAGATTTTTTACTATTCCATTTGGCAAGTAATTCTTTATTGTTTTTAAAGTTGCCTGTTTCAAGCCACCACATAGGAATACCAGTAATACTACTTGCAATACGAAAGCGAATTACATTAGTCTGCATTTCTGTATCTAAAATAAGAGCTTGCATGTTCGGATTAATTAAACTGGCTTTAGAACAAATATCGCTAAGAATTGTGCTTTTGCCGTGTTTTGGACGACTTACCCATGCATAAAGCTCCCCAGGTCTTAAGCCTCCATACATTTTATTAAATATTTTATATGGTGTTAAATATCCAGTTTCAAGAATAGGATTATTAGCTCTTTCTTCAACCATTCGTTCGATGTCACAGAAAAGATCTTCTGGATTGGATTCTAAATCATAAGCATTAATTCTTTCATTATACATTTTATCTGCCAACGAAATAATTTCGTCTGAAGAAAGATTTCCAGAATTTTCCATAGCTTCTGCAATCATGGTTGCAGTTTCTGCCACTTCTCTACGAATAGTTATTTTTTTTAAATCTTTACAAGCTTCATAAAGAGATTTTTGACTTATTTTTAAGAAACCAATACTTTCAATATAATCAAATATATTAAAATCTTGTTTTAAAGTAATGCCAAGGTTTTTAATTTTTTCTGCTACAATAACAGGATCAAGAGGAAGGTTATTCATAATCTGACCTTTTATAACACTAAAGATAGATTTATGACCATTCGAAAAATCATCCTCATTAATAAAATGAGAAACTTCAAAATATATTTGTGGATATTTTAAAAATCCAGCAAGAACGTGCTTTTCGACGAGTGCGCTACGAATTGAATTCATATTAAAGTTTATCTTTAATTACCGCATTGAAAGCTTTTTCGGCAAACTCTCTCATATTTTCCTGTTTATTTTCATCGGTAAATGTTGGCCAAACTATTTTATAGTCTGCGCTGTTTTGAATGATTGAATCATTAATTGATTCATCCATGTTTGCGGGTGGGACTATTTCACCATTAGTTGCAATTCTTTGCAAATGAATAAGGATATTATTCTCTTTTGCTTTAAGCCAACTAACTTCATCTCCTTCGTATTGCTGATAACGAACATCGGGAATAATACAAACATCAGGCTGAAACTTTTCAACCCTTTGGTCTACTAAATTTGTCCAATACTTACCTTCTGTTTGTTGACGCTTTACTTTACCATACCAAACAAGAAATTCACGAAAAGTTGCTTTTTCTTCATTCTTATCTGTGAACACATTTAGCCCAAGATAATCTTTAATAAAATCTTTGCAATCTTCTTTAAGAGGTTGTGCCAAAGAAGTTCTATATATAGTCAGGCCTTTAGAAGCCCTAATAAGATTTTCTATTTCAAGTGCTAAACTATCTTTACCAGATCTGGCAACACCAGCTATTCCAATATACAATACGCTCATACATATATGATAGCCTAACTTAATTTGATATTCAAGCTAAATTTTTATCAAAATTTTTGGCTATTAAATCTCTATCTTTTATTACAACATCTTTTATAGAAAAGTTTTCTATTTTTTGAAATTCTTGAAGTAATTCTGGAAATTTTACCCAAGGAATCACTCCTTCTGAATCTGGATTGTAAATATTATTTACTAAATATTGAACAATTGTATTTTTTTCTAAAGTCAAAAAACCATGGGCATAATTTTTGGGTATATATAATTCATCTCCAGGTTTCATCGTAAACATTTTTATTTTTAAAAATGTTTCTGATTTTGGATCAAGATCAGTTATAAAATCGATAATTGACCCATTAATTACTTTTATAAGTTTTGACTGTTCATAAGGTTTATGTTGGAAATGCAAACCTCTTAAAGTAAATGATTTTAAATTTACAGAGATATTAGATTGTAACCATGTTAGATGAGAGCTTAAAGATAAGGGTACAAAAACACCACGCTTATCATAAAAAGCTTTATTATTTGTGAATACAGGTTTATCAAGATATTCCATATTAAATATCTATATCAAATTTTTCTTTTATCCATTCTGGCGACAAACTGATAAGTTCATTTTCAAATATTTCAATAATACGAAATCCATTCATTTCTAACCATTGATATTTCTGCAAATCTCTTTTAACACTGTTTTTAAATCCAGTTTTAGTTTTATGAAAATGTTTTACAAATTTATCATGTTGAAGGCCATGTGTTTCTACTGCAATTTTTTTTGTAAAATTAATAAGATCACATTTCATGCGCGTTCCGAAAACGGGAAACTCTTCAACGACAACGTGAGTATCCCAGCAATGTTCAAAGAATTTTTTGACATTAAATTGTACTTTGCTTTTACAAGGCTTATTCCAATCAACTAAAAATTTGTTGATTGTTTTGTTAACTTCTTTACCAAAAATATTTTTAAATTTCATTTAAATTTTCAATTGATTTTATAATAAACTGAGCAACGCCTATTTTAGAAGTAATATGTTTAAAATAAATTTCTAAATGACGTTCTCTATTTTGATATTCTTCTATTAGTTCTTTAATTAAATCGTCATTAATATCATTCCAAGAATTAATAGAGAATGCTAATGGATTTTGTTTTTCAAAGAAAATAGAATGTGCCCCATTTTTAGGATAAATTGCAATATTTTTGCAATACAATGACTCAAAATATCTGTATGAAGTTGTGTGTAGTCCACCAGCAGGGCATAACATTATTTTAGAATTTGCAGCTATACTTAAATAATCTTCTGGTTTTAAGTCTTGCTCAAAAGTTTGAAGATTATTACCTGTTGAAAAATGAAAATAATTATTTGTATTTAATTTTTTAATAGCATTAACAAATTCAAATCTAGATGGGTGTATAAATCCTGCAAAAAAACAATCATACTTTCTTTCTTTGAATGGAACCAAATCTATTCCATTTTTGATAGTTTTATTAATAAATTTATTTAATCCCAGTGGGAATGGTAAATACCTTTTATCATTTGAATTAAGCAAAAAATTACTAAAACATAATAAAAAATTATCGGTGTCTAACATTGTACGATGTTCACTTCCACTTAAAAAAACAATATTGTTTTCTGTTGATGGTTGAAAATTTGTTTTATTTGTTATATAAAAATTATATTTAGAATGTGAAAAATAATCAGCAACTAATTCGACGATCTCTAAAAGATAATCCATTTCGTCTGGAACAATTGTTCCCCCGCCTAGATAATCTGCATAATAATTATATAGATTTTTTAATTTCATTTTTCTTTATAAAAAATTACGCTATTATATTCATTTTTTACTTGTTCTCTCAAATCAATAATTTGAAAATCTGTAAATTGTGATTTTAAAATTTCAAAAGCATTAAAATACACATCTTCAAGTATAATAATTGAATTAAAATCTTTTAATAGAGATTGATAATTCGTTAAGAAAAAATGTTGTGTTTCTAATGTATGCGGGCCATCATCAATAATGATATCAAATTTTCCATAATTTTCTTCTAACTTTTTTATAAATTCTATAGAATAAGCATTTTGAAATAAAATTTTTACCCGATTACTAAAATTATGCTCTATAATATTACCAATATCTACTCCAAAAATTTCAGCATTTGTAAAATAGTCTTCCCAAAGTTTAATTGAATGACCTTGTAAAACACCAATTTCTAATATTTTTATTGGCTTGTCTTTAAAAGATTTAAATTTTTCATTATAAAAATTAGAAATATAAGAATGAATTCGTTCTTTATCTGAAAAATTTTTAGTTAATAAATATGTTTCTAATAAATTCATAATTTAATTGCAATTTTATTGAATGGTGGAGAATCTTTTATTTCATACCTATATGATATAAGTTTATTTTCAATATATTTATCCATATTTCCATGCAAATGTGTTCCATCGGCATGAATATATTCATATTCCAGATATTTGATATTATATAAACTAAAATCTATAGAATCAATAATTTTACAATCTAACCCTTCTGTATCTATATATAAACGGTCAATATTATAAATATTATTATTTTTAAAAAATTTATTTAAGTTACAACATGAAACTACTCTAGAATTAATATTTGATTGAAAATATGAAGAATGTGATTTAAAAATTGATGCAGTTTGACTTTCTTTAATATCATTGGCACAAAAAATTTCTATTTCATTAATTGAATCATTTTCAACAATTGCGATATTATGAAAATTAATAAAATTAAAAGATTTATATAGCTCAATAGCTTTTATAATATTCTCTTTAATGGGCTCAATTAAATGAACTGAGTTTATAGTATCTCTATTTTCACAGATAAATTTATAAACATGATCATTACCATCATGACATCCTATTTGTACTATATTCATGCTATTACTGATTTGATTGTTTGTTCTTCCATCCATGGCTTTTTATTTTTGTACAATGTATAATAATATTGATGCTTAAAAATAAATTCATTATTATTAAAATCTGTTCCGATAAATCTTGCATATTCATCAGAGTTAGCGTTCATTTTATTATTTATTTCTTCATCTTTCGTTTCATATAATGATTTAAACCCCAAATATTGATATAAATTTTCAATACATTCTGACAAAACTGGTGGTCCAGTAATATAGTTTAAACGAGTTTCTTTTTTTTCAAAGATTTTTTTTAATACATTTTCAATTGTGTATTTTAAAATGGGGTGTTCACTTTTTATAATAAGACACCATTGAACAAAATGACCATAATTATTTTCTCTAGTAATTATTGCTTTATCTTTATCTAATATAAAATTATCTAAAGGTATTGTAATATAAGAATCTATATCCAAATAAACACCACCATATTTATATAATATTAAGTATCTCCAAAAATCTGCTTTTGCTGCCCCTATTTGTAATTTACTATATGCATTATAAATTTCATTAGAATAATTAGTTTTTATAAAATCTAGTATATTTTCATCTGTATAGAAATAATAGTTATAATTAGAATTATTTAATTTTAATTGTTCGATTAAGTTCGCTACTGGTTCGGGTAATTCATTATTAACGAATGTTTGAAAAATATTTTTTTCGATCATTTTGCGGCCCAAATTTTAATATTTAAATTATGATCGCTAGGATTTGCTTTTAAAGCATCGTCTATTTCATCTTCCTCTACTGATATAATCTTATAACCTATACGCCCAAGCTCATTGAGTAAAGAATCTTTTGAATATACGCTTTTGTGAAAATCAGCTTCCTTGGCCTCGCTATCTATCCAATTAACGCCAGAAAAAAGCATATAATTCAAATAAAAAAGATTCCAAACTCCAGAATTATAAGCTTCAATAATCTTAATAAAATTAGTAGTTTGAATATATAAACGACCATCTGGTTTTAAATATTTATACCATTTTTCTAAACACTTAATAGAAACTGAGAATGGTAAATGTTCTAAAATATCTTTAGCATAAATTTCAATTGCTTCGGAATTCTTAACGAATGAAAGGTTAGAAATATCCTCATTGATAACATTTGGATGTTTATAGTGTAGGTCTACATTAATATACCCTTCTTTTATATCTTTAGCGCAACCAAGATTCAGTTTCATATATTTAATTTATGTTCTTGATAGTTTTCTTGAAAATCATCTATAGATTGATGAACTTTATGTTTTGGGGCTTCTCCGCCAGATTCTATTTTCCAGTGCTTTTCCCAAAAATTATTATTTCTTAATATTCTATTATATAAATTAATATACCCAGTATGAACAACAAATGGATTATTATTAGTTCTTAAAGAATCAATATCGAAAGGTGATTGGCTTGAATAAACTAAATTTCCATTTTCATCTATCAATTCACAAGTATCACTTTTTGATGTATCTATCGTTCCATTATCTTTTTTAGCCCAAGTTACTGGACCACGATATAAACCTTTTTTGTGCATATACCATTTTGGCGTTATAGAAAAATAATGATCTGTATCTTTATACAAATTAAGAGATGGGATCATAACAGCTTTGGCTTGAGAATACATTAATTGGTTACCAATATTTTCCCAAATATGCTGTTGCCATAATGGGATGTATTCATCCATATCTAAACCGATTTTTAGATCTTGTTTAGTGGCTTGTAGTGCAGCATTTTTTATCTTTCCATCAAGCAATGGATCTTCATAACTAAAATGTGTTTCTAATATATAAACATTATCGCAGTTGTCAATTACAAAATCACGTACTTCGTTTAGAGAATTATCTTCACTTGTATTGATGGCTATAACTACTTCGTCTGCAAATTGTGAAAAATTTTGAATATGATGTCTATAATTAAATTTATTTTTAATTAAATTAAACGCTGATGTATATATTGAAAACATTACTTTGATAATATTGTTTTAAACTTATTAAAAAGGTAATTACAAATATCCTGATTATTTTCTAGGAATGTTCTTAGCTGATCCATTCCTTGGATTTTTTCTGGAAAATCTTTGTCAATATCTTCTTTAATGTCTTTAATTAAACCAGCATCAAAGGCTATCCAAGCACCGCTCTTTTTAGCGAAACCCCATTGTATCAGCATATCAGCAACTTCATATTCTGTCCAAACGCTTTTTCCGTCAATTCTTCCATGTCTAATTGGATAAGTTACTTCAACACCATCTTTTTCATTCGTAGTTTTACGAAGAAGAATTTTTGACCAGTGACCAATAATTTTGTCGCCTTCCATAATTTGATCAGATTTGTATCTTGGTTGAAATTCAAAAATCCAATCAGCATAATGTTGTAAAGCGTTTCCGCCAGAACTGTTAGTAAGTTTTGGATCGCTTTTTGCATAAGGGTTAATTTGTACATTTGAACGTACTTGTGAGATAAGTCCACAAATATGCCCAAACGTCGAAAGTGGTAGCATGATTCTACGAAGAAAATTTGATGTAAGAACTGCTCCAGCAGCAACTTTTGCGCTATCTTCAAATCCTTTACTTAAATCATTTTTTGAAATAAGAGCATCCATACTATCAATAAGAAAATAATAACGTGTATTTTCTGGATTATTTTTAATCAATTCTAAAATTAAAGTAGCAATGTTTTCATAAATATTAGAACGAAGAACAAAACATGTACCATTTTCCCATTTTTCTGGGTCGTCTACAAAATTGACTCCAGAGATTTTTTTAACATTTGAATTAAGACGACCTTCTGCTTTAACCAAAAAGCCTTTTGAGTTAGGTACTGATTTTAGAAAATTGTTCATAATAAGAAGAGCGGAGCTTGTTTTTCCGCCACCGCTTACTCCGGTAAAACGAACAATTGCAGGAACCTCGAGCGCACCACTAAGTTCTGAGTCTAAAAGAAGAGAACCAGTAGATACTTGGAAAACCTGTTCATCTTCAAAATTATAATGTGAATCTTTATTATCTTTAAGATGTGAAGATAATATACTTTTACCCGTTAAAGTGTTTTCTTTTGCCATAAATTTAAAAATTCTCTGAGATTAAGAGCTTTATCTAAATCATAGCTTTTTTTGGATTCGAAAGCAATATTATTATTTTCTATTTCAAATTTTTTTGTTTCTGGTAATTCTAAATTAAATTTTTTGTATTCGTTATTAAGAAATTTTCGCCCATCGTCGGATAAAAACCAACATAGGGAATTTAATTTAAAATTTAAATTTAAACCTTTCCAAAAATCTTCATTAGGAAAAATTTTGAATAAACTTTTGACCATTTTCATTTCTTTTGGCCAAATAATATTATTAGTATCTTTTAAGAATTTTTTTACAAAATCTTTTTTATTTAGATTGATAGACTTCACAATTTTGACAAGTATCTTCGTTAACTTCAAAAATTTGACGCTCATTACAATAAAATGCTGTCAACTGATAATCGCCACCACGACAAGAACACCTCTTTATAGTTTTTGTAATGGGCAACTCTGAACGAAATTTACAAGTATGAAATTTTGACTGATTTGGCGTTAAGGGTTCTATATCCATAATAATATTATACACAAAATTTACACATTTTGGATGTCCGAGCTTACCATTTCTTTAATTAGCTTGTCAAAAGAAATTTCCGAATTCCACCTTAATTCAGTTATTGCTTTATTTGGGTTACCCAATAATAAATCTACTTCTGCTGGGCGATAAAATGCTGGATTAATTTTCATTAATATCTGTCCAGTATCTTTTCTAAATATTTCGTCTTCTGGATTTTTATTATTTATTGTTATACCACAAAATTCCCACTTGCCATCTATCCCAGCGACTTTAAAAGCTTTTTCAATAAATTCTTTTACGGTGTGAGTTTCTCCAGAAGATAAAATATATTCCCTAGGTTCTTCTTGGTTAAGCATCATCCAAATGCCTCTAACAAAATCTTTTGCATGACTCCAGTCTCTTTTAGCATAAATATTACCCAACTCTAATGGCTCAAATTTATAACCATAATCTATGGCTTTTTTAATTCTTGCTATTTCTTTTGTAATTTTTCTAGTTACAAATTCTTCTCCACGTCGTGGGCTTTCATGGTTATATAATAAACCTTGAATAGCAAAAAGATTATAACTTTCACGATATACTTTAACAATATGCCTAGCAGCAGCTTTTGCTGCTCCGTACGGACTTCTTGGTTTTAAAGGATGGTTCTCATCTTGAGGACTGTAATCTACATTACCTAATTCTTCTGAAGATCCAGCATTATAAAATCTACACTTTGGGGCGTGCTTTCTAATAGCTTCAAGACACCTAATAACACCTACCGCATCTATATCAAATGTTTGTTCTGGAATTTGCCAAGATGCTCCTACAAAACTTTGAGCGGCTAAATTAATAAAAAAATCTGGTTTAATATCTCTTACAATATTATCTATAGATTGCGAATCTGTTAAATCGCCAGTAATTAATTTAAATCTAGAATTATCTAATAAATGTTTTATATTATGATAATTATTTGTAGAAGCCCTTCTAACCATTCCAAATACTTCATAATCAGTTTCTTCCAAAAGAAGATCTGTCATATAGCTACCATCTTGCCCAGTTACTCCAGTTATAATAACTTTTTTATGCATATTCATTATCGTCTTCTTCTTCTGGCGGCTCAAAATTTTGTTGAGTATCTAAAGTTTTTGTGAAAAATTTTTCAATTTTGCTTAAAATATTATTATATTTTTCTTGATATATTTCTGTACTTTCTGTTATTTCATTGCTATTTTGAAGCGCTGAATAGAATACATTTTTAGGAGAATTTAAAATATCATTAATAATTTTTAAATCTGAACTAGCGATATTTTGGTGTGCAAATTTTTTCCATGTTTTAATAAATTCTTTATGAACATGTTTATCTTTAAATTCATGCTCTTCGTTTATATGATTTGCAATATAATTAAAACAAAAAAATAACATTGACCATTGGAGATTTTGCATAAACTTTGTTTCCAAAGTCTCGTCCATTGAGTCGCGCAATTGTTTATGCACATCTTTATTTTTCATTATTTAATCGGACATGCACCGCCTTCGCACTCAATCCCTTCTAAAGCTTGATCACCAATATTTTGATTTATAATTACGACTGGTTTTACTTTAGATTTTTTAGTTTCATATACTTCTTTAGAAATTTCTTCATATGGGGCTTGTTTAAATCCATGCTTTTGTCTCAAAAGAAAACTAACTGATTTAATTCCATTTTCATAATTTTCAGCAAGCCATTTTTTAAGATCGTTAAGTTCTTCTTCACTATAATAAGCAGTAACACTAACAGCATTATCTGACCAAACTTCTTGAAGCTTCTTAACCATTTCAAGTTGTTTAATAACACCCATATCATCTGCAAATAGTGCGCCATCTGGCGTTTCACATGGAAATTCTACAATAACAGTATCATGATTTTCAGAACCATCAAAATTAACAACATACTCAACATTATACCCAAGATCACGACAATATTGCACTAGAGGGTCATTACTTGCCATACGAACTCTGCGAATGTAATATTTAGAATAAGCTGGATGGACACCTGGAGTAGACCCACCTAAAAGGCTTAAAGTTCCACTAGGTTTAATTGTAGTTAGTTTAATACTACGATTCCATCCACGTTCTTTACTCCATTCTTTGTCAAATTTACGCAGTTCTTTATAGCAAGCATCTAACCAATCAATTTTATCAAGAGATTGACAAATTCCAGTAACGCCCAAACCAAGACGCATATTTTTATGTACAATTTTATTTGTTTCTTCATGTATGAAGGGTAATGCTGCAATAGCTTTTTGTGTTTTATATAAAAGTTTAGCGCAAAGAATAAGTTCTTCTTTTGAGGTTATATTATTTAAATAAAGCTCAGAAAGATTGCAACATTCATAAGAAGCAAGACTAATTTCCCCACATGGGTTTGTTCCTACAACGTTATCTTCATCTGTTGGATAAAGATTACTGTCTTTCATTGGGCCATCTTTAAGACGACCGTATTTTTGAGAAAGGGGAAGATTAAAAAATCCATACGGCTCACCTTTGGCAAAACCAGTTTCTGGATCTAACATATATCCATTATTCCATATTTCATTAGAAATATGAGAGTAGTCATCTGCATAGATTGTATTGTTAGACATTGCGCGCCAATTAGGGATATTACCAAGAGACCAATTTTTGGCACGAAGGAAAAGATAATCATCTGGATCACCAATAGCAATTTGTGCGCTACGACGAACATTTCCAGAAACCACAATCCCGCCAATAATATTACAGATATCAAGAACATCAATAGAGCGTAATTTTTTACCTTCCCTAGTTTGAAAAATTTTATTGATTTTTTCAATACCGTCTAGCAAAATTTGTGGCCCACTTGCGATGCCACCAAACCCCCCAATTCGTTCTCCGGCCCCGCGAATAAGAATTGTTGAATAATTAAAAGAATTACCTTTAACAAAAAAAGCTTCAAGAACTTTTTCTAAAAGACGAATCCACCCTTCACGACTATCGGGAACAATAAAATCAGCATCCTTAGTATTTTTATGTGTGATATTAACACCTTTTTTAATACGGGGTAATTCGTGAATATCTTCACGACGAATAGAAAAACCAACACCACCACCGAGCATCAAATTTTCAAAAAGAAAAAGAAAAGACCTGATGCTATTCATGGACACATTCCAGCAGTTAAGTAATGAATTTGCGCCAAAACGGTCTACAGTCGGAGTCCCAAGTTGCCACAACATGCGTCCTGCAAAATTACATTTAAGATTAAAAATAAGATCAAAAAGCTGTTCAGCTTCTTCCTGTGTATAATTTGCGCCAATTTTTTGCGCTCCATTAATACAACGGCGAATAGTTTCATGCCACTCTTCTGTCTTACCATCATCTTTAAGACGGGCGTATGTTCTTTTATAAACAATATAACCTAGCCCATTAAAGCCCCAGTTTGGTTGTTTATTACTATATTTGTTTGCAAACTTCTCTGAAATAATTTCTGTGCTCATTTTAGTAATATAAATTATACATCAATATGATATATAGTGCAAAAAAATAAAAATTCTCAAATTAAAAAATATTCTACTGAATAGCTTTTGGTGTATGTTTTAATTTTCTTTTAGATTTCCAATTTTGCACATACTGTTTTTTAACAGGATCATTTTTTGCGCCACCACGTTTTTCACTTAACTCTTTCGAAAGGTCCATCATTTCACCAAATGTGCCAGCTTTATTTGTTTTATCCATGAACGCGCGTTTAGAATATGGATCTATGTTTGTATCCATACTAGCTTGGGGAACAACAAACTCACGATTCCATTTTAAGCCATTTTCATCAATATATACTTTTTCATCATTCATATGAAAAAATATTTCACGAATTTCTTCGGTTTCTGGGTGGCTAAACAAATAATAAGGCATATCCTTATTTTACTTGTTTTTTATTCATTTTTCTAATTTGAGCAGCTTTTGGAGACATTCTACGCAATTCACCATTTGGCATACGCATATATTCTGTGCCATCTTTAAATTTAATTTTTTCTCCAATAGGTGTTATTGTATCCATATTAAATATTTTTCATGATTTCCAAAATTGAGTCAACCATTTTAGAATAAGTGAATTGTTGTTGTAATTTAAGACCTTCCGTATTTACGGGGTTATTTTTAAATTTAGACTCAATTAAATCTAAGCCATGTAGAAAATCTTTTTCATCCCAATCAAAAATTTGACCTTGGTTAAATTCAAGACCTTCCTTAAAAAAGATATTATCATAACAAGGTATTTTACCATTTGGTTCGATCATAACTGAATTATCTGATGTCATCCAATCTTTATAGGCATGAGCATTAAGACCTAAACAGTGCTTTCCAAGCGCAACAGTTTGAAATTCGGGTAAGCCCCATCCTTCTCCGCCACTCATTGCTAATACAATGTCTGTATTATTTAATAGATCATTATACATTTCATTAGATGGCATGTAATTTAAAAAATTAATATTAAAGTAGTTTTGACCACCTAACGCTTGATTAATAATTTGTGATTGAACTTGTGGTTCAAGAAAATGATTAAAAATAGCGCAATTTAAACTATAATTAGGATTATTACCGTATTTTTTAGCCCATAAAGATATAGTTTTTAAATGTCTTTTTCTTTGGGGCTCTAGTTTTCCAAACAGTCCAAACTGGATTGCTTTAATATTTCTTTTAGGGGTTTCTCTAAAATGCGTATTATCAAAAGCCAGTGGAATAAAATCTACGTTTTTAGCTTCAAGTGCGTTAAAAATAGAAACAGTATAATTACTTGAAAATAATACTTTTTCATTATTTTTTATGATATTAAGTTCTGTCTTAGTAGGGCTATCTACTTCATAAAAAGATAATAATACCTGTTTTTTGGAAAAACTTTCTAAGCTACCGTTAAGATGCCACAATTTAAATATTGGAGTATTCCTATCGAATTCTTTATAGGAAGAACCAATCGCATCTTGTAACCACAAGATAAAATCATTATCTTGTTTTTGGGTTCCAATGTCTACATTTCCGATTGGAAATAAATTAATTTGTATTTTTTTATTATACAACTCTCTTAGGATCGAGAAAGATACTTGACCCAAAGATGTAGAATTTAATGGTAAATTAAAAGCTAATTTAGACACAAATTAAAATGGAATATCTTCAGTTTTTGCTACTTCAGTCTCTTTTTTAGGAGCGGCTTTTTGTGTTTTTGTAGCTACTTCAGTTTGGGGCATCTCAGAATTTGTTTTCTGTGGGCCATTATCAAAGTAGACACGATAGTCAGGTTGATTAGATCCTTCAGTTTTATATTTGTTTTTAAAAACTAAAACACTAATTTCTTCTCCAGATTTCGATTTAACTTTACCGGTTAGAAATTGGTTACCTGTTTTTGATTTCTTAATCCAGAAAGCTCCGGCTTCTTCGAGTTTGGGTTTGTCATTATTATCCATAGTTATTTCATAATATCAATAGTTTCGTGGGATGTCAATTTTTTTTTAGCAAATTCTATAAATTTATTATGCCAATTTAAAACTGTTTGAGGTGTTACATTAAGAATTTCAGCTATTTCTGAATAATTTAATATACGCTCCTTATTATAGAAATAACGATAATATATTGCATTTTTTGTATTAGGGTCTGATATTTGATGGAATAGATCAATAATATTATTAATGCTTTCTTTTTTATTCGAGTTATTCTCTAATTTAGAAGAATTATTAATAAAAAATTCTAGATGAGCATCTTCTGTTGAGACAAGTTTAGAATTTTTATTCTTAAAATTTAAGCAGAAAAATCTTATTTGGTTTCCTAACCATGTTGAAAATTTACTACCTTTTTCTGCATTGTATGATTTAGCAGCATTAAAAATAATCCAATATTTGTTATCATTCAATTCATTGATGTCCAAATTACATGGACTACAATACTTTTTACCAATATTAAAAATCATTCCGCTATGACGGTTAACAAGTTCTTTTAAGCTCTCATTACACTGGTTATTAATTACTTTTTTTATCAAGGTTTCATCTTTTAAACGATTCATTTTTTCCATACTACTATAAATTAATTTGATAGTCAACAAAAAAATTTGATTTTCTTAAAAAGATGAATATAATCTTTGTGAGCGAAGCGAACAAATCGAAGCCGAACGAAGTGAGGTTTCGAAATAGAAATGTTCCTTTATTTTAAATTTTTTTACAGTAATGTCAAGTTTATTATTTATTTTACTCTGTTCTATAGGTGCGTTAATTATACATTTATGGTTTTATTCTGATTTCTTTGCTTTTTATGTAAAAACATTCAAAAAGTTATTGCCAAATAACATATACCAATGGCTGCTAATCGAGGAATATTTAAATAACGAAAATCCTAATTTAAATTTTGATAGCTATATTGAATATTTATACGCAAGAAGATGCTTTACAAAATCATTTATTACTAAATTTTTTCTGAAATTATTTTCATGTATTATTTGTTTTACTACATGGGTTAGTTTAGTAATTTCATTACTATTAGGAAATATACTATATATAGGTTTGGTATTTATAATTTTAAGAATTTTGGACTTTATTCTTAGATATGTTTTGAAAAAAGCAATATAATCATTTATGAAAAAATTAGATTTTTGCAAACCTACAAAATCTGTAACTGGAGCTTGGATAACTTTTGGTTTAACACAAGATCAAGAAGATCAAAAAAAGAATGGTTTTTATGTAAACATGATACGTCAAGCTGGATGGAATGACGAAACTAAAAATGGAACATTCAAAGATAATGTAAATAATCCAGAAAAACATAAAAGAATCAAACTAAGCGAAAATGATATTGCTGAAGTTTTATTAGTTTTGCAATCTAATGGAGCAAAGAAATGGTCTACAGTTCATGCTGGTAAAACACCAATTTTTGTTGAACCATTTATCCGTGATGAAAATCATGTTGGTTATTTAGTTAAGCTTGGCGGAATTAGTATTGCATTAAATTTTGCAGAAACTCTTCGTCTTCAAGAATATTTAAAATTGACATTGCAACAAATGTATTTATAATACATTAATATGCGTAAAAAAAGAGTCTTATTTTTAACAGATTACGCTGGCGCTTTTACGGGGTTTGGTAAACAATGTAAATTGCTATTAACTTATCTATACAAAACAGGAAAATATGATATCTTAAATGCAGCTCAAGGAACCCCAAAACACGGCCCACATACTCAAAAGTATCCTTGGAAAACAGTTGGGGTTCTTCCTGACGATCCACAAAAAATACAACAAATTAACCAAGATCCAAATCTTGCACGTAATGCTGCGTATGGGGCTTTAGAAATAACTAATATAGTTAAAGATTTTAAACCTGATGTAATTTTTTCAATTAATGACACATGGGGATCTCAATTTGTTTCAGAAATGCCATTCTTTAAAAAAATACCCACCGTATGCTGGAACACGTTTGATTCTTTACCATTACTTCCAGATACAGTTGAAAAAGCTAAAACAATAGATAATTATTGGACATGGAGCGATTTTGCCAGAAAAGAATTTCATAAATTAGGGTTTAACAATGTAAAAAATCAATATCCTCTAGTTAATACTAATAATTTTTATAAATTATCTGATAGTAAAATTGCAGAAATTAAAGCGAGATTTGGTTTGCCCCAAGATGCTTTTATCATCGGGTTTGTTTTTAGAAATCAATTACGTAAATTAGTCAATACGCAAATTGAAGCATACGCGTTATTTAAAAAACATAATCCTGAAATTAAAAATACATTTTTATATACACATACTCATTATGGGGAAGGATGGGATATTCACCGTTTATGTCAACAATATGGAGTTGACCCTAGAGAAGTTCTATGTACATATGTTTGTAAAGAAACGCGCCAATATTTTATTGCGCCATTTCATGGTCAAGATATCGAAAATCCAATCACAAAAAGAAAAACTTTAATTACAGCTAATGTCGGCCTTGGTGTCACAGACGAGCAATTAAATGAAATATATAATATATTTTCTTTATACTCTCATCCAGCAACGTCTGGAGCTTGTGAATTACCTTGTGTGGAAGCCGCTTTGACTGAAAAAATTATTACCACATGTTCTTATTCTTTTGGTGAGGATATTATAGAATACAATAAAGGAAGTATTCCTATGAAGTTTACTTTTTATACGGAACATGGAACGCAATTTCTAAAATCTCAACCTTCTGCGTATGAACTTTCTAAAATTTTTAAGAAAGTATATGAAATGAAGCCACAACTCAGATATAAAATGGAAAAAGATTCCAGAAAATGGGCTTTAGATAACTATGCAATAGAAGTAAATGGATCCAAAATTGCAGAATTTATTGATAACCAAAATCTTTTAAATGATGAAGATTTCGATTTTAATACTAATTCCAATAATAGCCCAAATCCAGATGCCAAAGTAGAAGTTAATTCAGACGATAAAGAATGGATTAAATCTTTATATAAATTAATTTTAGATAGAGAAGTTACGGATCAAGATGAAGGTTTAATTCATTGGTTGCAAAAAATAGAACAAAAAGTTCCTAAAGAACAAATTGAAAATTATTTTAGACAAGTCGCTAAAGAAGAATTGTCTAAAAACAATCCTATCAACTTTGAAGACCTTTTAGATAAAGATGACTATGGAAAAAGAGCGTTAATTGTTATTCCAGAAAGTATTGGGGATGTTTTTATGGTTACAAGCCTATTTAAATCTTTTAAAGAAGTATACCCTGAATATAATCTTTATATAGCTACCAAGCAAGAATATTTTGATATCTTGATAGGAAATCCTTATATACATAAAGTTATTCCATATATTCCCCAAATGGATAATTTATTGTGGTTGGAGGGCGCTGGTGACCATAAAGGATTTTTTGAAATGGCTTTTTTACCACATATTGGAACTCAAAGAATGCTTAATTACTTGCATAACGGTAAAGATATAATTCAATTTGATATAAATAAATAATATGCATATTTTAGAACAATACGCTTTAAATTGTGGGTTAAAAATAGATAAACCTTTTATCTATGAAAAATATTACCCTGTGCCATTTGAGAAATATATAACGTTTAATCCTTTCGGTAAATTTAACTCTCGTAAATATTCTTATTGGCAAGACGTTATAGATTTAATTTCTCCAATTCTTTCTGAAAATGGTATAGGCATTATACAAATTGGGGGTCCAAATGAGTCTGGATATAATAATTGTTTTCAATTAATGGGTCAAACAAATTTCAATCAAACAGCCTATATTATAAATAATTCTTTATTGCATTTTGGGGTAGATAGTTTTCCTATACATATAGCTTCTTATTTTGATAAAAAAATTGTCGCATTATATTGTAATATGTATGCTTCTCAATCTAGACCATACTGGTCTACATCAAAAAATATAAAATTAATACAAGCAGATTTAAATGGTAAAAAACCATCTTATGCGGCAGAAGAAAACCCCAAAACAATAAATAATATTAAACCAGAAGAAATTGCTAATTCAATTTTAGAATTATTAAATATTAATAAAACAATAAATCAAAAAACTACTTTTATCGGAGATAAGTACGGAACTCTTTTACTAGAATCAATTCCTTCTATTATTTTACCACCGAATATTTTTTCAAATGTTCTCCTAAATATAAGATTCGATTATATTGATCAAATACAAGAAAATGATTATATTTGTACTTTAAATAATTTAAATATAAGAAATTGTGCCTTAATTACGGATAAGCCTTTGGATATTAGTAAACTACTACAATTAAAAGATAAAATTGTTAATATTTTTTACGATGTTACAAATAAAAATATAGATACTGATTTTATAGATCAGGTAAGATCTTTTGGAATAAAAATAGATTTTATTTTTCACGAACTTCCAGATGGAAATAAAGAAGATCTTAACCAAAAAAAGCTTGATTTAATTGAATATCAAGAACCGATTAATGTTATAGAATACCCGAATAAAGATTTTAATTTAATTAAAAATAGTACATTTTATCGTAGCAAAAAATTATTATTCGCAAATAATAATGTATATTTAAGTAAAGCGGCTTATTTAGAAAATAAGCCAATTGAGTTAAATGCTAATTTAGATATATCTCAGCAAATATCAGATATAGCAAATTTAGATCTGTTGATACAAAATGATTCGGATTACTGTTTGTTCTACAAATAAAATTTGACAAATTGACCAAATAGTGCCATAATCAGAGCATGTCAGATAAAATCGTTTATCGTTATAAAGATACTGTAAATAAATTTAAAAGAGATGTGAATGGTCTTTTAGAGTGCGTAGATTATATTTTCCATCCAGATAATACCATAAATTGGAGAGCAATGATTAATAAAGAATATCTTGTTCCCAACCGTGATGCTTTTAAAAATCAAAAAGATATCAATCTTAAAGAAATCGATGTGACATCTTTAGCAGATAATCAATTGCTTATTCTTTTGGCTGGTATTAAAGAACTTGCTCAAATCAGGGGTTATAAAAATGTTTCTTATGAAGTAATTCAAGCTCAACCAGATTATGTTGCTGTAAAATGCACCATTGATTGGTTACCCAATTACGAAACAAGCATGCAAGAAGTTTCGTTCTCTGCTTTAGCAGACGCCCATTTAGACAATACAAAAGATTTTGCTAAAAACTTTCTAATGGCGATTGCTGAAAATCGAGCTTTTATTCGTGCCGTAAGAAGTTTTCTTAAAATTAATATTGTTGGTAATGACGAAATGGGAAAAACTACTCACGTTGATACTGAAGTTGAACCAAATACGTTGACAACTCAACCAATTGCGCTTTTACAAAAAACAATGGAAGAATATAATATTTCTTTTGAACAGATTAAAGAACGGGCAGTTCAAAAGAAAATGGAGGGCTCAGAAAACTGGAGTAGTATAAATGATATTCCCCCACTATCCATGTTCACTATTATTAGTGGAATTAAAAATAAAAATAAAAAATCTTAACCAACTTTTGGCGGAAAAACATTATCTTTAGAAAAGTCATTTTTCCATGAAGTAAATTCTATTGTTGGTTTAGTAATATTCCATTTTTTTGTGTATTCATCTGTACCACAATTTTTATCTAGATCTTTATTTTCGCAACCTGTTTTTGAGACTCCGGTTTTCCAAGATTTATATTTAAATTCAGTTTTTTCTGGAGTATAAACTTCAATTTCCGCTGTTTGACCATCGATTTTAATACTTAATTTATCTTTTTTTAATTTTAAACCAGTTTTATCTCCATTGGGGCAAGTATAGTACGTTTCATCTTTTTTCTCTTTTTTATCTAAATCGTATGTTGAAAAAATTGTTAACGGATCAATATTCGAATCATCAATTGGGAAAAGTTGTTGCCAATTTTCTGGACTATCACCTTCAATGAAATGATTTTTACTATCACTAGTTTCAGAAGAAACTTCTACAAAACACATAAATTTTTTCTGTGATCTAATATAACATATAGTTGACACTCCTATAGAAAAACGAACTCCAGCGCTAGTAAAATAAGCGTTTTTAGAGTTTACTTGAACTTTAATTTTTCCTAGATTATTTGATTCTTTTGCTTGCTGTTGGTTACTAATAATTTCTTCTGGATTGCTACCTTTATTTCCGCCGAGCTGAACATTTATATTAAGATAGCCGTTACTATCAGTTGCAAGATTTGGGCCACCACCATAACCCCCCGCACCGCCCAAAGATAAAATTACAGGGTCATTTATTCTTGTTGAATTATCTGGGAATTCTTTTTTTGATTTAAATTCACTATTCCATTCGGGATCTAATTTCCAATTTTCTTTATATAATCTTCCAACTTGATCATATAGCTCATCTTCTGTTTTTGAATCATCTTCATATGACGGCCTAAAGTTTCTATATATCTTAATTGCTCCTATACGCGTTTGTAATTCTGGAATTTCAAAGATTTTTTTTGTATCAATATCTATATCTACAGAAAATTTTGCATTAAAAGTTGATGAACATTTAACCTTTGATTTATCCTCTTCTGGCGTATCGCACGGAGGGCAATAACAACAATCTTCGTCTCCATTACCTGATCCACCACCCCCTGGACCTGTATTACTTCCGCCACCTGTTCCAGTATCCTGTAGCATAACTGAAAGTTCTTCGTCTTCTAAAAGTTTAAGAATATTTAACATTAACGCTACATTTTGGCCACCTGTATAATCAGAAGAAGATGGTTCTTGTGATGATGGTTCTTCTGATGAAGGTTCTTCACTACTACTACTACTACTACTACTACTGCTACTGCTAGAAGAACATCTACAATCATTTAAATTTTTATGAGATCCACTATAATCAATAGAATAGTTCCATTTAAATAAAATAGACTTAATCATTCCATGAAAATAATGTCTATATTTAGAAAATTCTGTTTCTGGAATAGTAAAGTAATTTTTACAAAAATCTTCTGGAAATTTTAATTTTTCGAACTCTGTTTTTCCGTATTGAGTTTTTTTATACCATTTTAAAGCTTCTTCTTCATCTTTAAATTCGGGTGGTTTTTCTGGAGTACCTCCAGTCCCCCCGCCAGAACTGTCTGGATCTTTAGCTCCAAAAATTGCCCTTTTAGTATGTATCGGATAATCCGCCCATAATTTATCTAAAGTAAAAAACGGTTTGTAACCAAAATTACTATATATACCATGAAAAACATGTTTATTTATTTTTACGGCCATAATTAGAAGTTTAATCTACCGCCTGCAAATGGAACAGGGTATATAATTGGCGCACCATCAAAAACCATATTGCACATTAATAAATTTGTATTAATATTTTGCATTATATATGCGGTATTAACAGCACTTTCGTTTCCAGGAAGTCCAGCTACAGCTTCATCGTCTGAAACAAAAACACCTATAATGATTCTTGCTTCTACCTGTTTTAGATTATCACTTCCTTCAAAAGTGACGGGCTGTAATTCATTAACTGTTTTATCATTTGAAACCCATATAATTTCAGCTTCTTCAGCGCTTAAATTATTTACAGTAACTTTTAAAACACAATAATAATTTTGACCAGGAAATGAAGATGGTACATCTTGTGGAAAATCTAAACCTTTAATTGGAATTTTTAACCATTGTAAATATTTACTAGTTTTTCCCATTCCCGTAAATAGTCTAGAATGATAATTAACAGCTAAATAATAAATAGGAGTTCCATCAGATCTTGTCCCCTTTTTGCCTATATCAATTTTAAATGGGTGCGCTTGTCCAGCAGTAGGTCTAGTAATTCCTATTTTATTATAATTTGACATATATTTTATCCTTCTAAAATATCTGTGTAAAAGATATCATTTCCGCTAATAATATATTGAAATCTATTACCAGAAATATTATATGGATTTGGTTTTAAGATTTCAATATTAAGACCCGTATAAACTGTAGATTGGTTTAATGGTATAATAGCTGAACCAGAAAATTGGCCAATTTCAGTGTTAAATAATACTCTAACCCCAGAATAATTTTGGGGACTTCTAGGATCTTTTAATCCAGTTAATACAAAATAATTGCCGCTAAAATTATCTTCCCATAGAATACCTGATATATTAGGGAATAATTCTATAGGTTCAATATATCTTGTGTAAAATCCTGAATTTTCTACGGTTAGATTGAATACCCCAGAAAAAGATCCTATCCATGAATTTACCCTAGGCCGATAACTTTCCCCACCAGTAAAGTATCTATTATGAATTTTAATAGAATTTAAATTTATTGAATCTCTGTATACTCTAATATTATTACCGTCTTCCCCACTTCTTAAATAAGAAGATAAAAATAATTTATTATCAATTTGATATCCAGTTATGCCAACAAGAGTTTGCAAAAGTGTGTACCCTTGATCATTTAAACCACCTGTCGCGCCAGAATTTAGATTATTTAATAAATTTTGTGGAGAACTAAATTGTCCTGGATTATTCGCACCAGTATTATAATAAAATAAGAAATCTGCAATACTTATATAATCGCCATTTTGTAGACCAAATCCCGTGTTATCTATAAATTCGATTATATTTTCAGCTGGTTTAAATCCAGTAGCGTAGTTTAAATATACCCTAGTTTGTTGACCAGGATGTGTTAATTCTAAATTTTGCCAGGTATAAGAACCACTACCATCATTTATATCACCAACTAAAACTCCAGTAGTAAAATATATAACAGGTTGCAATCCACTGGGGTTCAATATAGTTCCAGTAAAAATCTGATTATCAAAAAAAGAAACATCGCCATGACCACTATAAGAATTAACTGTGGTATTAATACGATTATCTACTACATGATAAAAATCTACTTTTTTTATCTTAACAATTTCAGACATGATTATTTATCAATTAGATTGTTTATCTCCTGATCTTCTAAAAGTTTAAGAATATCTAACATTAGCGCTGCATTTTGGCCACCTGTATAATCAGAAGAAGACGGTTCTTGTGATGATGGTTCTTGGGACGACGAGGATGAAGATGATGAAGACGATGAAGACGATGAAGACGATGAAGACGATGAAGACGAGGATGAAGATGAACAGCACTCATCCACCTGACAAGGACATTCCGCTTGTTTATTGGGCGTGCAAATATAACACAACTCACTACCTCCGCCAATACAGTTTGCTGGTATAGATGTTGCTTTAACCAAATTTCCGCCATTTTTTTCATTCCATTCTAGAACAGTTTCCCAATTATTTCCTTGTCCATTCTCTGGAAAACTTAGGCCAGCCTCTATCCAAGCTTGACGATTAGTGCATAATTTAGGATCACAGACTAGTAAGTAAACAGCTGGCCATACTTGTTCTTCTTTGTTGCATTCAAACATTGCTCTATGGGCACCAATTTTGGGTGGGACAGGGCTTTTAGCACTTTCCACACAGTCAAAATCTATACAGCATGTGTCTAGTTCTTCATTTACTTCTTCGCATTTTGCATCTTTTCCGACGTATTCCCAACAAGGATTAACAAATTTAATAAATTCATTATCACCTCCAAATCTGTAGCTTTCATCTTGTAAATTCTCAACATCTGAACAACAATCACAAATAGGGCATTTGCTCGTATTACTTGGATCGTTCCAATATCTTCCACATGATTCTTTTCGAAACGGTCCCCAAACAGTTTCCCAATCGATATCATTAGGATCATTTGGAATAGAAATTTTCATTTGATTATATTTTGAGTCATCCCCTGTTTGGGTTTTATTCCCGTCATCGTCAATTTCAAAAGTATCTGAACAACTACTTAAATTATTATTTAAAGTACCCTCAACATAAACAGTAATTTTTGGATTTGTTCCTCCGCAAATTTCTCTTATAAAATTATTTGGTACTTCACATTCCACATCATTTGTAAGATTGCCATTATTTATACGACCACCTTGCCCTGGATAACGTTTACCCATGAATTCAAATGTTGTTTGTAAACTGGTATGATCACAAGCTTCCCATAATTTAACTTGACATGACGCACCGATAAGAACTTTTCTTTCAGAGGGACTACAAATAGGAGTCGCACTTGTAAGTGTTATTGATGGTTCTTTTTCACAACAGCTTTCATTTCCAGGCGAAGGGCTTGGCGAAGGACTTGGCGAAGGACTAGGCGAAGGACTAGGCGAAGGACTAGGGCCAGGGCCAGGGCCAGGGCTAGGGCTAGGGCTAGGGCTTGGTGAAGGGCTTGGCGAGGGTGATGGTCCTGGACCACAGTCAGCAGAAAATGTACGATTATCAATCGTAAAATCATTTTGAATGATATCTTGAGATTGGGCAATCTCATTAACTACATTAAAATTAATCTTAGAATCTACAAATAGAGCGCAATTAGGAACCGTACTTGTACAATAACATTGTCTAATTATACAACCAGTAGAACCTAATTGCGTTGGTGTACCTTCTATTAAATTACTTTTTGTTGTAGATAAGGTTAAACCATTTGGTAAAGAACCACTAGTAACACTCCAACTATTAGGAAGCAATCCAAAACTTCTCCATAAATTTTCTTGTAAATCAATACCATGATCAACTAAACATCCTGGAGTATTAGTTTTATTTACAATTAATAAGTTATTAGGTGTCCATGATGGCGTATTAACTAATAAATTTAAAGTTTGTTCGTTACTTAATTTTGCAAGTGTTTGGGGATTTGGAGATGGGGACGGTCCTGGGTCATTACCACACGTAAATATTAAACGACTATTGTCTACCGCATATAAATTACCAGTAGATGTGGCAGAATTTGTTATATTAACATTAACAAAAGAATCTCTAAAAATTACACATGGTGGATAAAAGCCCGTACAATAACATTGACGTATTAAAACTTTTCTATTGACAGATTGTGTTGGCGTACCAGTTATAACGCCAAAAGCTCCTGTTGATAAACCCAATCCAGCTGGTAAAGAACCCGAAATTACATTCCACGTATTTGGAACAAGACCAGTCGTTTGCCATAAATTATTATTAGGCGCGATAAAACTAAAAAAAGCATTTCCTATTTGACCAGGTTGTATTATTGATGGGTTAATATTAACCCACATTGGTTGGTTTAATCGCCCACTCAACGTTTGTTCATTTGTCAGAACAGAAACAAATGTTTTTGCAGGGTCAACGCTCGAACTTGAGCTTGAGCTAGAACTTGAACTACTTGAACAGCTTACACAAGTATCATTGACGCCCCATTTATTATTTAAATACTCACATAATTGTAATTTTTCTTGACAAGTTAATGTTTTGTTAAACACCATTAGCTCTCCAAGATCATAAAAATAATTTTCTTGAAGAATACCAGATAAACCAAGCGTTGAGCCAGGTTTTTCAACGTTAATACGAGAGTCATTTATATATTGAAAATTATTTAAATTTTTAGTTTGATTTAATTTTTTAAATGTGCTACCAGCTTTACCGAAATAATTGTTACCACTATAAATCCATTGGTCAACAATAAAATTTTGAGTACCTGTTAGACTACCATAAGAAGCGACAGATAAACTTGGTCCCACCAATTGATTTCCACTTGTATACATTCCTAAAAATACATCTGTCCCTGATCCATTATCAAATGGAGTATAGATTGCAGCTATTTTAGAAACGCCAGATATACCAGTACAATCAAGAGTAAATGGTATATAAGAAACATCATTTAATAATTGATTCCATCTATGAACAAAAACTAGATGGAAAGGAATATTTAAATTAATTTTTGGAACTTGTTGGTTAAGCAATTCTCCACTTGAATTTACTCTAATAAAATCGATTCCATTGCCAGAATAATAGCTAAAAGGATGGTTTTCACCATTTAAACCAGTAATACCCGTCATTCTGAATAAAAAATTATTCGTAGACTTGTCCCTAATTCCAGAAATTGTACCAATAAAATTAGCCATATTTAACCTTTTTCCTATATATGTTACACTTAAAAAGTAATTTTATATAAATTATTAAATTCATTTTATAAACTACTAGAAGAACTACTTGACGACGAACTACTTGACGACGAACTGCTTGACGACGAGCTACTTTCTAATATTACATTACTATTTTCCGGATCTATCCATAATGAATTGACAACTAATGGGCCTAAACTCGACGACGAACTGCTCGACGACGAACTGCTCGACGACGAACTACTCGACGACGAACTGCTCGACGACGAACTGCTCGACGACGAACTGCTCGACGAGGAACTGCTCGACGAGGAACTGCTCGACGAGGAACTGCTCGACGAGGAACTGCTCGACGACGAACTGCTCGACGAGGAACTGCTCGACGAGGAACTGCTCGACGAGGAACTACTCGACGACGAACTGCTCGACGACGAACTGCTCGACGACGAACTGCTCGACGACGAACTGCTCGACGACGAACTGCTCGACGACGAACTGCTCGACGACGAACTGCTTGACGACGAACTACTTGGCGAAGAGTTACTCGACGACGAACTGCTCGACGAGGAACTGCTCGACGAGGAACTGCTCGACGAGGAACTACTCGACGAGGAACTACTCGACGACGAACTGCTCGACGAACTATTTGTAGTAGAACTTGACGACGAATTTTGATTTGGTTCTAAAAAGATATTGCCACCGTCTGGGTCTATCCATAAATTAGAATTAAATAAGAAAGATGATAAACTAGAACTGCTACTACTACTACTACTACTAGAAGACGATCCGGCACAAGTAAAATATTCATTGTCACATTCCGCATCCCAACTAACCTCACAGCAAAATGGATCGCTATTAATAGCATTTTGATAACAAATATTATTAGTATCAATATAATTAGGCGGAGTTACGCAATTAAATGAAGAGCTTGAGCTTGAAGATAAATTTTTATTAAATGTAAATTTTAAATCCTTACATCCGGTAATAATATCAAAATTTAAATTCAGATTTCCAGTATTATTATAATTTTGATAGATAGTGCTATAATTATTTCCATCTCTAGAAAACTGAAGAACAACACCTGTTGGAATAAAACCCGCTTCAAATTCAATGTTAAACCCAGTAAAATCAAAAAATCTATTAGCTACAGAATAACCTAAGTATATATCATTATTAATATCTCCGGATATTTCAGCGTATGGATAAATATTTTTATTCTCATTGAAAGCATACCAAGCTGGATAAGATACAGAATCATCACTATATATTACTTGCCCAGAAAAAGAATTATTATTCAAAATTCCGCCAGAAGGTTTATTATATCCAGTTAAATTCGGTGCTACTGAATAAGTAGAAAATGATTCTAAATTATTGATATTAACATTTGTGCCAGTATACAGTTCAATTTTTCTAAAACCAATACCACTACTAGATCTTTGGCCAGTAAAAGCATGTGGCCAAAAACCACCAGATTTAATTTCAATACGCGCATAGTTATAAGTCGCATTATTATTAATTGTTTGGTTATGATTATTACATTTTAGAATAATTTCTCTTGGGTATTCATAAAAAGTTAATGGCTCATCTCTTAAAAACAAACCATCTCCGGTACGGGAATCAATTGTCGTCCATGGTCCATTTCTATTTTCTGATAATTGTAAATCAAAATTGTATGGATATTTTAAAGTATTAAAGTCTAGCTCAAAAGAATAATAAGTTATTTTACCTTTTGATGATGGATCGTAAAATCTAAAAAAGATTCCAATATCTCCAGTTTGTCCAGTTAAGTAAAAATATTGATCACCTAAAAAAGCTCTTTCTGAAAGTGAATTATTTTCTGTAGAAAATCCACTACCACTATTAATAAATAACCCTGGATTTTGATTAATAATTTCTTTTAATACCGTACCAGTTTGCTGGTTAGCTATTATATTGCCAAAACTAATTGAACCAGAATTATTGGATAACATTGACCCAAAAGAAAATCCCGTGATATCTACAATTTTATTTCCAGATCCAGTAAAATTTGTACCCGTAATATTGTTAGACCGCCATAACAATTTTCTATAGTCTAAAAAATAAGTTCCAGTATAAAATCCAGATCCAGTTAAACTTTGTAATCCTGTTTTTATATTTATGCTATCAAAATAAAAACCCGTCAAACTGATATTTCTTTGTTCGGAAAAAATACCATATCCATATATAAAACCAGTTAATGGCGAATTTAAAAATCCGGTGGCTGTAATTACGGTTCCTTCTGGTGAATTACCAGTTCCGCTCGCTCCTAATAACGGAAGCCTATATGTATAATTTAGTGTTCCAGTAGCATATTGTAATTCTCTATAATTACTTGAAATTTTCCCTGTTGGAAATTGTCCATAATAATCAGTTTCAAACAGAGAAATTCCAGTTCCCGTCAAAACGCCAGTAATATAATCAAACCCATAAACAAAACCAGATATATCACCGCTGGCAAAACCACTAGCAGCAAATTCTCCAGATATTAATTGTCCAGTATGCCCAGAAATATTTTTTATTAAAACCGTTACTTCTAACGGGTCTGGAGATATTGTTCTTAATTCATAATTATAATATTGACCAAAAGTAAAATTGTCAATTAATCCAGTTCCTCCAGTATATCCTGTAAATAATTCAACAAAATAAATAGGACCAGGAATTAAGTCAAAAGATATAGTATTTTGAACATTACCAAAATTTGTATTAAAAAATAGGGTTGCTTGAGATGGTGTTACCTCCGAAATTACAATATTGTCGTCAAATTCCGGTTTTAAAATTATTTGTCCAGACTGGTTACCAGAAATTACAAATAGCGGCAAATTTTGTATTTCATAATCTGTATTCTCATTAAATAAAGTGCCACTAAAAATTTTAAAAGACTTCTCTGGTATAGTTTCAAAATTTTTTATAAATCCCGTTAGTCGCTGCCCAAAAAAACCACTTTTAGGAAAGATAACATTATAATTTGGTCGGTCCCCTTGAATATAAAAATCATAATCAATTTCAGAGCCAGTTGTTTTTAAATAAAAATAATCATAATATAAATTATTAGATTTAGGAGAAAATAAACATATTGGATTATTATTTATAAAGTAATTAATGTAACCAGAACCAATATTACCAGAAAAATTAATTACCTCTCTTGGATTGTAAGACCATACATATTTATTGTTAAAATCAAAAATATTTCCGCTCTTAAAAGAAAAAATTGGTAATACATTTTCACCCCCAGAAAAACCAATTTCTGAGATACCAGAAGAAATAGAATTTATAGCACTAAAAGAAAAAGAAAATTCATTTTGTGCTGCAAAATTTCTATACTGTATCCCAGATGTAATAACCATACTTATGAAGCGTTATAAGAAGCGCGGTTAAATTGTGATTGGACATATCTTACTGTATTATTGGCTTTTGATAGTTTTGGCGGTTTTGTAGCAAAAGTAGCTGTTGTTGTAAAGCCATCTGACGACAAGCTAATATCTAAATTTGATAACCCATTAGTTGGACTTAACGCTACGCCTTCTGGCTCACCAGCAAAAACATATTTAATTTCTTGCTGGGGTGTTGCACAAACAGCATCCGCTGGTTTAATTAAATTTCCAGGTCTTCTTGATTGAAAAGAATCTTCGTCTGGATCCGTAATATTTTCATTATTAATACGAATTTCAGCGACATCATTCGCGCCACCAGGGGAACCAGCTGACCATAAAAATTGTTCAGTTCCAACGGTAGTAAGTTTATTAATATTAATATTATATCTACAAACAACTTGTAAACTTCCGTCTGATGGAGCGAAAATTCTTACAGTTCCACCTTTTAAAGATATGCTACAAGACTTAGCTGTTTTTGTTATTAATCCGCTAATATAATCATCAGGGTTATCTGTATCGTTAGTTGTACCTCCGGCATTTTTAATTGCGGTATCTCTAGCAATTTCTTCAGCGGCTTTGCATGAACCTTTTTCTAAACTTTCGTCATATTGGGGACAATTTTTTTTACCAGATTGTATATTGGCATTTTTTTGATCATAAAATGTTTGTTCAAGAGGATTTAAACCCCTACTTGTTGAAGATCTAAAACCTATTTTATTTTTTACAAATTTTTCACTATTTGGAAAAATAACTAAAGTATTTATTTTTTTAGAATTACTCCCTGAAAGAATTTTTGCAGTTATTAAAGAGTCTAAAATACCAGATTCTTTTAAATCAATATGTATTGGAGCGCAATTTTGAATTTCATTAGTTAAATTTTCATAACCAATGGCTTCTTGAGCGCTTGTTTCATCATGACTCATTGTTCCACCCCTATCAATGATTTTTCGGCCAGCGAAATTTTCACTACCTTGCTCTTGCACTTGGCCTTCTGGGTCAACAGATATTTCAACCTCTATTGTATAATTAGAATTACAATAAAAGAAAGAACCAGAAGAATCTGAAGCCCTATAATATTTACCATGATATTGTAATAGTTTTTGTTCTATTTCATGCCACTTATCTGCAATAGTGGGGTCCCTGTTAATAAAATTAAAATCATAATTAGGCAAATCCTTAGCATCAAATGCTTCTAAATCTGAAATCATATCTTGAAAACCAAATTTTTTAAGAGCACTTATGATTTTTGGTTTATTTGTTGTTAATCCACTATCAACTTTATAGCCAAGAGCTTCCCAGTGTTCATTTCGAAAACAATATAAATCTCTCAAACTTCTTGAAACGAAACCTAAGAACGCTGCATGAACAAAATCATCTTGACTTCTTCTACCACCCCATTTACCTTTATCTGCATTAATAGCCTGTGGAGCGCCAATTTTATTTACAAAGTAACTTATTGGATATGGAGATAAAGAATATAATACTACCCTAGATTTAGAAGCACTTAAGGCTTTAACCGCAGATCGCGGCATTGCCGTATATCCAATACCATATTGCCTAAATGTTCCCTGCATGGAAACCGATTTTTCTTTAGAAATAATATTAGGACCAGAAATATCAGGAACATTAGAAATACCAACGGATACATCGAAAAACCTAAGAGTATTTGAAGAAAAATCCCAATAATAATCGAAACCTAAATCTGAACACCAACTGCTTAACACTTCTCTTAAAGTTCCTTCGTGAGTGGCTTTCCAAGTATCATTACTTGGGGCAGAAGACATGTTTACTGGAATTTGACCTCTTAAATCATTAAATGTATAATAAGTATCTGGGATGTCACAAACAGAATTTGCAAATTTTTCATGCCCAACTAAAATAACATTTCCAACTCTTCTACTACCTAATGTATAAGATTTTGAAGGAACTGTCACTCGGCCCAATCTTCTTTCAATAAATTGCGTATACCCAAAACCAGATAATTTATTATTTCTTTGTGGTACTAAAATACTCTCATCACTAAAATCAAAAGTTTTATTTTTATTTTGTAACGTTCCGTTTAGACCAAGTAATCCACGTTTCCATAATAAAACATAATATCTATCTAAAATAATACTATTATCTATTAGAGTAACTTGCAAAGTTTTTTCTCCGGCGCTTTCTTTTAAAGTATAAGACCATACGGTCCCATTAAAAGTAAAATTTCCAAATCTTACTTGCGTTTGTGAATTTAATGATGGTGTAGCATAAACCCCATTTTCATTAACAATATCAATTGTTAATTTAGATGGTTCTGCTGAATAACCTATACTAAGATTAAGACCATATATTACTCCTCCATAATTTGGTCCAGAAATTGTTGGTACATTTTTAATTGCCATATCCTTTTTCCTTTATATTCCTATTTAATTTACACAAAAAAATCGTCAGTATTATTATAAATTACTTCTTGAAATTCACTTGGTTGGTTAAAAGTTCCAGAAATTAGATCATATCGACTATTTTCCACATAATTATTTCCAATTTTTTGTTTAATGCCATTATAATAAACTTGAGAGCATCCGTGATTAAATGGTTTATTAAACGGTAAAGTACCGGAAATTCCTGAATTTAATGCGTAATTGTTATAATGATCGACTTCTTTAACCATAAAATAATTTAATTGATTAGAAAACTCTTCATTTAAAAAATACAAATTCATTCCTTCTCCGTATGTATAAAGAGCCCCTACACTCTCATTTGGATAAATAGTAGTTGTAGGAGCAGTAGTCATAAAAGCATTCCCCAAACCATTTAATTCAATATTTTGACCGTAATTTATAAATTCACTATCTTGTTGAAAATTATTTGGATAATAAATATTATCTGGTAACCACCCCATATTTTTATTACCTTTATATTTTATTATTCTATTTTTTGTAGGCGAAGTATTATTACTTATTCCAGCATTGAATAAAATTGTATTTCCGTCGTTTGAAATTTTTATTTTGCGACCAATCGCATCTCCACGATTATCATGACTTCCCGTAATAGTTTGTTTCAAATTCCAACCATTAGAAACTGATCCTGTATATATATAAATTGCACCCGCTCCATACTGAGAAATATTATTTCCACTATATGGGTTGCTAGTACATATAATATTTGCGTCATTAGACATGGCTAACGAGCCCCCAATACCAGATCCACTAATTATTGAACATAAATTCCAATTATTAATAAAACCAGTTAAAATCCTAACATGCCCAACAAATGGTCCTGGCCAAGCACTAAATCTTTCAGCGATCCCTAAAATTGTGCCATCATTATTTAAATTAAGCTGTCTCAAAGAATAGGGCCTGATATATAATAATGAAGTATCTAAAAAACTAGTTTGAACCCAATCTCCATTTTCTAAAGAACCTGTTAATATTAAAATCCTTGAATTCTCTGAATATCCACTTAATCTTGGAGCGTTAACTAAAATTAAAGATCCATCGTAATTCATGGTAACTTCGTTAAGTGGGGTAATAACGTCTGTTATTTGGACAGACTGTGTATGAAAAACAGAACCCAAAGGAAAATTAGCAGAATATTTAAAATTTTTACATAAACTCCAGTTAGAATTTTTAGAACCGGTAAAAATATCTATTTCCTTAGAATTTAAAACAACCAATACCTTACCATTTTTACTTAAATAGGATCCAAAATCTCTACTTATAACTGAGTTCGGCCCAGTCCATACAATCTTCATTAAACCTGTTAATGTCTGAGATGAATTCCATTGTGAATTAGAGTCTTTATTATATATATAAAGATTTTGAGCAATAGTACGGGAGCCACGATCAGATACCATTAGCAAATCACCATCTTCATTTAAATTTAAATTCCAACCTAATTCTGCACGATTGCCAGAACCATATATTAATTGCGCTGAATTTAATCTATCTACAGAATAATCAATACCACTAATTAATTTTTGACCATTTTTAAAAACAAAAGCATCTACACCACTATTACTAGATTGATAAAAAACTTCCCCAAAAATATTACTCAATCTTGGGTAAAAACTAGATCTACCACTAAAAAAATCATAAAATAAATAATCTTTTGCTCCAAAAAATTTATTTGTTTCTACAGTTGTCCCTGTAATAAAATAGTCAAAATTAGGACTTCTTATTATTTCATATCCGCTTGGAATAAGTTCATATCCATTATCAATAAGAGCTTGACCATTACCGAACATAAGAACTTCATTAGGTTTAAATTCTCGGTCAATGTAAAAATAATTTTCATTTAAAGTATCGTAAGCTAAATTTTTATTATACTCTAAAGTTTTAGGTTGATATTTTTCGGCATAGATCTCAATAATATCATTACCAGTCGGCTCAATTTTATTTGGGTTTACAGTGGTCAATAAGCTTATTTCTTTATAAGATAAAGATGATAAATAAGGTTCATCATATGCATATAAAACATCTCCAATATTATTGAAATACGAATCACAAATAAGTCCTGTTACAAAAACATTTTGGATACCAGTTTCGACACCAATAAGTGGGACATCAACAAAACCAGTTACAAAAGTAATTCCAGTTAAAGGAACCGTTATTGTAATTTCATTTGATATAATACCAGAAAGCGGAACTTGTTCTATTATGTCAATATTATTTCCACAATTATCAATATATGAACCTAAATATTTTCCACTATACCCAGTAATACCAGTAAAAGAACTGCCTGAAATAACTTCTTGATAGCCAGTAATTCCAGTAATTCCACTTTGAAAACCCGAAACTAAAACTCCAGTAACTGTAGAATAAGAAAAACCAGATCCAGATAAAAATCCTGTTGTGTAACAGTATTCTTCTAATTCCCCCGCGAAACCAGTTGGCTCAGAAAACAGTCCACGAGATAAAACATTAGCATAAACAAATGGTATATTATTAAATATATACAATCTGTCCATATAACCACTAAAATTAGATGGATTATTTAAATCCCAATTTGGACGGTTTGGCGTACCACCAATAAATAAATTAGAACTATTAATAAAATTATTTTGAAAAATTTCAAATTCTTGTGATGAAAATTCAAAAGTATTATTATTAAAATGTCCTAATGTAATAATTGAATCACTTCTATTAATTACAATAATATTTTTATCTGATAAAATTCCACTATAAGTAAAAGTAAATGGCCCTTCAACATTATTCCAATATTTTAAATATAATTTATTTGCGTCATTAATCCCTAGATTAAAACCAGAAGAGTTATTAAAAGAATTTCCTGTTATTGAAGATAATAAGATTTCATTACCAGATCTTAACTTTTCATATGATAAAAATATTGTAGAATTATTAAAAGAATAATTTTTATTTAAATTAAAATAATTGTTTCCATTAAAATTACCTGTCCCAGAATAAGTAAAAAAACCATTTCCGCCAACTGTATTTAAGATACCAGAAGATGACCCAGATGCCCAAGGGTCAGGATATATGATATTAGTATTAAATGTAGGATTTGCTCTAAATGAAAATGCAGCAGGAATATCTTGAATATCGATATTCAAGGCTTCTACCAAAAAATTCATACCTGAGATTATATTTACCATATTATGAGATTAGGGATCCATCAAAAGACCATGTTTCATTTATTGTTACAGTCTTAATATCATTATTTCTTGAAAAGCTTCTGTCTTCCAATAATAGATTTGCACGACCATTTGTATAGTTTGATTTAATTCTATTAATTTCACTAATAGCTGCGCTTTCCGCCGATGATATATTTTTGTTCATTCTAGCCGTAGCTGTTACAGAAATTTGAACTTTTGATCTATTAGCACACCTTAAATTTTGAATATTGTGTTCTCTAGCTGTAAAAGCTGATGTATTAGGAACATGAATAAATATTGATGGATTAAATGTAACATTAGAACTTACATTTAAAATATCAGCGCTAAAAATTAGGGGCTTATCTGAATATTGTGCGTTATAAGTAATTTGGGCATTAAAACTATCAAAACTAATTGATTCTGTTAATGGGACGGGATTTAAATTCGCAGCACCAAATTCTGAAAAAAATTCTTCTGAAGCTAGAGAATATGGAAAAAATTTAGTTTTATAAAAATCATTTACTTTTTGCCATTTTGTGGCTAGATCACCATACTTACATGATATTGTAGAATTTAATGTAACGGTTCTTATACACTTTAAAGAGTCTTCATTAATATCAACCGTATAATTATTTACTAATTGATCTGAGTAATCATTATTATATGTAGAACTAAACTCTAATCTGTTTTCTTCTGCTGTTTCTTCGACTGATTGTGATATTGGCCTGTTAGAAATTGGCTCTTTAAAAACGCGATTACAAATTTCACTGCATATGTTATATAAATCTAAATTATTGTATTCAGTTCTTAAAACTTCGATATTATTACCTTCTAAACCGCCATTTATGTTTGCCGTAACAATCCCGTCTTCAATTCCAGAATTTAAATCTACAGTATAATTCAAAATAGCATTATTAGGACTTTCTAAATTTGTAGATTTTTTATATGTTCCTTCCCAAGAATACGTACCGTTAAATCTATCTACCACCTCTTGTGTCGAATATAGTAAAAATGGTTTGTTACTCGCCGCTCTGAAATTTTTTATTAATATAGGCGAAATACCGGTAAAATTACCTGTTTTTGATAAAACCCATTCTTTTGCATTTTCAATTGCATTTTTATTTTTAGCTACAATACCTTTTGCCGAAATTGAATGAACAAGATTTAGTATATCCCCGTCTTCCTCGTCAAAAGAAAAGGTTTCTTCTGGTTCCACAACTCCATAATAATCTTTAAAAAGTCCAGAATCATATACGGTTAAATCAATTGAATAGGGTAATAATCCATACCAAGAAGATTGTTCGATATTAATAGAATTAATAATTGTATTAAGTCCTGTATATAATCCAGAACCATTTTCTGTAATTAATAAAGTTTTATAGTTTTGATTGAAATTTTCATGTAATTTTCTAGCCGCATCCGCAAGTAAACCATAAGAAGCTTGTCCTAAAAATTTACCAGTTAACTGCCCCTCTAAGGTAATGTTAGTTACTTGATTCCATTTTGTACCAAAATCAATATAATCATTTGAAATCGAAACAAATGGGACTGTTGAAATACCACTAAAAGCATCCTTACCATTATATAGAATTTTTACTTGATTACTCATATTATGAATATTTATAAGTTGCCTCGTATGATATTGTTCTATCTGTTTCGTTGGATGAATAATTAATTGCTTCTAAGTATTCATCATTACCTAAATTTGGTTTACCCCCAGCATATTGTTGTGCTTTTGTAAAATAATTCCAACTATTAAGAACATTAGTAGAAGTACATCCAATTTCTAAACTTACTTTTACAGTATATGTACCCTGTTGTTTTAAATCTCTATTTTGATTTAACGCAAAAGTTCTATTTGGTATAATAAAATCTTTTGTGATTGGCAAAAGTCCCGTGTCCGTTTTTTCAATATCCACTTTTTTAATACCTGAATCAGAACCATCTTTAATTGTTGGATCGTCTGTATATGTATAATTATAATTAATAAAACCTTCGTATTTATTACGATTAATTGTTTTACTAATTTCTTTCAAAGTTCCCCCAATTTTATTTGTAGCTTCATTGTTATAAAAAGATGTTACTCTACCAAATATACCGCCCTTAGCTGTATTCCACCCAGTATTAGCATTATTGTATTTATCAATAGAACCAACTTTACCATTTCCTTTAACAGAACCATTTTCGGAAGTAGTCCATACTCCATTTTCGCTTCTGTCTAAATTACTTACATATTCCCAAATATAAGAAGAATTAATTTTTTTAGGATCGTTATCAAAATTTATAGTAAAATTAATAGTGCCATTGAATTTATTAACTTGAACAGATTTGCTAATAAACTGCTGGTTTAAATTTGTGATAATATTAAATTTTGTTTTATAGTTTTGGAATACCGTATTGCATCTAGAATAAACCCCAGCGATTTGTTCGTTATAACCAATTAAAGCATTTTCGTATAAAGATGGTACATCAAATTCTGCTTTTATTGAACAGTTTTCGCTGGCAGTCGCAATACCATCTTCATTTATTTCAACGGAGTGTGTTCTAATAAAAGAGTAATTCTTATTAGCATTTAAAGTACTATATGAAAAAGTTCTTCTAAAACCACATTTGCCAGTAACAGTATTATAGTTTTCACTATTTAAAACTTTGTAATTATTTCTAGTAATATAATTGCCTTCTGCAATATTAGAATTAGATGGTATTGTTTTTAATAATTCAGTAGCTAAAGATTGGGCAAATCTTATAATATCAATGTTTTTATTATCTGCATCATATTCTATATCAATAGAATGTTCTCCACCTAAAACTTTATTTTGCGTGTCAAAGTTTAAAGAAAAACTTTCCGAAAAACTTTTAATTAAATTTAATTGTTTATTGCCGACATTTATTCCAGTAAATTCTTTGGAATCCAAATCTGCAATTGGGACTTCTAATAAAACTTCAATCGTTGCTTCGTATTGAGTGTAACGAACCCAATTTCCAGAATCAACAGAAAAAGATTTTACTTTACCTACGCCGAAGTTTTCGCCATTAATTATTATTTCTTGGAAATCTTGAGTTAATTTAATAATGTCTTTCGCATTATTAAAGACGCCTTTTACACCGCTACTATTTACCAAATCTAGTATATAACCACGGATTGATATTGTTCTTAAAGATGAATAAAATAAAGATCTTTCACCAAAAAAATTATTTTGATGATCGTAACCTAATACTTCAACATTATCAAATAATAAATTTGCCATTTAAATTAACCCCCTGCCTTTGGTGGAACCTTTTGACCAAGCGCTACTTTTACTTTGTCAATAATTGTCGGGATTGCATTTTGAACAGCTTCACCAACAGCAGTAGCAATATCTGTGGAGCTTTCAGCATTTACAACTAAAGTAACTGGGGCATTTGTTGTTGTTTGAATATTTGGTTGTGTCACGCCTTGGCTTTGTGCAGAATTATTTTGGGCTGGTTGCTGTCTTAAAGCTTCTACTAATGTATTAATACTTTGAACTAATACTTCACCCCCGATACCTGCTACGGTTCCAGTTGTTGCGGGAATTTTACTTGTGAAATTCTCATTTTTACTTTGTATTTTGCTGAGAGCCTCTTTTTCTCTTGATCTGGTATCATAATTACCATAATCTTTATCGATGTCTTGAATTTGTTTAATATCTAATATTGAATCTGCGATACTTGATAAGAATGAGTTACCTATCGCAACAGCTGAAACTACTGGTGTAAAATCAATAATTGCTGGAATTTGACTAATAGGTGGAGTCGTTGGTGCAGCCGCTGTAGTTGTTGTAGGCGTAACGGGAGTTGCTTGTCCTATTAGTTGTGGGTTGATAGTAGGCGATTGTGCATTTTTTAATAATTTATCAGCAATGGCCCCAACATCTGAAACATCATTAGATCTTTGACCATTAATTCCTGGAGATGTTAAAATATCATTAAGAATACTATTTGTTGTATTTATTGCTTCGACAGTAGGTTCTGCGCCTTCTGTTGTTATTCGGTCTTTAGCTAATTTTTTTACTTCTTCTAATAATGCTGCCCCTTCAGTTCCGCCTACTTGAATTGCACGTTCTCTTAAAGCTTGTAAAACTGGATCCTGATATTTTTTAGTAATTGCTTCGTATTGTGTTTCATCTAATGCGCCAGTTTGTCTAGCTACTTGTAATGTTGCTATTGTTTTAAGACCGCCTAGTTCGGGAATAGTTGATAAAGCTGCATTAATTTCATCTCTCTCTAATTGGCCAGTACCTGGATCTTTAGCAAGAGTTTGTAGCTCAGTGACCCTTCTCCTTAAAAATTCTTCTAAGCCAGTAACTCCAGCTTGAAAAGCTTTGCCTTGTGGGTCTGGTGTGTATCCTGTAATATTTTGTAAATTTCCAATAAGCTTTAACGCCTCTCTACCAAATTCTGGAGCCATTTCTTGTCTAGCCCTTTGGGCTGCCCCGTATTGATATCTAAAATCGTTTGTACCCTGCCGGTAATCAAAACGAAAATCTGCTTGTTGGCCTTCGAATTGATCGAATGCTTTTACTGATTCTGTAACCTTATCAAAAGCACCCTCCCCCGCCTCGCGTGGATTCAAAAATTCATCTATCCCACCCCCAAAAGCCTGGGCTTGACCAATTTTTTGAATAAGAATTCTTTGTAACTGTTCCTTAGCTAATTTTTTAAAATTTTGTACGGACTCTTGTTTTAAAAGTTTAATCTCGCCATTTACTTTAGAAGATTCTTCTTTTAATTGTTGTTCTATTTTTAATCTTGTTGCGTCATTAACTTTTGCGTCAGCTAGTTTTTGATCAATCTGGGCTAATAAAGCCTCTGTATTGACAGTTCCAGAACTTTTTAAATATTGATTTAAAACAGATTGGACTTCTTTAAATGCGCGAGTTTGTTGAAAAGCTTGTGAAGATAATTGATCATTTGTTTTTGTTACATCTTTAGATGTTCCATCCTGCCTTGCCCCTGAAATGGTGGCGCCTGTTGCATCTTTAAATGCATCATTAATAGAAGAATTAATTGTATCTACAAAACTAAATTTTATATTTTCAATACTTTCTATTTGTGATTGAGCAATAGTAGCAATTTCTTCTCTTAACCCAAAAGCTTGTGCTAATGGGGCGTCTGTCCCAACAATTGCCCCAGCTGTTTCCGTTTTTCTAGTAAAACGATCTGCAAATAATTCTTGTCTAGCGAATTTTTCTCTAGAACGAGCGAGTGCTCTTTCTGATTCTGCTGCAAATTGCGCAACCCTTATATTTCTTTCTAAATTTTCTATAATTTTATTGGTAGCTTCTACTGCCGTTTTTTTCTTTTTAGCTTCTGCTTCTTGAGCTGCAAGCATTTCATCAGCAGCCGTTTTAGCACCTTTTGCAGTTTCCATTGTTTTTAAGAAACTTTGGCCAAGACTACCAACAACATTTTGAAAATCTTGGGCATTATTATTTGCTTGTGCAATAAATTGTGCGACAATATCAGCTTTACCCTCTTGCTCTGGAATTACTTTATTAAGTAATGCTTCTAAAGCGCCAACGTCTCCAGTTTGTATTTGATTTAGTTGTTTTACAACACCAGTACCCCCAGCTTTTTCTAAAGCTTTTAGAGCATCTCCGCCACTTTTACCTTGCGTTAATGATTGTGCAAAAACAGCTTGATTTGTTTTATCAGATTCGGTACCCACTCCAGTTAAACTTGGTAAATAATAATCTATATAATCTTGTAAGCCTGGACCACCAAGAGATTGTGAAATAGCGCTAGCTCCACCCACTATAGGAGAATAATTAAGATAGCTCGCGGCATTTCGCATAAAATTCCTTGATTCTACATCTCCAGTCGCTTGACCTAAGCTAGCAGCAGCTTCTCTAGATTGTAATTCAGCAGTTTTTTCTGCTAAAATTTTCGCATATTCAGTTTCTAATTTTCCCGTTTTTGCAGCCGCAGATAAACGTTTTTGATCTTCTGCGGAAAGTCCAGACAAAATTTTAGCATATTCTTCCGATGCTTTATTTATAACTTCTTGTGAAGTTCCAGGATCTTCCAATCCTTTTTGTAAAGTTTCAAATGATGTTAATAATTTCGCTCCAGAATCGCTAAATTTCGTTAATTCTTCTCCAGCTTTTTTAGCCGCATTAGATAATTCTGGGAAGTCGGAAGCGAATGCCCCCACAATTTTTGGTATTGTCAGTAAAGAGCCAACTACAGTGCCAACTGCCGCACCAACAGGTCCAAATATAGCTCCTGTGCCAGCAAAACCTGCAATTTCGCCAGCTGCTCCCGCAACAGTTCCGGCCTGTCTTGCGCCAGGAGTTTCTTGTCCAAATGCATTTTTAATTGTTTCACCTAAAATCGGGCCAGCTAAAGCCAAACCAAATCCACCAGCCTTACCTGCTGCTGCAAATTTTTGACCACCAGTTCCTCTTGCGGCTGTTCTTTCTGCTGCTCTAGCTGCTCTTAGTTCTCTAGCCGCCTCATCTCTTCTTTGTTGTGATAGTGGGCTTCTCGACGCTCTTCTCAAATCACCAAATTCTTTGCCCGTTTTACCCCCAGTATAGTTTGAAAAATCACGACCACGAGACCCATCCGGTCGTATTCTGGCCCCACCTTGCGCAGCAGCAGTATTACCTACAAGAAGTCTTCTTGAAGTACTTTCTCTAAGATTTTTGGAATTAATTTTTGCAGTATTAACATTTGATTTTGTTAACTCTGCTAACGATTGTTTGTATTGCTCTCCAGCCCCTTGTAAGCCAAAAGCTAAAAATCCTAATTGCGCAACAACTGCTCCAATAGATGAACCCAAATCAGCAGCTTGCATATCCGGATCTTCAATAGCAAAATTGGGAATATAACCACTCGCAAAACCCTTGCTACGCATAGCTGTTTTTCTAGTAGCGGCATTTGGCTCTTGTAATTTATTAAATACTCCAAGACCCATAGGATTTGTTTTAGTAAGAGCTTTTTCTTGCGCCAAATAAATTTTATTTTTAGGAATACCAGCTTCTCTTTCACGTTTTATTGCATCATTTACTTGGCCACTTAAAAATGCTGGAATATCTTTTTCAAAAATTCTACCAGCCCCATTAGCTTGCTTAATAGGCCAAACAATTTGATCTTTACTTAAAGGTAATCCGTAAACAGAAGCGCCACCAGTTTCCATATCTGGAAGTAGCTCGGAATCTTTTAATTTACTTCTATTATATCTTACCAGCCAAGAACTTTGTTTTCTAGCTGTGGACCAATTTTTTGCGCGACCAATATTTTGTTTATAAGCTTGTCTGTCGCTCATTTGTTCGCCTGGTCTTGAAAGAGCATCCCACATATAAGTTCCAGATCCGCCAAAAAACTCTAAGGCGGACTGTTCAGAAGATTTACCTTGGAAAGAAAATCCTTTGCCAAATTTAGATAACATCATTCGTAATTCTTTGTCGTCTACTGCTCTTACGAGTGGTGCTGCAAAATTTGGAATATAACCAGCGGCAGCGCCTTTTACCGAACCTGGGAACATAAGAGGCAATCTTCTTCTTACTTCTGCCTCAAGAGCATTTCCTCTTCTTGGTTGAGTAATTCTACCTTCCGCTACATCTTTATTAATGCTAGCTAAAACCGCTTCTCTCTGTTTCATCGAAGCTCCTGCTCCAGGACCACTTTTTACTCGCTTTACTTCACCAACCCCAGCCCCTCTTAACATTTTTTGCAAAACTTCGCCAGTTAAAGAAGGGCTATATTTTGCTTCATAAGTTCCAGGAGCACCATGAAATAGAGATTTAAATTTAGAGTTTATTCGATCTTGTGTAAAATCAATGCGAGCATTTTGAGCACTTTTCTGAACATCTCTTTTAAGTAATGTTAATAATCCACCTTCAAAAGACACACCAACGGCACCTTTAGCAGCGCCAATATTTGGAAGCTCTGATGCTGATTGTAAAAATTCTGTACCACCAATTGCGCGGCCAAATTCATTCGCTTCACGGAGTAAAAGCTGATCTAAATTTGCTTCTAAATCAGGTATCTCACCTTTAAGGGCTTTTTTATTAATACCAGCTATCGAAACTAGCCCTCTATATTTTTTGCCTAAGTATGTTGTTTCACCTTGGGCTTTTGACTTGTTTTCTGAAACCTGTGGATAAATTAAAGATGAAACCTTACCTCTAAAAAGTGGATTAGTTGTAGTATCACCGAGTTCTACTACTTTATTAGATTGTGTTGGTGTTTGTGCAAAATTTGGGATGAAACCAGAAGCAAAACTTTTTGACGTAAATCTAGAAGCAATATTTCTAGCTTTTCTTTCTCTTTCTTCTTTTCCTTGTGCCCCAAAAGTACCACTTCTTAATACCTCTGTAGTATCAATCAAAACATTTTTTAAAGAAAAGATGGGGTCTGATTTACTTTTTGGGTCTATGCCATATTTATTATTTGGATTCGCAAAAACATTTGCAATGGAACTATTTACTTTTTTTAATTCACTTAAACGTGCTTTAATATTTACTGTACGATCTTTTGATCCATCACCTTTTTTATTTCCAGGTATAATAACAGCTCCACCACCCGGTTGTGATAAATTAATATTATTAGGGCCACGTTTACTAATATCAATTTTTTTTCTTAAGCCAAATTTTTGATTAAAATCTTTAATATTACCTACTTTTTGAACTCCACGTAATCCACTATCATATCGAATTACTTTTGAAAGATAACTTGTTAAATTGTTACCCTGAGCGCTTAATTTTGCATCTCCGTAATTAGTACGCTGATTAATACCTAAAATCTTTTTAATATCTTGTTTTCCAGCCCAGACATTTGGTTCATAATCTAATATAAAATTATCTTCAAAATATTCTTTTTGAAGACCAGCTGCTAATCCTACCGCATTTTCAAAAACACGTCCAGCGCCAAATATCTTTGATGAATCGTCTGTCTTAATTGATTTTGCAAAATTTGGTACAAAACCTTTTGCGGCAAAACCATTTGGTGGCGTAACAAATGTGCCCTTGTTCCCATTAGGGCCAACAACTGTATCAAAAGATTCCGCACTATTTACTGTCGCTAAAAACGAACCTCCCTGTCCATCGTACAGTCTTTTATTAAAAATTCTTCCTGGTTCGTAACCAGCCTGATAAGCCCCAATAGTTTCTGCTATTTTATTTTGAGGCGAAGCAAAATTAGGAATATAACCAGCAGCTTTTCCAGGTCTTCCTGGAGTCGGTGCGACTGGAATTCCGCCACTAATACGAACTCCTGCACCAATAAAAGCTTTAGAAAGTTGAGAAGCTAAAGCAGCTTGTTTTTGTAATTCAACGGTTTGCTGTTGTAAACTTGTGAGCAATTGATTTGCAACAGTATTTAATCCTTTTTGCCCTTGTAGGGCGAGATCTATTAATTGGGGATTTTTTGATAAAATTTGAGATATACTTGCTTGTAAATCACGTTGTTGAGCAGAAGCAGTATTTAATCCTAAAAGTTGTTTGACGCTACCAGTAGCAAAATTGGCTAAATCTTTAAATAATTTAAGAAGAACGCCTCCAATTAACACAAGACCTGGTCCAGCAATAAATTGACCTAAACCATCTAATATACCCCGACCAAGGGTAACGCCAAACCCCTGAGCGTCACTTTCATTAAATCCAGATAACAATTGATTTGTTCCACCAACAAGTCTATCAATGGATGGCCCAAATAATCTTTCACCACCAACTGCTGCTAATTGTCTTGCATTTTCTTGAAGGGCATTTAATTGTGCAGCATAAGTTTTATTTAATTCTTCATTTCTTCTAACTGCTTGATCCGTAGCGCTAGCGGAAACATTAAGAGCATTATTATAAATAGAATATTCTTTACCTAAGTCAGCTAAAGCAGCTTTTAAAATGTTAATCTGGAAAACACCACCGACCTGTTCAGCTACATATGCTTGTTGTTGCGCTCCCAAGGTATCATATACAGTGCCTAAGTCTTGTAATAATTGAATTGTTGACTTAACTTGGCCTCCAGCTCCAACCGTTTCCACTCCAAGACTTTCTAATAAGCTTACTACTTTAGTTCTTTGTAATCTTGTGAAAATTGTTTTAAATGAGTTACCAATAACCGCACCACCACGAGCAGTTGTTTGCTGTGCTGATGTGACAATCGCAATAAGTTCGTTTAATGAAACCCCAGATTGTGCCGCGCTACTACCTACACGCGCAACGGCATCAGCAAGATCTGCGGAACTAACAGCAAAAGCAGCATCAACGGTCGCAAACTTATTAACGACTTCTGTGGCACTAACAGCTTGACTTGCAAATGAGTTTACGGCAGCAGTAAGAGCTTCAACACTTTTTACGGTGTCCAACCCACTTAAACGAGAAAGAATTAAAGCCTCACTTGTTCTTTTTAAAGTTTCTTCTAAACCCAAACCTTGACGAGAAAATTCTGTAGCAGCTTCCGCAACTGCTTGAAAAGTTTGCCCAGTATTTTTTGCAATATTGAATAATTCTCCACCGAATTTTTGCAATTCTTTTGATGAAACATTCAGAATAACATTAATATCTTGTAGAGATTTTTGAACTTCTACAACAGAAGTTAACAAAGCAGTAAAAGCTCTCTCAACTCCAAATATAATACCAGCACTAGCACCGAATGCAATAACACGAGCATTAGAAGCATCTAACGACTTATTAAATTCATTGACTTGTCCAGTAATACGTCCAAGTGGTTGGTCACCCTTAGTCTTTAAATTAATATTATAGACCTTATTGACAGTCTTTTGTATATCTCTGTCTAAACGCCTAGTATTTCCACCAATATCTAATGTAATAGCAGCCATTGTATTCCTTAATCCTTTGTATACAATTAATTACACATTTTAATTATTTTCGCGCGCTTTGAAATATTCTGATTTTTCGAGTACCCCACCTTTCTCTTCTGCTAGTTGTAATAAACTTTTACCGTGTAATTTTTCAACTTTAACGCCAATTTTATCTAAGTCTTCTTTTGTGGCCCCAACCGGGCTTGTGACAAGATTAGAACCTCCAGATTTATTTTTTCTATTTTTGGATTTAATAGAAGTATCTTTTGATTGATTGTCAATCCACATTACAAGTTTCTCAGCATCATTTAACACATCATCTGGTACAGACTTACCAGATTCGTTATAATTTTTAATAATATTTTTATACATTTTACCGTACAATAGAAGATCTATTTGATATTTTGTACAGTTAGTTGTGGCTTTACCCCAGAACCCATGGGCATCATCGTTTAAATATACAAGATTTTGAAAAAACCCAGTGGCGGCAACTTTTTTAATATTATCATGGCTAAATACTTCTGAGTACGTATCAAAAGCATTTTTAATATTTTTTAAACGCTCGTCATTTAAATCATAATATTCTTCCCTACTCTCAAATAGTCTTTTGGTAAAATCCTGATTTTCATAAGTAAAAAAAATCAGTAATTCTTCGGTCATTTTACTACTAGCATAATCTTCCAAAGTATAACCAACTATTTCTCTACGTTCTTTTGTATACGTAATAAGAATAGACTCGTTTTGTTTAATTTGTTTTTCTACTTCTACTTTTTGAGAAGGGTATAATAATTTATCTTTTGTTTTAAATAAATTTTGTACAGTCTTTTTGAGAAAATTTATTTTTGACTCATTTTCTGATGACCACCAACCATTATTAATAGCTTCTTCGATTTTTTCTGATTCTGAGTATAAACCTTTATTCTTACCTTCTTTTAAAAATATATCGTAACTAGAATATATTGAAAAATGTTCTGCTAAAGTAGGATGTTTAAAATAGACAGAGCGTTTACTAATTAAAGATTGTGAAAACCCCCTACATATTTCACTATACAACCTACCATATTCAGAGTGTTTTTCCACATTATTCTGGCTTTATTTCTTCAATAACTGAAACGTTTTTCTCTTGATTTTCCGTCTCTTTTTTAGGCTCTTCTTTCGTTTCTGGATCTGACTTGTTTTCTTTTAAGAAATTATCATCGTATAATTTAAAATCGTCTGCGGAATCTACACGCCCTAAAAACCAAAGTGTAGTTAAATACATTACTCTTCTAATTACTGATAATAAAAATTCGTATTTATTTTCATCTTCTTCGAAACCATCATATTCAAGAAGTTTTTCTTCGAAGTTTTCTCCTTTAAAAATTGGTTTATAATTTTCCCCGTCTTTTTCGTAAGAAAGATTCATAACCCACCAAAGAATTGTACGATTACGAGCTTTTGCTTCAGCCGTATTTTCAAAAATAGAAATTTGTGAAGCTTCAAAATTTTGAATATCTTTACGTATATCTTCGAGATTATTAATTAATTCTTCTGAACGAAGTTTTTCGGCTTCAGTTCTTTCACCTTCACCTTTAATTAAAATAGTTTGTAATTCAAAAGATAAATCACGGAATTTCAAAAGTAACTTACCATATTCTTCACGTTCCTGATCACTAATACTACCACCACCGTTTGAAAGAATTGTTCCCCATGCAGCTTTTGGTAAAACGCCAGCTTTGGCAAAACGCGATGTTTCAGCGGCGTAAAAAAGTTCGCCATCTTCGCGCAGACGACGATTTGGTTTTAATAATGCAAACTTCTTAATAATAGTTTCTTGTGAACCATCATCTTTTTTTATAATATTCTTTGCATCAAATTCGTATAACCATTTATTCATATATTTATATTATTTTTCTTTTAGTTTAAAATCAAAATTATCTAATTCTTCTTCTATATTTCTGTAACAATTATTTCCATAATCAAGAACACGTTTACGCATTCTCTGGAATTCATCATCACTGATTTTATCTTGGCTTTTAAGATCTTCTAAAGAATATAAAAAACTTAAATATAATTTTTTAACGTCTCTATAGACGAAACCTTTAACTAGATCATTTAAATCAATATTCATCCTTTACAAACCTTTTACCTACAAACAATTACACCAAACAAAAAAAATGGGCACCCGAAAGTGCCCATTAATTTTTTTATGAATAATTTAACTTATGATAAAATACTACCAGAAATGAAGATACCTTTTTCTGTGTCTTGTGGGCCAGATAATTGAACTTCATAGGTGGCTGTCATTGTAGCATTATCACCGATAGCACTTGAGAAGCTTTGTGAAACTAGTTTTGCGCCTTTAAAAACATATGCAATTGCTGTGGGCTTTGTTGCTCCACAACCAGGCTCTTTCATCAAGATCGAGAAGTTTTTAAGAGTTTCGCTACAAAGGATATCAGATAAGTTGCCATCTTTAAGATCACCGACTTCAGCATTAACTTCTAACGTAGCTGTAACTGGAAAATCAATTTCACGAGAGAACGCAAAACGGTTACCAAGTTTTTGTAAAGGAGTACGGGCAAGATCGAAAGAAAGAGTAAAATCTTGAACTTTCAAGTCTGTTTCTGTAAAACCAATTGTGCTATCGGCTGGAAGATTGAATACGATATCTCCAGGTTGTAAGGCCGTTGGAATTCCAGCACCTGTAATAGCTGTAGCTTGTGGAAGCTTAAAGAAACTACCAGTAACATTTGATCCATCAACTGGGTTAACAGCTGGGATTACTGGGGTTCCAGTTGCGTTTCCGTACACACGAATATTCAAACCTTCAACCTCAATTTCTGCGGTTGCAATTTCACCCACAGCAGCGTTTACGCTATAAGATGTTAAGAATCCATTTCCAACTCCAATGACGCCAGTAGTTGCCCCAGCATATCCAGCAGCATCATTACCTTCGTCAGCAATTAAGAGGTAGTAATTTTTTTCATCAGTCGCTTTTGTAAGCAATCCGGAAATACAAGAACGTAAATTGGCTTCAGCTGTACCACTTGGATAAACATTTAAACCTAAGAATTTTTCATTTTGACCATTTGTAACATAATAAGAAAAACTGGCTGTAACATCTGGATTTTCAGTTTCGATACGGTCAATAGCGGCTAAGTTACCGAATTGGTTAACGTCCGTGAAGTTACGTGTAAAATCTTCATCAAAATTTTGAACACGAGAGAGCTGTTTGACATCATTTACTCCTGTTTGCATTCCTGTTACGGCTGTAACTTGACTTGCATAAAGAGCTAATACTTGGTAAATTGTTCTATTTCTTGCCATACTTATAATTACATTACATTTTTATTAAAGACACTCTATAAATTTAATTATTAAATAATTTGATTTACTTTAGGAACTGGTAAATAAGCGCTATTAATCGTAAACCAAGTTTTTACCATCCATGGATATAGCACATCTTCTGGACTCCAATAAATCGCATCTAGACCATTTTCTGAAAAATCAAAAATATTCCATTGGTTTTCAAACCACGCTATAAACCAACTACTAACACCATCCTTATTATAATAAGGCTTGCCTTGAAATAAAGTGGTATAATTAAACGTTCCATTTAAATTACCCCAGCCCCCATTTTGAACATTAACACTTGAAAGTAAACCTGGAGAAACTTGTTCAGAAACCTGATCATAAATTCTTGGGAATCTTAAATCTGACAATTCAAAATCCACAATAGCGGCCACACATTTTTTATTAATTTTCGCATTATCAATCTCATCTAATTTTGAAACTGTGACGCGATCAATATATACAAGACTATTTGATTGTTGATTTTTACATAAATTAGAATAATTAAAATTATTACTTAATTTAAAATCTCCAAAATAATTAAACGGAAAATCTTCAGAACTAAATACAGGAAAAACTTTTCTGGCACTATCACTTAAAATAGAAATAAGACCATCTAATGAAAAACTATTCGATGCTAATACTATACAGCGAATCATTGTCTCTGTAGACTCTTCACCACCAAAAGCGAATGGGATATTTTCTCCCATACGATGTTTGATAAATATACATGGATATGGGGTATCTAAATAACCTAAACCCCCAGTTACTTGTGTTACTTTAGGAGTAACATTATAAGCTTTTTCGAAAAGTAATTTTTCTTCACGTTCATCCGTATAATATATATTATATTCTTTTAAACTATAACTGGTTGTAATATTATTAGAATTAATACCGCTATTTAAAATCACGCGCCCCTTATTAAAATCAATATTTAAACCACTTGTCCCACGATTGAGATAATTTCCATTCACAAAAACTCCAGAAGGAATATTGGCATTTGGAACGCTACTATCATATACCCATTGACGAAATGGCGCGCTATAAACTGAATTTGTTGGAAAATTCGGATCTGGAGAGTTATATAGTTTACCACTATAATTTATAAAAGCTTCTCCACGAGTTAAAATTTCATGGTCTAACCATAAATAAAAACTTGACATTAAATTTGTTATGTAAGTTGCTTTCATTTTATTGATGACAATCTTTTAAGAAATTTTACATACATTTGGCTAAAATATTTTACAGGACGAAATACGCGATTAGAATATTTATATTTACTTTGTATACCGCCGCCAGAGCGTGAAGCTTCAAAACGTCCATATAAAAAGGAACCTAAACCTGATATGCCCCGTTCCATATCTAATAACCAACTCCGACCGCCTTCCCAAGGCAATCGTGCCACCGCGCCGAATTCATCTTTAGATGGAACATTCACATTTATTTTAAAACCATTTTTAGTACTTTGCACTTTACGATCTAGTAAGATTTTTTTAATTAAAATTTTAACAGGAGTCGTTGGGTTTGCGCCTCTATTAAAGCCTAAAAAAGAAAATAGATTTCCATAACCACCAAGAGTACCAGAAATATTAGAAGCACTTTCCCCACCTTCAATTTCTTGTGTTACTGGGTGTGACTCAAATTCTGAGCGAAATAAAGCTTTCTCTTTTTCAACTTCTACTTTTACCATATCTCGAACCATTTTTTTGACAGCACGACTGTTAAAAATTTCTTTATCTATTAATTTTTTATTTATTGTGCCAGCCATTATTCGCTCTCCTTAAAAAACATAGTATAAAAATCTATATTAAAAAGTCCGTGTGGCCTGTTAGTGCCAAGGGCTTGGACTGGACGACCGTCAATCTCAATTTTTTCAGCATCACTAATAAAATCTACAAAATCTTTTTTAGCTTTTATTCTACAAATATTACCACGCACTTCTTCACGAATTTCTGGCCAGCCCATCATTTTAGATGGGTCTTTCCATTGTATACGACAATCAAAAGTACCACTAATAGGAATATAGGTTACCTCTATAGATTCCTGATCATTATATAAAAAATTATAATTTGGATCGCTAGACACAACTACACGTTCTGGAGTTTTCCAAGCAGTAACTGGCCGCGCGAATGTATCATGAATATTATTAAATTCATTTCCCCATGCTAATTTTTCTTCATTTGATACAAGACTTGGCATATTAATTTAGGGTTCTTTGATATTCTTGAATTATATAATGAGACACGCCTTGCGTATCATCTCCAACAACTTGATCAGGAATTGCATTATATTTAAGATACATTTTTACGGCTTTATCTAATTCAGCTTTACAATCTTGAGCTAACCCTCGTAAGTTCTTCGATATTTCATTCTTATTAATTTTTTTAATAGTACTGTCTCCCTCTTTTAAATCTGTCCAGTCATTTCCAACAGTTATAGATCTAGCCGCTACAGATCTTGCTTCACTTTTAAAATATTCACAGTCGAATATCATCTTATAAATAGAATATTGATCAGAAGATGGTTCTGGCATTAAACCATAACCAGTAATTGTTCCAGAAGAATTTTGAAAACAAACCCCAGAAATGTGCGTACCAATTAAGTTATTTAATTTTCCCGCATTTGAGCTATCTAAAAACCATCCAGATAAACGACTTGATGGATAAGACACAGGATTACCTAAATCGTTATATACGCTATTTATAAATTGAGAAAAAGAATATGTACAGTTCACATATTATTTTACACAAGAATTAAGCGCCTTCTCTTAAGATCTTTCGGGCTCTAGCATCTAAGTCATCAATAGATTTGATATCACCTTCAATAACATTACTTCCATATCTTGAATTCCATTTAATGAATTCTTGAACTAAACGATCCGTAAGAACTTTACGATCTGGTGTTGGCATAAGACCGATTTTGTAAGCATGAGACTGTAAGTCCGTCATGTTCATTTCAGCCAATTGTCCACGATATTGTTCGGAACTTGTAGCTGTGTATATTGAAAGAGTTTCGCCTAAAATTTCATCTAAAGAAGATGGTTGTTTAACAGTTTTTTCTTCTTTTCCATGAATTTGAAGCATATCTTTTTTGGATGGGCGACCCCTTTTCTTTTTAACTTGAGTATTCATCTTAAATATTATTACATTTAATATAAAAATAATCTAATTTTTTTACAAAAAAAGAGCCACCCTTGCGGGTGGCCCTTAATTTTTAAACTATTAAGTTTAATTATACAATTAAACCAACAGCTGCACGAGCGTCAACGGCTACGCGGCCTTCTTCTACGAAACTGTAGAAACCAACTTTTTGGCTACGAGCCAAGAATTGATCGTCAGGAAGAACCTTGACTTGACCACGGCTTTCGCTTTGAATTGCGACTGGGCGCAAGAAAGCGTTACGGCTAGCATCAATACCAAGAATTAATTCATCGGTTGCGCTTGTGAAAGTTGTTCCACCAGCTTGACCATAAGTATTGAATTGTGTCGAACCAGCAAAGGTATCGAACAAGTCATTGTATTTACGGCCTTCACCGAGTTCGAGCAATTCATGAATTGTTACGCCGAAGATTTCGTTCGTACCAGCGGCACGATAGATATCTTCACGGATGCTGTCAGGAAGAGGTACTGCGGTAGCACCACTTGTAGCAACTGTTCCGGCGCGTGTATTCATTGGCTGATAAGCGAATGCACGAATTTGTTCTTTGATTTCTGGACTTACGAAGATGTCTGTTAATCCACGGCTTTGTAAACCTTGTGGAGTTCCACCTGTGTAAGCAGTGTTTAATCTACGAACCAATGTCCATAATTTGTTCATGTCGTCGAGTTGGAAAGTTCCAGCTGTTCCGGTACGGAAAACATGTTTACTACCATTAGTTGTAGCGTCAGCTAAAAGCTTAAGAATAACAGCCCAAGCATTACGTTCTTGTTTAATAAGAATTTCATTGGCCATACGTTCTAAACCAGCAGCAACAACGTCTAAGCGTGCTCTACGTACATAGCGCTTGTCCATGGAAATCGCACTATCAAGACGATAGGTGTTGATTTTCATTTCTTGCATACCTTGTACGAAATTGGTTGGCAATCCGCCACCAACAGTTTGGCTCCATACGCTGATGTGCCCTTCATTAAGACCATAGTAAAGATCAAGAGGAATCGAAGGTGAATCATCTTCATCAAATTCTACGTCTCTGTAAATCATAGGAGCGGAACCAGCTTGTAAAAGAACTTGCTGGATAACTTCACTGATGAAAGCTGCGAAAGCGTCTTGGGCTTCCATAGCTACAGTTTTGTTATCTGAAGCAAGAGCTTTGATAAGCTCGATTTGCTCTGGGTTTTTATCAAATTGAATTTTCATATTTTTTATTTCTTTATTTTTTTTATTAGAGTTCTACCTTTAAGAGGGCATATCCTTCATCATTTTTAGGACCAAGGAATTTACCAACTGTTGCGTTTGCATAAGATACAACTTTAAGATCACCGTTCCCAGCATCAGAAACAGCAGCGCCGCTTCCAACTCCTGGGGTTCCAACAATACCATTCACAAGTACAAGCCCTTTTGTTAAAATTGGGCAAGCTTGACCACTTACGATGACATCCATCTCTGCGGCCTTGCGTGGTCTGAAAAGTAACTGTTCTCCATTCTCGTCTACAGAACGAACGTCTTTGAGCAATAATCCAACGATTTGGCCTTTGGCAGTACCCGAAGGTGCAGCGCTAACGGTCCAAGGAACATTGAATTGTGCGGAAAGAGTGTTTCCGTATTGAGAAAGGTTATCTAAACTAAGATTATTTTTGAGATCAACGCCATTACCATTTGCTACAACTACAGTTCCTTTATTTAAGGAAGCTGAGTTTACAGCAAAAAGGTTAATAACATCATGCTCATCATAGTCTCTGAATGGTTTTAAATTTGCCATAATATTTTATTTCTTTCTATTTATTTAATTTTTACGCTGTTTTTATTGAAAGCAGCGCTGATTTTATCAACCAACGATACTTCTTGAGGAGAGGAAGCGTTTGGAAGAACTTCTTCCTTTACCTCTGCACCCGAAATTACTTCTTCTACAGTTTTTTGTTCGCTAGCGACTACTTCCGAAGCTTTTTCTTCTTTCATTTTCTCTTCGTCTTTCATTTCTTCTTTTTTGTAGTCTTCTTTCTTTTCGGCTTTAGCCATTTTTTTCTTTGCGGCTGCGAATGTAGAGAACTTCTTATACCATTTTTCGAATTGTTCATCATTCTCAATGGCGTTTAAATCTTCTGCGATGATACTACGATCTTCATCAGTAAGATCAAATTCTTCATCAAGCAAGGCCATGCGGCGTTGGAAATTGGCTTCAATTTCTTTTGCTTTGAGGTCTTCTTGAATCTTTGTGAATTCTTCTTTTACTTTTTCACTATCGGCTTTAATTGATTCAAGGCTGGTTTTTAATTCAGCAATTTGATCTTCAGCGGCTTTAAGTGCTGTTTCTTTTTCTTCAACTTTCGATTGCCATTCTTTAGCAAGGTCTGCAATGCGGTTCGAAATAAATTCACGAACTTGACTTGCAGCAACTTCCTTAATGGAATCTTCCGTAATATCATCAATATTTTTTAGTTGCATATTATTTTTTACATTATTATTTTCTTCTTGGACACTTTTTTTATTCATTTTAATTTCAGAAGATTCAACGTTTTCTTCTTCTTGGGTGTCCTCAACGGCTTTTACAGCCTCTTCGTCTTTTGGTTTGTCGTAAGAAATTACAACACCGCTAACTTCAGCGGCAGGAGTATTTGTAAAACCGATACCTAAAGGAAGAACATTACCTTGAAGATTTAAAAGAACGATTTCGCCATCTTCTGTATACCCATTACCACCAAAGACTTTAAGGCGATCTTTTAATTCTACAATTTCTTCTTCTTTTTCTATAATAGTTGCATCAGCTAAATTCTTATTACCTTTAGCAACATTAAATTCGTTAAATCCAAGCTCCCAACTTGCGCTTACCGAAAGATATTTATTGGAAGATGGGTCGCTACTTTCAACAAGCTCTGAAGCAAATTCTGGATTTACAATTTTCCATACATAGCCAGAAAGAACTACATTGAAAGGATCTTTCATAGCTTTTACTTCTTCAAGAGTTAATGGCTTACTACTACCGAATTCGCTAAAACCATAGCCAGTACAAACACCAACCACAACTTTACGATTATGTTCTATATTAAATGGTTTATTAATAAAATTCTCAACCATCGCAAGCGCGACATCAGTGCTAATTATGTGACCATTTTTATTTCCACGATTAACAACGAAAGCATCAAAGGCAACGCCCATTAAATCGCGGTTAACATCAAGATCAACATTTTTGGGAAGATATTCTTTTAATTGATCTACTGAGGCGACTGCTAAATATTTATCTTCATCGGAGGAAATCATCGCTTGTACAATTATTCCGTCAAATTTAATTGAGTATTTAAAATCTTTCATTGCATCCATTTGTAAATTTACACTTTGTTCTTCTAAGAGGGCAACATTTTTGAGTTTGCTACCAACAATAATTTTATCATTTTCACATTTATTAATTTGCATCGCGCATAATGAAATTGGCCTAGTGAATGAAAAAAGAAGATCTGATAAATCAAACCCAATGTTTTTATCAATATTTTCAACTGGAATATCTTCGTATATTGGCATTTTTATATTATAAAATAATTACACTTAATTTTATAATTTATTATTATAATCTTGCAAATTGCCAATGTTGGAAATCCATATTTCTTTCACGCCCTAAACTAACGCCGCCTTCTTCTTCAACAAATTTCCAATAATTATTAAAATCAGGATGTGCCATTTTTGCACGGTCTTTTCCCCATCTTAACTGGTTTCTATCGGGATCAATATCTATCGCGCAAGACCAAGAATGGGTACTCCAAGAATTACCGCCGCGCATTTTTCTAACGTTGAGGCATCCGCCAAATAGATTTAAACCTAATCTTTCAATTTCTTTACCTCCATATGTTTTTAATACTTTTTCAAAAACATTATAAAAACTCTTTGCACATTTTTGGTGACATGTAAATTTTTTAATTGTCGTACCCTTATCCCAAGCTAGTTTCATTGGATACGGTATTTCTAAAGATGTTGTATTCTCCCCCACAGGCCCATAAAAATTAACCATACTTGTATAATCTTGTTTTGGCCAACGCTGAGAAAGCGGCGTGTTATTAGAAACAGTGGTAACAAATTTCCAAGTTTTTGGGCCAACAACGCCATCTGGTTTTAAACCATTTTTAGCTTGAAATTTTAATGTTTCTCTTTCTGTAGCTGGACCGAACGCGCCATCAACATAAGGAATTTTATAACCAGCACTTTGCAAAAACAATTGCCATTGTTTTACTTCTTCACTCACATCACCTTTTTGTAAAACTTTCATATTATTCTACCCCTTGTTCAAATACCCAATCTAGTGGTGCGTATGATGGATCATTTTTGTATTTTTCTGCGTATACTACAGTTTGTTCTTCAATAATTTTTTCTTCTCTTTGCTCAGATGTCAATATAGAATCTAAATTTGTATTTGAAGAACTTCCATATTTAAAATCAATAGCAGCTTGAACGCCAATATAAGAGGCAACTATTATTGCAACAATCTCGATTGTTTTTGTAAAGATTGTTACATAACCAGAAATCAATTCATTTTTACTTGGTAATAAAAATAAAATCCCCACTGATAACAAATAAAAAGCCAACAATCCAATAAAAGAAGAAAATGCTAAGAAAAATTTTTTGGATTTAAAATGATTTTGATTCCGTAACGAATCTTGTAATTCGATGGGCGTTCCAGGCGGAATTTTACTAGAGCTTAAAAAAGCTGCCGCATTATTCGCAATATGTTTTAAATTTTGCCACATTAAAATAATATTGCGCCAACTAATAAGCCAGCAACAAATATCCCAATTAAGGTAGCCTTGCCAGGATTTGCTTGAATCCAAGCAACCGTTTTTTCATAATATTCTGTTATCTTATCCATAATTTTTATAAAAAGAACCAAACTAGTGCGCCGAATAATCCAGCGCCGCCGATTGGAATAAATAAATTATATGGTGGTGGAGCAAACGCCATGAATTGCAATCCTAATAAAACGCCACCCGCAGCAGCAATAATTGCAGCAATCCATTTTAAACGATGATAACGCTTAACTGCATTATTATATTTCTCAAGCCATTCAAAAGCTTCTTGTTGTTTTTGAACACCCCATTCTTTGAGTAAATCAGCTTGTTTTTGCACTATGGAAACATTCTTTTCTGCTTCCTCAACTGTTTTATTCGCATTAGCTAAATTTGTTTTTAATTTAGCGTTTTCTGATTTTGCGACGGTTAATTCCTCATTCAATTCTTTAATAATTTTGCGCGCTTCTTGTAAATTATTCATTGGAGATTGAACTGGTTCTGCTACACGAACTGGGACTGGAGTGGGCTTTGGTTTTGGTTTCCAAAATTGACCAAACCCTGTTGTCGCAAAACTAAACAAGCATAATATTAATAATAATTTTTTCATTTTTGCTCCTTTACAATATTTTTATTTGACGCTTTTTCAATTTCTTCCAAAAGTTTTTCAAGTCTTTCTGCTAAAGAAAGGGCTTTATCAATGTTAGCCGCAACTTTTGTATTACTTTCGCCAGCTTTTGCCAGCTCAGATTTTGTTTCTTCCAAAGACTCTACAACTTTTGCGGTAGAAACTGATGGTGGCGGTACGTCTTTATTTTTAAGACTCGCACAGCCTGTTCCAAAAGCTAATATGATTATTAAAAAATACTTCATATTATATATGTACACTTAAATAATTTAATTTTAATTAAAAGTGTGAGAAAAGGTTGCGCCATTTGTCATCTTGGTCGGAGCAGTTCCATCATTCCAGTAAGCAATTACAACACCACTATTTCCAGGACTTGTGAAAGAAACTGAGAAGCCGCTTAATTCTTTACCAGCAGGATTAGATGTAAAATCCCAGAAACTCGTTAAACCAGTATAATTTAATAATACTCGTAATGCTGGATTTGTACCATTTTTTAATACATATTGATATTGATCTTCATTAGGAATCGTTCCTACTTTTTGCCAACTATTGGGACCCATTGGCGGTTCAAAAGTAACGCCAACGCCGCTAGGAATAAAAACATCTACCCCCGCAAATGTATTACCAGCCAATGGGAGGTTAATATTCGCGCTTCCAGTATTTCTATCGCCCCACGGTTCAAAAACTTGCCCAGTCGGAGAAAAAGGTGGATAGAATACATAACGACCACCAGACATATAATTTAAATTTGTACTATCAGATCTCCAGGTATTAATTCTAGGTCTATCATTAATATTAGAGGGGAACGGATCAAATCCTAATACTAATACATTATTAAAATCCCATTCTATATTGACTGATGCAAAATTTTTACCAGCAATAACACCAGCTTGCGCTGCATAATTTCCAAACATTAGATAAGATCTCCGTATAATATGAATTGATTACCACTATGATGAAGCAGTGAAGCAATTCCATACTGACCAGCTGTTCTAAATAAATTCAAACGTTGTCTTACTATTGCCCCGCCACTACCAGTAATAAATAATTGACCATTACCCATTTGTACAAAAGATACATTATAACCCGTAGGGAATCCTGTTGGTACGGTTCCAGTTATATTTTGGGCCGCATTAATAGTTAACAATTTTGCATTAAATGAATTATTAAATATAAAATTACCAGTAATATTATTTATATCAACTAAAGGCGCAACCGCTTCACCACTTAAAAGAACTCCGGTTCCATTTGCGATTGGTCGTTCAATACACGAAAGAGATCTACCCGAAATATCTCCATTTTTTTGTACTAAAAATTTATTTTCATTGAAAGTAATTGATTCACCCTTAAATTCAAAAAATCCACTAATTCCTGCTACGCCAGAACCACCTATAAATCGAATTGGACCACCAATATTTGGAGTTCCTGCACCAGTGGCAGAACCACCAGAAAGAATAATCTCCCCGCCAAAAATATTACCACGTCCAGTATTTAATATCCTAAAAATATTACGATTTACAATAATGTCATTTCTATTTGTTAAAACATCTGGGGCAATTACTCTACCAAATTGATCAATAATTGGGATACCATTAAATCTAAAATAATCACCCCACCCAGCAACTTCTCCAGACAATACGGCTCCACGGCCCCCTTGAAGTACGATATGACCCCCAATAGAATTGCCATTACCGCCTGATATAAAAATATGTTCTCCAAAATATTGAGAACCAGTAAAATTACCACCAATTAATTTTAACCCTCCAGCTACTTGTGGTCCTAAATTTTGTAATGGCATTTCGAAATTAAAATCTTTAGAACCTTGTAATTCTCCATCTAATTTCAAATTGCCGATAACATGTAATTTTTCTGTTGGCGTTATAGTTCCAATGCCAACTTTTTCTCCACTTAGTAATGCAAAAATACCACTTTTTTCTATTTTTTTTAATTTATCATCTACATTAAATGTCGTAAATGCATATATAAAATTATTTCCAGAAGCAACCGGGATATCAATGAAACCAGTCGTATTAATTAAATTTGGGGTTAATAAATTGTAAGGTCCAGAACCATTTCTACCTGATATAACCCATGATTGAGAATTTATAAAATTTGACAAAGCTTCTTGATCTTGCGAAGAAGTAGTAAATGGAATACCATGCCTTGTTCCAGTGATAGTTCCACCAGCGCCAGTCAAAAGTGTAAAAGTCGGAGATTTAGGAACGCTTGCGAGTCGAGTTGTTAAAAATGGAGAAATAACAACCCCAGAAAATTGTTTATTTCCACTAATTGTTTGATCGCCAGTTACATAAACAAGGTTATTTAAATTTTGAGAAGATCCGAATTCTACCCAGGAGTTATTAGTATTATAATAATAATATTTATTCTCACCAGTAACATAAACCGTCAATCCTGGATAAACTTGAGTAATAGAATCTCTTTCTCCTATATTAGATACTACTGATCTAGTATCTAATGGAACTTTTGCGCCCATTTCTAAATTCGTTGCTAATTGGAATGCCATAAATTAAAAGTAATATATTACAGGGTAATTTGTTAATGTTGTCGGTAAAGTTCTTTTATAATAACGATAAGGGTGTGTAGTCACATTATTATCTAAAGTCAAAGTAACAAAACCTTGAGTAAAATCTGTATTAATATTAAAGTCGCCCAATTGGGGGTTTGCAATTCTTGATAAAGCGCCCCATCCGCTTGGATATACAATGTAGAACCAACTATTATTTGTATAAACTTGAACTTGAAAAGAAGATGGCTCCTGCATAACTGTTTTCCCATTATTACCGCCAAGGAAATTTTGTCCAGAAAGAACAGTTTTCATATTAGCTGGATTATTTTGTAAATTATCTATTCCAGAACCAGCAAAAGTTGGGGCTTCAAATATAATACTTTGAATATTACTTTGTATTTGAATTGGAGATCCTGCTTGGTTTACTCCAGTTGCCTTTATATAAACATTATTAGAAGTATTATTTAAATTAACAGTAACACCCCAACTAAAATTTTGAACAACTGGTATTAATAATGGCAAACGACCAACATCATTAACAAAACCTTCTACATTTGTAAATTGATTTAATCTTAAACTTCCAGTAGTAATTGTTCCAACAAAATTTATTGATACTACAGGCTTTCCTAATTCTTGTATTGGGAAACTATTTAGAGTAATGGATCCTGAAATAAAAGGATAAAAAACATTATTTAAAAAAGTAACAACATCATTACCACCAGGAATTAAGTCTTTAAATCCAACTACATTAGCAGTAATCTGGCGATTACCGTTAAAAGATGTTGAGCCTCCTAATTCACCAGTAGTTGCTAAACCAGACCCATTAAAAATAGGTCTTGAATTAAAAGTTTTTTGACCACTTATTATTTGATCGCCTGTTGTGTACACAACATTTTGACCAGTAAGCTCAACAGTCGGTTGATAATTATCTAAAATAAAATCTAAGTCATCAAATGTGACGAAATATCCAGATCCATAACCACTTACTAAGTCACCGACATCTGGATGCAACTGATTTTTTCTGATTAAACTTTTAGCCATATTATTCTATTTTACTATGATAAAGTAAAATTGCTGTTTTATAGTCTAACCCATATTCTTCAGCAATCTTATTAACTTGTTCCATGTTTACATTTAATTGCACTGGTTCATTAATATAATCATTAATTTTATTTAACCAATCTTTTGGTTTTTCATTTGTGGCAATCGTTTCTGCAATTGTTTGAATAATATCTTTTTGTTCTTTTGATAATCTTTTACGGCTATATTTTTCTTTTAATGTGTTTTCAACAGCTTCAACCAAATTATCAAATTTAACTAGATTTTTTGCTACAAGATCCGCATTAATTTTTGATTTTTCTTCTGCGGCTTGAACACTTGGAGCAGTTCTTGGTGCTTTAGTTGTTTGTGGGGTTCCAGTTCCAGCAGGACGACCAGCAGCTTGTTGTTGACCTTTATTCAATAAAGGTTGATATAAACCTTCTTCTTGCAATTTTTTGAAATCTTTTTGAGATTCAACGCTTTCCTCTGGTAATGGTAAGCGACCAGTTTCAATTGCTGTAACACCTTCTTCTGGAGTAAGAACTCCAAGCTCAATTAAACGAGAATAAATTCTCGTTAGGTTCATATCATTTTTAAAATCAGCATCTTTAAAACGTGCTACTGGCAAATTTTTAAACCCGAGATTTTTACCAATTTTTTTCATTTCTGGTAAAAGAAAATCATGCATGAATGTTTCACGAGCATGTTTAAGTCTAGAAAGAAATACTTCTATCTTAGTATTTGTATTAGCATATTTTTCTTCACCAAAAAGAACGTTATTAAGACCATAACGAATGTCACGATCTACAACTTCATATTTTTTAGGATCTAAAATATTACTAATTTCTGGAATAATAAATTTAATGTTTGTTGTATAATCAGTTACTAAAATACGACCTACACTTTCATTTTCAAAAATTTTTCTTAATGTTCCTATTTGTTCTTTGGTAGGCATACCGACTTCATCATTTCCCATTGTAACCAACAGGACTGCTTGCTGTATGGTACGGCTGATTGCCATATCCATGTTTTTAAGTTCTTGCTTCCAGTTAATATCTTCGAGAACTGGGAAGCCCATTGGTACGCTAAATGGTTCATAATCTTGTTTTTTATAAAAAACGGGTACAAATCTTTCTGGCTCTAATTCAAAAATCATATATTGATTTGTTGGAGTAATTCCGCCAGTTTGTTTTAAATCTTTTAAATTTTTAACTTTTTCAGCTAATTGTTTATCCTGTTCATTATCAGGATTTGTTAAAACTTTCATTTCAAAATCATTTAAGACTTTAACATATTGAGGAGTAATAAATGAAGCTGATCCAAGTGCTTGAATATCAGCAGGATTCAACATAATATAACGAACAGGAATTTCACCAGCACGGGCTTCTGTAGTAATTAAATCTGAAAGCACGCGCATGTCTTGTTTTGTAAACTGTGCATTTAATTTATAAAGAAATACATTACCACTACGGAAAAATTCTCTAAAAAACATGTCTTGTAGTTTCCACAAATTTACTCTATCACCCCATGCTTGGAAAAATTTACGAGACTGTTCATTCCCACCAGTAAAATAAATAGGTGAACAGCTAAATTCGGTCATTAAATCAATAGTATTTCTAAAAATAGAAAAATTGTAATAAGCTTTTTGACACAAAATAATAGTATCTTTAATACTTATATTTGAGGTATATTTTCCATAACCACCACCATAAATAAAAGGAATAACCCCACCTTCAATATTCGCATACTTATCAGTTCTTGAAATTGTAGAAGCTCTATTTCTTCTTACTGATGTATTCACTTCTCCGCGACTAGCTTTGACTTCTATAGTGTCTTTTGACTTAATAGATCCTTCAATTACCTGCGGCTCTGGGAATTTAATATTTTTATTAATATTTCGTGCCATAAATTATTATAACAGTTTATTACACTAAAATCTGATATTTTATTAGATTAATTCTGCAACAAATTCCGTATTCTTCTTTGCAAAATTTTCTGGAGCCATTATATCAAAATAAGCTTTAACGCCCCAATTTCCTAACATAAGAGTAGTATAGTTATCTTTTCTAGCCCTGTTTATACTTGTGGATTTTCTCAAATGTGATGGTAGGTCAAAACTCTGAGTACCTCTAGATGTTGTGGTAACTTCAACATTGGCACATTGATCTTTAGTGTCTTGAACGATAAAATCCTGTTCTTCTATAAATTCTCTCACAGTTAGCTTTTTAGTTTCAAATTCATTGTCAGCTTTGTCTCCGATACCCCTTGGGTAAATATATTCCATCGGTAAATTCATTGTAAAAATATTCTCTAAAATATCGGGATGATTACTCGCGCGCGAGGCAAACCAGATCTTTTTATGGTCAATACAGGTTTGTAAATATGAGTTTGCACGACCCAAGAAGAAACTTGTAAAATATTGTTTAATACAAATACTTCCAAAATCTTTATTGTATTGCCTAGCACAATCTTTTAACATTTTACTATAATCCTCGTTTTCTTTATCAGATTCAAAATCTACAAATCCAATTTTACGATTCATGTCTTTAAAAAATTGAGAATTATTAACTGCATCAATAAATGTATCCGCGCCAGCATGGTCAATAATAATTAAAGCAATATTAAAGTTTTTATATAAATAATAAAAATATTTGATGTGATCTTGTAAAGATGATCCAGCAGCTTGGTATCCATGAACTAATACCCCTTGCTTCTTTTCTTCGTCAAGTTCAATAAGACTCATGGCGAAATAGTCGGCAACTTTAGAAGATGAAAAGTTAGGGTCAATTGCTAGAATATATTTTTTGTCAACATCTCCTACAACTTTAGTGGTTGGATATTCACCATCTGGAATTGTACATTCATGCATTTTTTTAGGAGAAAAATAACTATCGCCGCCATCAATAAAACGCGCACAGTATTCTCTTAAGAACGAATGATGTGAACTTCCGCCACTTTTAGCTACTTGAATTGCGCCCTGATCCACCATATGTTGAGGTAAGGCTTCGTAACTTAATTGCGAAACAAAGTATGTTCCAGGCAATTCGCCCTCTTTAGATTCTTGTTCTTCTGGATGTTCTATTAAATGTGACCATTGTTGATAGACACGAAATAAATGTTCGAAGGTATAACTTGCAGAACTTAAACATAACATTTGTGATGTATTTTCAAATATATGTCTATTATCGGGATGTAATAATCCTTTTCTTATTAATTCTTCTTCTAATTTTCTAATACGAATTCTTTCGCCAACATCTCGTGGCGAACTTAAGAATGGAATAAGAACATTATCAATAATATCTGGAGGTAAAAGTAGGAACTCGTCTAGAATAAGCACGTTAGCACGAATACCACGAATTTTTTCTCCAGTTAATGGAATCGCAGTTATGCTACCTCCATTAATTTGCCATTCATATTGGTCATTTCGTTTACTTTTTAAACCAAAACATTGTCGAGCTAAAGCAGCACCTGGAGATGCTAAAAATTTTTCAATTTCATTAAAAACACGGCGGCTAGTACGAAAGTTAATAGACGCAATAAGTATTTTAGTTCCAGGCTCTAACATACATTTAAGAATACAATAGATTGCAGCGCAAAAACTTTTAGCTCCACCACGACCCCAAACTAGCATGCAATAATTTCTATTAAAAAAAGAATTGAGTGTTAATTCTTGATAAGCTTCTAATGTTAAACCCATTGACAACTCTGTAGTAAAACCAAGATTATATCTTAGAAACTTGGCAAGACTAACCCTGGCCTCTTCGTCAGTTAAATCGCCCTTTAGTTTAAGTAGCTCTTTATTAACGTTAGCTAATGGTTTAGATTTTTTTTGATTTCCTACAATAAGGGCCATTTTGTATCAAAGTAATATTGTAAATCTATTTTACATGCTTCTTCATTCATTCCTAGGATATGTAATGTTTTATCTTTTGCTTCTTCGCGCCCATCACAAAAAACAAATTGAAGATTATCATATTGACGTAATAATTTTCTCATATTATGTGCAATAAATTCACCAGAAGCTTTGCCAAATTTTTGTTTTTGGTACATCATATTGTTAAGCGTTGATTCTACAACAACTACAATATAACCCCCTAGTTTTTTAGCTTTTTGAATTTCGCGCTCAAATCTCTCACGGCCACCGCTCAATGTTCCATACAAATCGCTTAAGCTTTTACGTTCAACAGCTAATTTATTATTAGGATGTAAGGAATAATCACCATACTCCAATTTAGATTCAATCAAAGTATGTTCTTCAAAACTAAATGGCTTTTGTTCACGACTGTCTACAATAATTTGTGGAATTGGGGTCCAAGGAATCTCGTCTGGAATTTCATAATTAAATCTAGAATATAATCCAGCTTTTCTACATAAATTATTATAATTAGTTCCAGAAAAAATTTCCATCGTACTTACTGGCAACAAACAATTAATACTTTGAGCCTCGACTTGACCAGGGGCAGTTTCTAAGCTCTTTAAATCACAATATTGGTCTAATTTACTTTTAAAATAATCGGCACACTCTTCTTTTGAAAGAGTCTTTAGCCAATTTTTATAGTTTTTTTTATCAACAAAATCACACGTTACGTATTGATCAAAAGATTTATATTCTAATTTTTTACCATCAAAACGATCAATGCGTTTCCAATAAGTTTCAAAATAAGTTTTACAAGAAAGCTTATGATAATTTCTTAAATGTTTTTGTAGTTCGGCAAAATAATTAAATTCTTCGCCACAAACTTTACATTTTAAGTATATTTTGTTCTTATTCATAATATATTATATTAACTATGAACCATTTCATCTATATCAATTCCACGGATAACAGCTTTTAATTCGTCCATAGATGATAAACGTTTAGCTTCTTCTTCAAGATTTTGTTTTTGTGCTTCTGCCAAATGAATAATACTTTTACGACGCTCCTCGTCTTTCCATGCTTGAACTAGATTGAGAATACTAGCATTTTCTTGTTTACGTTCCTGTATTTTTTTAGAACGGTCATCTACAAGTGATTTATATAATTTATTTTGTCTATTACGACATTGGTTGTATTCAGTCTGTAAGCTACTAATCGCTTCATTAAGACTCATTTTAATATTCCGCCCCTCATCCTCTTCAGATGCTTGACGTAATAATTGACGCAAATCCTCAACTTGTTGTAAAATTGTAGAAGCCGTAACAACCTCTGTGCAAAGAGTAATAAATTGATCTAACTCTTCTTGTGTTAAATCTTCTTTATCATAAGTATAACGAATAAAAGCATCTTCAAATAATTTACGATCATCTTCACGACGATAAGTATTAATTTGATAACAAAAACTAAAAGTATTTAAATACCTTTGTAACATTTCAACCTGTTTAGTCTGAACTGCTTTTAATTTCTTGTCTTCCCATCCTAAATTAAGATACTTATTAATTCTGTATAAAGTTTGATCCATACGGCGCGGTGGAAAATATTCTCCAATATGACTTTGCGCTGAAGTCTCTGATTCTTTAGGAACATAAGTTGTCATATCCAAATATGTAGGATCAGCCTTTTGGAGTTTATTAACGTATTTGTTAACTTCGCGCGATTCGAGACTCAGATGGGTTAAATTATTATTTTTAAATAAAATTTTTGCCATGTCTAGATAATGCTGATTTTTATAATTATTTTTTATAAATTCTTCATGTTCTTTTGTTAACGAAACACGGTCCCGTTGAAAGACAGAGCGATTTTTATATTCAATATTATTATCTAGTAAATATTGTTTTAGAATACGCCCTTCTTTACTGCGGCTATCTATATTTTCATTATTATATGTGTAAGCAGTTATTTCTGTAAGAGTAGCTTCGGGATTTTTTTGCAAAAATTCCTTTAATCTATTTTGCTGCTCTAATGTGAGAATTTCTTCCATTATAAAACCTCCCTTACAACTTCGCGCGCTTTTTGTAAAATTTTAGATTTAATTTTACTAATCTGTCTATAAGCTGGCCGCCCTTCTTTTAAACTTAGTTTATACCCCATTTTCTTGGCGACTTCGGCTTCTTCTAGGTGCTGTAAAAACATAAAATCATAAACTTTCCATTCAATTATACTCAAATGTTTTTTCATAACTTCGTGAAAAAGAGGCATTAAATTTTCTATATCCATGGAATTCTCAGTATCATGTAAAACATTTTCTAAAGTTGTTTCGGGATTATCATGATTTGGACTATGTATACTTAATGGAAATTTTACATCATATGCGGATTTTTTACTTTTCTCCCATTTGGCGTAATCTTTGCAAGAATTGTTTTGTGATCCATAAATAGAACAACCATATTCTCCTGTATTAAATGGACACTTTAAACACGGGCGCGAAAAATTAGAATAATGGTTTCTTAACATGTTCGTCATTTGGTGATTAATGACTTGGTTTAGCCAAGGGCGCATGGGGCGCGCAGGATCCCATTTATCCCATTTTTTATAAATGTGTATCCGCAGTCTTTGCGCCACATCTTCAAAATCCATCCAAGCTATCGCGGTAAGGTGCCAACGATGTTTACGTTTTTGAATTTCAGAATTAATAACATCTATAGAATCTTCAAAAGAAGGTCTGGGAATGCCTTTTTTCTTTCGTGGCATATAAATTATTCAGATCTTAACGAGCCAGCTTCTCTTTGGAATTCGGCTAAAATTTCTTCCCTGGTTTTTGTTTCTGGACTATGTTGATTTTGAAATTCTATTGGCGCGGATGGATTATCTATCAAGCTACCAAAAGATTCACCTTTGGATTGATAAACATCTACTTTAAAACTGGGTTTTACTTTTTTAAAATCAATATTACTTTCTGAAATATAAGATTCCTCTTCTTCAATTTCTACAGAGTTTATATTTTTCTTTAATTTTAATTCATTTAAAAATTTATTTCCTTTTTCTTCTGCTTTAGGAGAAGATGACTTGCTTGCAAAAGATTGTCCGCAAAAAGCACAGAATTTTGGAAGTTCAAAATTATATTCAGTGGTCTTGCCACATTTGGAGCAAAAATATTTCATACACTAGTATTTTATAGGTTTACACAAAAAAATTCTAAAATCTCTTCTATAAACATTTTATAAATATATGTGTGTAAATAACCATTGATGTCGTCTTTAATCAATTCCAAGGTGTTCGATATCATCAAAGAAGATATCGAATCTCTTGATGGTAGAATTATATTATTAAAAGGAAATTATTGTGGTGGTAAGAGCAAATGTTCTGGACTTTTTTATATGGATTCAAATGACGATCCAATTATTAAAGTTGCCAAGGGTAATTTAGCAGAAGATGAATGGTTTGGTGTTTTAATACATGAATATTGCCATTTTATACAGTGGAGAGATGATTCTCGATTATGGAATAAGTTCTGTGATTACGATGTAACATATTCTCAAATTATTTCAAAACCACAAAAATATAAAAAAGAATTAGAAGCTTTAATGGAACTAGAAATAAATTGTGAAAAATGCGCCACAAATATTATAAAAAATAACAAACTATTCGACCATAAAAAGTATGCCCAAAGTGCAAATGCAATTATATATAAATATGCTTTCCTGTATAAATACGGCAAATGGCCCGACGACAATAGGAAATATAAAAAAGTTCAGGAATTTTGCCCAAACAGAATATTAAAATCTTATCGAGAATATTTAAATATACCAGAAAAGGTTATTCAATATTATCGGTAAAAGAATTGTATGGATCGGGTGGAAGAATTAAACCATTATCTTGGATATACTGATCTATTTCTTCTCGCGTGTCGGTTATAACCATTGTATATACACAAGAAGTTCCACCAGCGCATTGAAGTGGTGGTACAAGCACTTGTAATGTATTTGCGTCATAAATCATCCACCATTCGGTTTCAGATGTTACAATTCCATCTACCATTGGAATCACATCTGGCCTTTCTTGATTTGAATATATTTTAATCATACTCTTGTTCCTGTTGTAACGATCCAACCACGATCCCTCAGGGTTTGTACATCATTAACCCCCTGACCAGTTGGTCTAAAATTTGTAGTTGATGCTCCGCCTAAATTTAATGTGCAGAGTGAGAAACCTGGAGTTATTCCCGTTGCATTTCCAGTTGTTCTGCCAGCCGCCACAAAAGCCGCCAAGATTGAATTTACCGCAGTAGAAGATAATTGATTACTATCTGCTCTAAAATCTCCTAAAGTATTGGAAACACTACCGCCATCAAAATTTGTTAATTTAGTTGCCCCCCCCTGATTATAAGCCCAAAAAGCTCTTAAACTTGTCAATTGTGATAAATTTGGGATAGATCCAGTTAAGCGATTTTGAAAACATGAAAATAATTGAATATTGGGGATATTATTTAAAGAGGGTATGGTTCCTGATACCAAGTTATTATCTATTCTAAACTCTCTTAAAGCTGGGTTATTTAAAACAGGAAAAAAGCCTGTTATTCCTCCTGGTGCTGCTTGAGCGGAGCAATGAAACAACTGCAAACTATTTAATCCAGATATTTCAGGAAGAGTTCCTCCTATTTGATTTGTATGACATTGGAATTCTTGAAGTATTGGACACCCAGTAAGAACAGGAATTGGTCCAGTTAATTTTGTAGTTCCTTGTTGATTATGACATTGAAAATAGCGCAAACCTGGAAATGTAGACAAACTAGGAATAGAACCTGTCAATCTATTTGCTTCACAACGAAAATTTACCAAACTTGTTAAATTGGCAAAACCAGTTGGAAAAGAACCACTATACTGATTATTGTATATCCAAAGAACTTGCACTTGATTTAAGCCTGTTAAGTTTAAAAAAGATCCAGATAAAAGATTTGTTTGAATTTGAAGTGCAGTTATGACATTATTACCATAACCCGATATATTAGTAATATTATGATTCTCACATCTGAACTGTTGCAAATTAGGAAAAGCAGAAAGGTCTATAGTGCCACCGAGTTTAGGAGAACTTGTACCACAATTAATTTGTGTGACAGTTGGATTATTTTGTAATATTAAACTAATTCCAGCCATATTAAGAGAATGTTTTGTTATAGTTTACACTAGAAGTTAAGATTTGGGAACTTCCATCACCCCAATCGGCGGTGACACCGCCATTTTCAAAATGAACATTGAATGCGGTTAATGTTTTTCCAGATGGGCTTGCCACAAAATCCCAGAAAAGACCGCTAACAATAGAAATTTGCGGCCAGATTAAGTTATTATTATAATAAACCTGTTTAGCCGAAATTCCATTATATTTAATGTCCGTTGCTTGGTCGAGTCTCATTAGATTAGAATATAAACCACGCCAGAAAGTGGAATGCCAGAATTGTAAGCCCCAGTTGTCATTACTTGAAGGCCACTCACTCCACCCAAGTCTTTTGGGATTCCTTTTGTTTCAACTGAAGCGTTGACTTCAAAAGTTCCGCCGCCATAAATAGAAATATCTGCGCCATCAAAATTATATTCATTGGCTTGAAATGTTTTGTTTCCACTAATGGTTTGGTCGCCAGTGGTATAAACAATATTATTTGAGCCAGAAATATCATTTATATTAAGTTGTCTATTAAGCCATAATCCACTACCACTGTTATAAATAATTACGTCCCTATTTTGTTTATTAATGATTCTAACATCATGCAATTCGTCAATTTCAAAACCATTTTGAATATGAACAAAAATTTCACCCTGCGTTGCGTGTTTTTTTGTAACAACGCCAAGATAAACAAGATGATTTGGGGCTTTTGGTTTATTAGTTAAACCATAAATTAAATCACCAGTTGTGCCCAGCCAGATTGGATCGCCTTCATTTCCAGCCGCAGAAGTATTTACATTTTGGAGCAAACCTTCTGTAACAACAGTCCCATTTGCATTTTGCGCTAAACTCGACTGATTAACGAGTCCAAAAGTTTTAGAGGATGTTGCTTCTCCGGTATTACTTGCCAATTTGACTAAAATATTTGTGCCAGCAGCGCTAGACACATAAACTGGTTGCCCTTTAAATATTGTAGAACCATTATCATTTTTAATATTGACTTCTGCTGTAAAAAATACGCCGCTAATGACAGTATTAACTTCTCCGCTTAATAAAACTGGAACTGTATTAACGGTAGGACGAGAGGTGAAATCTTTAATGCCACTAACTGTTTGATTTCCAGTGGTATAAACAATATCTCCAGCGATTCTTAATTCTAAGTCTACCAAATCGCCAGTGGTAATAAACCCGCTTGGGTTATCTTTCGTATAATAAATAGATAAATCCCCAGATACCCCACCAACAACTGGAGGATATTCCTGTTCTGCTTTTTGTATTATATTTCTAATAGCCATTTATAACTATTACACTTTATTTATTATGATCACTCCGATTTTATAAAATAGCTTGGAACATCCATTTTCTACTATTTGTTGTCGAAACATTAAATGTATCAGAGGGTCTATCATAAGTCCATAAGGCTGAAATCGGAGCATATGTTTTCACAGTTGATAATACCGCTCCAAAATCTGCTTCTTCAGCAACACTTGTTCCAAACTCTCCCACAAACAGTGGTTTTTCCATATTTGTAGCATATCCCGCAAACTCTTCCAGTTTAGGATAATTGTATGGATAAACATGGGCGCTGAATAAATCATAAGGATCTGGGCAATGCCTTATAGCCATTATTTCAGCTTCTTCTGGGGAATCATCATCCCAAGCATTTTGGATTGGGATAAAACCTCTTTGCCATTGGTCTTGATGCCATTGACTATCTCTTGATAAAGAATGTCCTGTACTAAGCGGTCTCTTGGGGTCCAAGGACTTAACAAGTGTACCTATATCAATCATTGTTGACAGCATATCATCTGTAACAAGAATATCTCTTACAGGGTCTCTAGTTGAAGGATTGCCTTGTGAAGTGTTTGTCGGGGGTAAATGATTTGTCGCATTAGGCAAATCCGCAGATAAATTCCACTCATTCCCCATTTCCCACGCCCATACGATTCTAGAAGTTTTATATCTATTAACTACTTCAGAGACAAATTCTCTTAATAATGCCCTGGTAAGACTATTTGGATTTCCTAGTTGGTCAACATTTTCTCCAGCGATATCACAAAAAGTATAATGACGCCAAGAAAATACAAGTATCAAACCTATGTTGCATTTAGAAAATAAATCTATTAAACCATCAATCCTTTCATAATATTTATTTCGGTCATTAAAGAAAATATTTGCATCTATTGGATAGAAATTTAAACCCACACGAGCAAAAGGAATCTTAAAAAGAGCGAGTTGCGTTATCCCGTTTAGGTAGGAAAAATTTTGAGGATCTGCTAATACTCTTTCTTGTACAAGTCTATGATGATTAACACCGATGCCCGAAAAAGTATTACCATTTAACTTTAACACCCCGTTTTCAATCGTTAATGCTGGAATTTGAAAATCAGGATTTAATAGATTTTTTTTATCGCCTTCGCCTTTAAAATCTATTTGATTCGCGCCATTTTTCGTAAAAGTTAAACTCATTACAAAATTTACACTTTATTTTTTAGATTTTTCAAATTGTTCTATAATATAAGAAAGAATTTCCGAACGAACAATATCTTCTTTGCCAAATTCAAAAGTATGAATACCATGTTTTTTGGCTTCTTCACTGTTGAACATATCAAATACTTTATTAAATCCACTCTGTTTAATATCTGACTGTTGAGCATCACCACAAATAAATAGAGTTGAAAATTTCGCCATGCGCGTCATTACAAGAAGAAAATCTTCGATGCGACAATTTTGAGCTTCATCCATAATAAAAGCAGCGTTTGAAATATTTAACCCGCGTAAAAATCCCAAAGGAATACCAACTATTCTTTCATCGGCCATGAGTGCTTTAACATGTGGCTCTATTAATAATTCATTTAATTTGTCAACCATCGGATGTGTATAGGGAGACATCTTTTCTTCTGATGTTCCTTTAATATATCCAATACCGTGAACAGAAGCCTCTACAGGAACGCGGCTATAATAAATTTCGCTAATTTTTTTATCCCTTATTTTTTGTAGAGAGCAATATACAGCAAGAAGTGTTTTACTAGTCCCAGCAACACCTTTAGTAATAATTACTTTGGTGTTTTTATCATTAGCCAGTTTTATAAACTCTTTTTGTTTATCTGTCCATGGTAATTCTCTAATATTGAGATCAATATTAATTAATTTTGTTTTTTTCTTCTCCGTATACGGAGAAACGTCACGAGGTTTTTCTTTTTTAGACTTCATGAAAGAACATTATTATTTACACTTAGTAAATATAGGACACTTTTATTTTACCTGATTAAAAATTTTTTTGAACGAATGTAAAAACTGTGAGTCTAATTTCTCACTATGAATTTAAACTATTCTCTTATACCTTTAAATAACACTTTGGAAACTTGGGACTTTATTGATGATATAAACCATCTATGGCCTACATTATCAAATAGTTTCAATATTGTAACAAGTCCAAAATATAGTTTTTCTAATATGTTGGGTTTTAAAGAACAAAATAAGGATTCTTATAACTTAGAAGTTGAACTTCCACGTTTTCGTAAAGAGAATATTAAACTTTCTGCTGAAAATAATGTTTTACATATTAGTGCGGAACAAGATAATCTTAAGTTTTATCATTCAGTAAGTATTCCTTCAACTTTAGACACAAATACAATTGAAGCTGAACTTGACCATGGTGTACTCAAGATCTCCGCCCAAAAAGCCGAACAGGCTAGGACAAAACAAATTAAAATTAAATAATACTTTACATTCTTAAAAATTATCGTTATAATTAACGATAATGGAAAATATTTATTTTTTTCAGTGGCCGTCTAATCTTGGGGGTGCTGATACTAGATTAAAAGACTTAATCGAATTATTTGCGGAATCTAATAAGTATAATTTATTTTGTATTCCAAACGATAAATTTCGTTTAAAAGATCAAGATCATATTGATTTTTTAAATAAAAATAATGTTAAAGTTCTTACGTGGGATACACTACCCACTAAAAGTAATGGGTACGCTATAGCTTTTTGTAACTTCAGAATTTTCCAAGATTCTTGGAAATTAGAAAAAATAAAAAATATTGGGCTAAAATTTATATGGTCTAATGATATGATGTGGTCTTCTAAAGAAGAAGGTGCGGCTATAGAAAATGGACTTGTTAATGCCGCTATATTCACTAGTGATTTTCATCAAAAGCGTTTAGTAAAAGTAAATCCACTTTTTAGTCAAGTTAAAAATTATATTATTCCCAATTATTTTAATTCATCTAAATATCAAAGCATCAATAAAAAATCTTATCTAAAAGATAAATTTGTAATTGGTAAATTGTCAAGGGCGGAATGGACAAAATATAGTGAGAATTTCCCGCTTTTTTATAAAAAAATAAATATCCCTAATGTTCATTTTAGATTTATGGGGTGGGATGATAAATTAAAACAAAAATATAGTTGGTTTAATTTTGGAGAAAACTTCGAAGTTCTAAATGAGAATCAAGAAAATATTATAGAGTTTTTGTCGCAGTTAGATTTATACGTATTCACTTGTCACCACAATTATACAGAAAATCAATCAAGGTCTATTGTTGAAGCGCAACTATTGGGAATCCCCTGTATAGTTCCTAATGAAGGGAATTTTCCTAATATGATTTGGCATGAAAGAACAGGCTATGTATATAACACTGTAGAAGAATGCTATGAATATATATTAAAGCTATATAATGATAATGATTTATTAAATACACTGGGATATAACTCAAAAATAATGGCAGAAACAATCTGGGCTAATAAAAATTCACAATTATCTTTATGGGAAAACGTTTTTAAAAATATATGAATAAAAAAATTTGTTATTGGACTATTTCTTGGGGTGATTATGATTATATAGCGCAATCCATGATTAATTCTGCGCGAGAAGTGGGAATAAAAGAAGATTTTTATGCTTTTACTGAAAAGCCGATAAATAATTGTTTCAATTTTAGGCTAAATAAAAATATTAATTTAGACAAATTACAATTTTTTAAATTTGAATATTTAAAACATGAAATTAAAAAATTAGATTATGATTATTTTGTTTTTATTGATGCTGACCATTATTTTGTAAGAAAGCCTGAGATATCGCCGCTGGACGTAATTCAAGATAGTCCTTGGCACTCCTTTTTAGAAAGCCCAATTAATTCTACTAAAACGAAAAGACCAGACTGGTGGCAAGTGCCAAATCATATAATGGAAACTTTCATGCGTAAAAATGGAGTGCTTTCTAAAGAAATTAGGAATAGCAATGGGGGATTTTGGATATGTCAGAAAGAATTTATTGATCAAGCTAATATTTTAGCTTATGAATTTCATAATAAGTTAAGACATTATAACATTATTGTGCCAGAAGAAGTATCTATTGCATATCTTTCTCATCTAATGTCACCAAGAGTTGAAGATAGATTTTTAGAAAATTTTACAGATTATTGGGCCAGCGATTGGACCGATAATTTTAAAGATGTTATCCCTGAAAATAGGAAATGGGAATATACTTCTTACATGACCTATGAAAAAATTATTGTACAGCCAGCAATTGTACACGCCATGAGAAGCAAACAAGCTTTAATTAATTTTTCTAGATTGTAATAGTAGATAAAAGTTTTTTAGAAATTTTTCTTTTGATCCCCAAAGATGGATAATATTTTTTCTTGCCATTTCTTCGACTATAAAATCAACTCCTATCTTATCGCATAAATTTAAAAGAGGTTGGTGTTTTTCTGTACTTGTTTTTTCATCTAATATGCAGGTAACATCACTTGATAATAATTTCTTAACAAGATTCATAAATAGAAGTTGTTCAAAGAATACGGAAACACTCCATATACTATTATAAAATTCATCTCTCTTTAAAAAATAATCTTTATTTTTTATTGCATATTCTAAAACCAATTGGGCAGATTTATTTATCTCTGGAATAGCATTGCCGCCAACTGCGGCGCAATTATAAACTTTAATATCATTAATATTTTGATTTTTAAGAAGTTCGATTTGAGAAAAAGCATGTTTTATATCGGTCTCATATATATCAAAGTCTGTCCATGGTTCTTCATGAAAAGCTAAAAATTTTTCATTTAAAAAATATTTAAAATTATCTTGCATACAGAATAAATCAAAATCTATATGAATAAAAGGCTCTTTAATTTGCGAAAAAACTAATAATTTACCTAATGACCAAACATTTGATGGTAACTTATCTAAAATTGACTGGTCTAATAAAATTTTTTCATCATATTTTAAATTATCAAATTTATTAAAATTTTTTTGATCTAAATATATACATGTAGGATAATTAAGTTTTTTTATAAAATATAATGAGAGTCTAGCCATGTTTAAATCCATGGGTTTATCTATTGAACTATGAATGTAGCTAAAAACAATTTTCATATTTAAACTGTATATGATTATATAAAAAATAAAAATGTTTGTGTAATTTAATTTGTGGTAAAAACATTTTATTTATTATTAATTTTTGTAATAGTTTTGGGTATTATTCCGAATTATTCCACAAAACCAGAAAAAGAAGATATCATTCTTAATAACGGGTGTTTGATTTATGCGATTCAGTATCAATACGCAATTGAAGCCCAAAATATATTAAATGAATCTAATGTTTGGGCAAAGATTCTTTTGTATAAATTGAAAGGGGCAAAATCTGGGCATGCTGTTACGTTATATGTCTATAAAAATAGTACATATGTATATGATCCAGCGTTTGCCAGTTATCAATTAAGTCAATACCCAATATATGATCCATATAAAATAGTACAACTTATGCACCCAATGAGTAAAGTACTTTGGGCTGAATATGCAGAAAATGTTTTACTGTATAATCCTTAACTTAAACAAAACCATTGCCTAGCAACATTCATTAACGAGTGCTGCTGGGAAAAAATTCTGTAAGCATTGCGATATACCCAATAAGTATAAATTTGAAATTGATTATTGTGATAATCATGCCTAGTGATATCATTTAGAAAACCCCCTTTCATACCATTATATTACAGTAATATGTAGAATAATCAAGTGACATTATTGTGACCATAGTTAAATTAAAATTACAGAAAAAATATAGCCCCCGATTTTTTTTGATTTGATTATTATTATAATTATTATTTTATCCCCAAAGTTTTAAAAAAGGGCAGGGGGTACATATATATAGAAATACCCCCCAAACTTATACATTACTATAGGAATATGTATAGGAATTATATATAATAGTAAGAATAAGAGTAACTGGTTAAATTAAATTAATAAAAAGAAAAATACCCCGCCAAATTTTCAAATTGATTTGTATATATTGAATACAATAGTCGTATTGTTTTTAGAAAAGGGCAGGGGGGTATATATAAAGAGAATAGATAGAATATACATATAGAGTAAGACAGGTTAAATTAAATTAATTAAAATAAATATTCAGGAGATTGAAATTTCACCCCCCCGGCCCTAAAAAATAAAACGAACGTTCGAATTTTTTCAAAAATAGGGGGGGATTGTCAACAAAAATAATTTTCAAAATAGTAAAAAAATCCCTTGCTTTTTCCCGCATCTGTGCTACATTGTAAGCATGAAAAAGAAATACTACACCAGCACCGACATCAACGCTTATGCCGCTCGCAACAAAGCGGTCTGCACGTTCGGAGGGTTAAACCTCCGTGTGTTCAAGGGTTGGACTGCTAAAGGCTCCTACGAGGTAAAGTTCCACAGGGTTGATGCTCTGGTATGGGAAAAAAAACTTGTGAGAAAGTAAAAAAATCCCTTGACTTTTTCCTCAACTCTGATACATTAAAAGCATGAAAAATAAAACACCACAAAAAGGCCAGCTCTGGGTGAGCGGCGCAACAGTCTACCGCGTCATTCGCAACGAAGGCGACAAGACTCACGCTCATCATCATGGTAAGATGGGCCTGTTCTACACGCGCACTCTGAAGGTTGCAACACCTTCTCAAGTCGCTGAATACTTGGGAAAAGAATAACATGAACACATACGAAGACTACTTCACTTACCAAGGCTGCGAATACTACCTCTGCACAGAGTATGAGTTCGATCATGCCGATCAATTGCAACTCTCTGGTTTTGCCATGTGGAGAGACGGCTACGAAGTCTCGCAAGAGAGCTTTGAAGCAAACCAAGGACTCTATGACATTGTTTGTGAGATCCTCGCAAACGAAGATGCGCCCTGCTATGGCGGCGCGCCTTGCTAACATTATGACAAAGAAAATACCACTCGCAATCGACACCAAGCCGCTTGCACAAGCAATCGACAAGAGCGTTCACCGCACTATGACAAAGCACATTATGACAAAGGCAATCATCAATGTCATAGAAGGCGCACTTGTGGGCCTTGCTGTGGTGATTGTCTGGCGCACGATCTGTTCTCTGTAAGTTGTTGTCGTTCAACGACTTACGCCGGCGCGCCCCGCCGCGAAACGTAAGTGCTTGATAATGAACGACTTACGCAAACACACATTCATGAAGCGTGCCAACTCCCAAAACTTTTTTTCATCAACAAAAATACTTTGCACAATCGCAAAAAAAATCGTTGCATTTTCCGCGCGCTGTGCTATTCTATAAGCATGAAAGATAAAGAAACACAATTCAACGTCAACGGAACCCTTTGCACGCTCGTCGTCTCGGAGGACTTCGATGGCGATTGCACTAAACTCTGGCATGAGCTCGTCAGCGTCGAGTCTGGCAAGACCATCGCCACTCTCGGCTGGTCGCCCTACTCTGTGCCCTCTAACGCAGAGGTGCAGCAACTCATCGACCTCGGCTTGCCCGATGGATTGCGCTGGGCTAACTCTCATCCTCTCTCGCGCTTCAACTTTGACAGCGATAGTCTTGCGGCTTTCGTCGCTGGCAAGGTTCACCCCGAAAGGCTACAGCTTGTGTTCCGTGTGCGCCCTGCCTTGGCTGCATAAAAAATCTCTTGCCATTAACCTCAACTCATCATATCCTAACACTATGAACATCACCGACGACTTCAACACGCAACCGCAATCCGACGAATACGCCAGCGAGCATGAGGAGGCTCACGGCACGTTCGCGGCAGAGCCTGCCGTCGAGCAGGAACCCGAACCGCAACCCTACGATGGGTGCGAGGGCCAATGGCCTGGTGATGGGTCGGGCCTCGACGACCTCGCGGATTGGGGCGAGCAGGAGGGCTGGGACAACTAGTTTGTCATAGCTGTGTCATAACTTTCCGAACGTTTCGATGCGTGTCTCCATGACGCGGGAATAAACGATGAGGAAGCGAAACGCCCGTTCTAAACGGGCGTTTCAATTTGCCCAAATCCCATGTTGCATAAACCCTTGGTATTCAACGACTTACGACGGCGCGCCCCGCCGCCCGTCGTAAGTGCTTGATAATCAGCGACTTACGCAATATGCTGCTCATGAACCGTGCCAACAATGAATGTCATAGTGATTCAAACGTCCGTTTGACAAAACGTCAACAAAAATACTTTCGCTAATCGCAAAAAAATCCCTTGCGTTTTGCGCGATCTGTGGTATAGTGTAAGCATGATAACAAAAGGAACCCACAAAAAGGAAATCGTCCTCAACGCCATGAAGGGCATCCCCTTCGTCTCGCAAAACAACAAACGCACCATCTGGTGCAAAGATGGTGTGCAAATCACCGCTCGCTACTTGGGGCTTTACTTCCCCTACTGGAAGGTAGCGGTCAAGAAAATCGCTTGACTCTCACCACTAACCTGCTAAAATTCTAACCATGAAACCATACGTCATCACCTTCACCAAGACCGGAGAGCTTCCGGTCATCATCGAAATCGAAGCGGCCACGCTTCGCACGGCGATCAATAAGGCCACGCGCCGCATCGAACAGATGAAAAAAACTCTCGACCAAAAAGGTTACGACTACTCGCACCTGTGCGGGTTGGCGATCCAGTCCACAATTTGCTTGCCTTTGGAGTAAGCATCTCCTATACTTTCAATATGACAGAAAACACCACAACTGGCTGGCCCGAAGTCTGGAACTTCGACGAACCCGAAGATAACCTCACACCCGAACAAGCGTTCGACATCCTTTTCGGCTACGCCGAGGAGCGTCACCGCAACGATCCGTGTGCTCGCCCCGAACCCAAGCCTAAACACTAACACTATGACAAACCAAGACGGCATCATAAAATCGCTGGAGACTCTCATCAAGCATGAAAAAACTATCCAGGCGCAGGAGGCTGATATGACACAGTTGAAAGAACTGCTGGCACAAGCCTTGCACACCATCACCATGCACGAGCACAAACTGAATCTCTTGTGTGGAACGAACCTCGTTCTGGCGCGTGAGGTTCAGCAACTGCGCGACAAAAAGTTTTCTTACGGAGTCAACTAACATGAGCAAAATCATTATGACAATCGACACGCGCCCACTCGCGCGCGCGATAGAGCGAAGTGTTCGCAAGACAACTTGCAAGCCTTCGTTCGCCATGCGTGTCAAGAAAAAATTCGCGCGCAAGGCGAAGTTTTTTCGCGGTTGGTCTGACGAGTAAAGCGTTGAATATCAACGACTTACGACGGCGCGCCCCGCGCGCGAGCGTAAGTGCTTGAATATCAGTGACTTGTGCATTATGACACTCTTTGTCATAGTCTTTTTTTCAAACACTCGTTTGCCGAAACGTCAACAAAAATACTTTCAACAATCGCAAAAAAAATCGTTGCATTTTCGCGGCCCTGTGCTATTCTGTATACATGAACAGAAACGGATACACCAGAAGCTGGCGCGACGAAGAACGCGAAGCAACCCTCGACCTCCCACTCGGCATTGATCGTGAAGATCCTGCCTACAAGATCAACCCTGACGCTTACGAGCGTGAGATCGAGCGCATGAACCGCGCCGAAAGGCTCGACCGCTACCGCAACCGCTGGTAGTGAAAAAATCTCTTGACCCTAACCACAAAACAAACCACAATAACACCATGACAAAAAAACAATTCGAGGCCATCGCAAAAATCTTGGGCAAGCGTCTCGCTGAAAAACAACACGCTCCCATCGGAGAATACGAAGCTGTCGAAGTCCTCGCCTTGGACTTTGCGAAATACTTCACCGAACAGAATCCGCGCTTTGATGAAAGTCGTTTTCTGGAAGCGGTCTACTCTGCAACGCCCAACATCCCTGTTGGATCATATAAATAAACTATGTCAATCTGGGTTCCACTCTTTTACCTGTGCATCTTCCCTTCCGCTTGCGCGTTCCTCATCCTCTGGGCTGATTCCCGAAAAAAATAATTACATGAAAAAATACATCACATTCGACAGCATTGCCTATGTAATGTCTCTCTCAACCTTCATCCTCATTCTGGTAATGCTTTTGACAGCTTGCCTCAACTTGCACGAAAAGAAGGAACTGCAAAAAGATGTCAACACCATGTTTGACCATCTGGAAAAACCTCTTGCTTTCGACGGAATGTTCCTCGATGATTCTGAATCATGATCACGCCCAACATACAAAAAGCCCTTGAATCAAATGGCGTTCGCTTCTTTGCAAAAGACTTCCTCATGGAAGGTATGCGGAAAGACTGCGTTGACGCTGTGCATGACGCGCACCTTGTCTATACGCTACTGAAAGAGCGCATGGAAAAAATTCTCGGCACCGACGAAGAATCGGTGTCATAACACTATGACAAACTGGATAAAACAACTGCTCGGAATTCAAACGCCTGTTTCACTGCTCGCCATGAGCCTGTGGCACTACAATACTTCCACATGGCTTGAGCGCATGGCGGCTAACGGCCAGATCAGCGACTACATCGTAAAGCACTAATAATCAACGACTTACGGCGGCGCGCCCCGCCGCGCGGCGTAAGTGCTTGGATATCAGCGACTTACGCAACATAGTGCGCAGGAACCGTGCCAACAATGAATGTCATAGTGGTTCAAACGCCTGTTTGAAAAAGTGTCAACAAAAATACTTTTACGGAATTGAAAAAAAATCGTTGCATTTTTACGCGGCTGTGATACATTGTAAGCATGACAGAGAAAGAAATCCAAATCCAAACCCTCACCGCAAAAATCGAACAAGTGGCGGAGGATCTTCTCGATCCTATGCTCGACGATCAAACGACTGTCCTCCTCAATCACTTGGGCAAGCTTCGCAAACAGCTTGCGGCACTTCTCGAAAAATAATCCTTGCAACCTAACTCAAAATCGGAGAAAATAAAAATATGAACATCACCAAACGCGAACTCTACGAAGCCCTCATTCATGCGCGTGTTGCGCTTCAAAAGGACATCACGAACAGCTTGCGCGACCGCAACAGCATCGTCTCAAAGTTTGCGCGCCGTAACGCACGCGAAAAAATCGCCGCCTATCGTTTGCTCTCCAATCTGGAAAGCATCGACGCGAAACTCTACACGCACAGTAAGCGCGACATCGCAAGGGTGAAAAAAGCTCTTGCCCTCTAACTTAAAATCTGCAAAAATCATCACCATGAAACTACTCAGCACCAACAACACCAAAATCAAAAAAGGCGAGAAACTCGGCTGGCGCACTTACGGCCTGTCACTCTCTCCCGCTGGCAAAAGCGGAAAACAATTCTGTCCGCATCGCTCGGCAGGATGCGAGGCCGCTTGTCTCGACACTTCGGGCATGGGCATTTTCTCAAACGTGCAAGACGCTCGCCTTGCAAAGTCTCGTTTTTTCATCGACGAGCGCAACACGTTTCTCGCACAGATGAATAAGGAATTGCACAACGCAGAAAAATGGAGCGTTAAAAATAAAATGCCCGTTGCTGTGCGTCCGAACGTGCTTTCTGACCTTCCTTGGCATATGCTCATCGACATGGCGCGTTTTCCGTCAATTCAGTTTTACGACTACACGCCGAACCTTCAGCGCATGATGCAATTTTTGAATGGCGAACTACCGAAAAATTATCATCTTACTTTCTCGCGTAAGGAGGACAATCAGCATCGCGTCCACGCCGTTGTTGCTGCTGGTGGCAACGTGGCGGTTGTCTTTAATGAGTTGCCCGAAACCTACCTCGGCAAGACTGTCATAAACGGCGACGAAAGCGACTTACGCTTTCTCGATCCGCAAGGTGTGATCGTCGGACTCAAAGCAAAGGGCAAAGCTCTCCGCGATACTTCTGGATTCGTGGTGCAAGTTGGTGTATAATGAACCCCTATGGAAATCATCTGCCTGCTTGTAGTGGTGGCTGCGTGTGCCTTTGCAATTCATCAGAACGGAAAACTATGACAAACCTAATCGCACGAAAAAATCTGTTCCGCTTGTCGGAAGGTTGCTTCAGCCTCGCGCAAAAATTGGAACGTCACGGCTTTATGACACTCTCGAAAATGTTTGTCATAGCGTGGGAGCGTTGCCTCGACTTGCGCGATAGATTGCGGTAACGTAAAGCGTTGTAAATCAACGACTTACGGCGGCGCGCCCCCCGCGCCAGCGTAAGTGCTTGAAAATGAACGACTTACGCAAAACAAGGAGCAGAAAGCGTGCCAACTTTGGGATTCAAACGCCCGTTTGAGAAATCGTCAACAAAAATACTTTCTAAAAATGCAAAAAAATCCGTTGCACTCTCGCGCCCCTGTGCTATTCTTTTCTCATGCAAGCGAACTCCATCATCAACGACGACTTCACCACGCAAATCCAAAGCGACGAGTTTGCCTCTGAATTTGAGGCTTGGCTCGACGAGCAAGAACTGAAATACTGGCAGGACATCGACGCTCGCGGAAATTAATTTTATGACAAACACAATGGAACAAGCAAACATCATCATCAGCGCATACGGCAACGGCATCGCTGTCGGCCTCAACGGAACACGCGAACAAGTTGAACGCACGTTCAACCGCTTCTTCAACTGGGGCGCAACTGGCATCGGTGAACTCGGCAGCTACTTACACGAACTCTCCGATAACTTCTCCTACTTCCTCTCCACGGAAGCGGATATGCTTCGCGCTATGACATACGAAACTATGACAAATTGGCAAGACTCTCCGGTGAGCGAACAATACAAGGCGCGTCCGCGCTTTCACAAGAAACCGAATGGCGAAAAGTTTCGCCGTGACGCCGCGCAAGCTGCACGCGCAGAGTTTGAATCTTTCCCACGCGAAAGTTTCATGCTGTTCGCCAAAACTCCAACGCACATCTACCAGCAACTCGACGGCGGCGCGCCGGATTGGGTGAGCGAGACAGAGGACTAACCTTTGTCATAGTTGTGTCATAGTCAACGCCCCTTCAAACGGGCGTTTGACTTTTTGCCCAAATCGGAAGTGGCGTAAAGCGTTGGACATCAACCACTTACGGCGGCGCGCCCCGCCGCCCGTCGTAAGTCATTGAGCGATAGGACTTTGTGGATTATGCTTTAGTGTAGTTATCATCGATGCCAACTTGACAATTGATTCTGCAAATTGTTTATTCTTCCACTTCATCTTACTGATAAGCTGTTCCCTGTTCTCAGGGTCACGCTCCCTACCTATTTTGTCACATATGAGATGCAATTCTCCACTATCCTTGAAGTATCTATCCAAGTCTTGTAATGCTTTATTATTATTAATTATTAATTGTAAACTATTTCTATCCATCTATTTAACCTATCACTATTTAGCTATTTTGTCAATACTATTTTGGATATTTGTGAAAATTTTTTTTGGAAAAAACCCGTTGACTTTGAACGCAAAAAGACTTATTCTATAAAAATGAAAGCACTACTAAATAAAGTCAAACTCGCAATCGCTGACTCCAAGCTGGGCCAGTTCACCAATCCTGTGTATCGTCTGAAATATCGGCCTTACACCGATCACGGAAACAATGAGGTTCATACCTACTACGTTTCTCGTCCCTTCGATGGGTTCGCTAATGGAATCACCGCCTACTGCTTCGGCAAAGGTGTTCGTAGGTTCCGCTTCGACGAGATCGTTGATAGGGAAGTCGTATCGCTCTTTGGAAAATCTGTGGCGTAAGCCACAAAAATAAATCTGCCCGACAATCAATATCGGAAATAAAAGATGCAAAGTTAACCGGATCTTTGCGGTGGCGCGAAAGCGAAAATCAAACATCCGCCGAGGCAGATAAAAACATAGGGAGTCGCCCAGACCCCATTGCTCTCGTAAGAGTCATAAAGCTGTGATCGATCACAACTCTGGGCAGTTCTTTTACAATTTGCAAAACAAGCCCGAATAAAGTATCGGAATAAAAGAAGGACAGAAGTAAGGGTCTGTCGTCCTACACAAAACCCTCCGAGGCTGAAATCAATTTGAGCTGACCCATCCCCGAAGGGTGGGATACGCGTAAGACAAAAATAGAAGAATTAACTTCCAGCTCAGAAATTCTCCCAAGCTCTGGCGGATACATCTCCGTTCAACTTGTGGGCTAGTTGCCGAAAGGCAATTTGATGTCGGTGCCGCCAGAAGGCACGGAGTCATAGGTAGGGAGTTCTGGCCTCCCTATCACCATTTTTATAATTTGATGGTTTGCTCAACATAGTCTAGAAAGAAAGTTGTGCAACGTAAGCCGAAGCCGTTATAGTCTAGGGCCATCTACACATACTAGCGTCTAATCAACGCACGATGCCTATCCTTGGGCCAAAGAAGCGGAGTGATTACCGCAAAGGAGGATGGTCGCCATGACCCGCGTTCGGTGCGCGTTAGCTTGCGAGTGTGGCAACACATTCGCCCCACCCGAGGCCGTAAAGGGTTGTTGACGGAGGGAAGTATGAGCAGCCGAACACTTTCGCACCTTTCGCCAAGTGGTAAGGCCAGAGTCTGCAAAACTCTTATACGCTGGTTCGAATCCAGCAAGGTGCTCATTATCAAGCACTTACAGCGCCGCGCCCCGCCGCGCCGTGTAAGTCGTTCATTTCCAGGCACTTACAAATTATAAAAAACCAGTTGACAAAATTTTCAAATAGGGCTATCCTTGGAACATGATCACCACACAACTGCCTCTCCCTATGCGTTGCTCCTCTGATGCTCTTGTGCAGCCAGAGCTTGAACTCAAGCCTACGCGCAATCCGCAATACGTTCGCGTTGAGAAATTCTTTGACACTCTCGACCACTCGCGCATTGTGTCATACACCAACTACTGGAATTCCATCGCGCCCAAGGGAACGCAAGACTCCATGTTGCGTTGGCTGTTTGCTTTTATGTCAGTCCATACCAGTTGGAAGTCCAACGTCAATGGTTACAACGCCATCAAGACTCTCGATTGGTGGCATGACCAGCAAGTTCTTCTCAACAAGCTCAAGCATAGCGGCGTTGGCTTGCACAACAATCGCACAAAGTTTGTGTGGCAGTTCCAGCAAAAGTTCTGGAAAGATATTCCGAAATACTCTCACGCTCCCGCCGATTGGCGCGGCCATCGTGACGAGCTTGTTGGTGAAGTGCTTGGTCTTGGCAAAGCAAAAGTTTCCTTCTCTCTGGAAATGATGCATCCCGACAAGTGCGAGGTTGTCTGCATGGACACTCATATGTTCCAAGCCTACGGACTCGACCAAACTAAAGACGAAAAACATTACGATAACATCGAAGCGCATTGGATTAGTATGTGCCGCGCCTACGATGTTCCTTGCTACATCGCTCGGTGTCTCTATTGGGACGCGATTCAAGACAAGCAGGATTCGCGCTACTGGTCGTATGTTTTTGAAAAATAATCCTTGCAATCCTTCTCAAAATCCCATACATTAGCAATATGAACAAAATCACTATCACTCGTCGTTCTCCCTTCACTGGCAAAGTCAACCAGATGGAAATCCCTCTCCCCCCCAAGGAGTATGGGAAACGTGCAACCCTGTGGCAAACGGGGATGCTCATCCAAGACGCTTTCCCCATGCTGTCCGCTGGTGAACGTGAGTTCATCAAAACGGGTATCACTCCCCAAGAGTGGGACTCCATGTTTGGGGATGACGAAGAATAGAAAGGAGGAAAATATAATGAAACTCATCGAAGGTGCTATCTACAACTACAAGGGCGAGACTGTTCGCTTCCGCAAGGAAGTTGGTGTTGTCTCTGTCTTGTCGCGCCGGAAGAAAGCTGGTTTCTTGGGTCGCACTGACCTACTGAAGAAGGCCAACCGAATCCAAGTCGCAAAATTCCTCAAATAGGCGTAAAGCCCTCGTAATCATGGGGTTACGAGGGCGCGCCCCGCCGCGCCGCGTAAGTCGTTGAAAATCAACGCCTTACGACTTTTCACATTCAAGAACCGTGCCAAGTTTTGCCGAAAGGCATAAAAATATTTTCAATCAAATTCAAAAAAACCGCTTGCACTGTCACGCAAAACAACGTATTCTTATGAAGTATGAGAAACCTAAACCTAACACTGCACTGCGGCGGTCACGCCGTGGAATCCACTGAAGTTCAGCAAATCGCAACTCCTGCGCCCACGGAAACGTGGATGCCCATCCCGCACTTCGCTCTCGTCGAGCGTCTGCGCGAGGTTGTGATCAACGCTGGTCTCAGCATCACGCAAGAGGCTCACGCCCTTGCTCGCAATGGTCTCCGCTACTTCGGCTTGTTCCAAGTCGCGGGAATCCCCAACTTCTCGCAAGAGGAGAACATCGGCACTGTGATCGGTCTGCGTAACTCGCACGACAAATCGTTCCCTGCTGGCATCAACGCTGGTTCGGCTCCGTTCGTCTGCGACAATCTCGCCTTCCACAACGAGATCAAGATCGCTCGTCGCCACACCAAGTTCATCATGCGCGACCTGCCCATGCTCCTGTCCGGTGCGTTCGGCAAACTGCTGAACACTTGGGGCAACAACGCCAAGCGCATCGAGGCTTATCAGGCTCGCTCGATCAACGACCTTGAGGCGCATGACCTCATCGCCAAAGCGTATCGCGTTGGCGCGGTCAGCAAGACGGCACTGGCGGACGTTCTCGACCAGTGGCACACCCCTGAACACGCCGAGTGGTCAGAGCAACGCAACCTGTGGGGCTTGCACAACTCGTTCACCAACGTCATGCGCGGCAACGTGCTGGCACTGCCCAAGCGGAGCGACTCTCTGCACGGACTTCTCGACCCTCTCGCTGGCGTTGCGCTGGCGAGGGTTGAGGATGCGGAAGCAGTCCTCGCCTAAGCGAACAAACTCAGAAAGACTTGACAGGGCAACCTGTCAAGTTTTTTCTTTGCAAAAATTCTTTTTTATGTAAGTCGTTCATTCCCAGGCACTTACGCCGCCGCGCCCCGCCGCGCGGCATAACTCGTTGGTTTCCAGGCACTTACATTTTAATGAAAAAATATCTTGACCGCACACGCAAAATCCCATACTGTAAGGCTACACCATGAAACTAAATGAAATCCAAGCCATCGCAAATCTCACCGCAAGATTCCTCGGACTCCCCATTAGACCCAAGGCCAAAATTACACCCAACAAGCGGGGTCGCGCCTATACCACGAAGGGGTGGTTTTCGATTCCAGAGTGGGCGTTCAAACACGGAGAAAAATTCGTCATCTACTACGTTGTCCATGAGGTTTGCCACTTCTACGGAGGGACGTTAGATCATGGCAAGCTCTTTTGTCAAATCGAAGATCGCGCTCTAAAATTTTGGGGGCTTTACATTAGACGCAAAAAAGTTTATCCTAATCCCGAATCAATATTCAAACTATGAGTAAAAACATCTGCCCCGCTGACTACGATGGCGAAATGCTCGTCATTGGTGACTATGTAAAATACGATGGCAAGACTTGGGAAATCGTTGATTACGAAGATTCCGAGCAGCCGTATTACGATCACGACTACACGGAACATACAGATTTGCTACTGGCTTGTCGTTCTCATAACGATGAGAACATCTGGGTTCCAGACTACGATGTAGAACAAACTGAATATCAACAATCATATTTTGAATTATGAAATCTATTGTTCTATTTGTAGCTTTACCTGTAACTATTTTGGTCTGGGCGTTTGCTATTTACGGACTGATTAAATTTCTGGGGTGATAGCTCAATGGTCAGAGCAGTCGGCTCATAATCGATTGGTTGTAGGTTCGAATCCTACTCGCCCCACTATTTGAGGAATGGTAGCTCAATGGTAGAGCAGCGCCCTTTTAAGGCGTTGGTTGTGAGTTCGAGCCTCACCCGTTCCATAACTATTTGGTAATGAATGACTTACAATTGCGCGCGGGGCGGCGCGGCGTAAGTATTTGAATCCCAGGCACTTACAAAAACACTTGACACCAATCGCAAAATGCGATACCTTTAGAGGATGAAAAATAGCACCGACCTCATTTACCGCATTGCTGAAAAGCTCGACCAGAGCGAAAAAGGCTATTCGGTTCCTATGATTACTTACCTTGACAACAAGCAAACGCTTTTGATTGAGTTTCCCGATATTGTCGGGAATGTCAAGAAGTATATCGTCAATGCTATCGAAATCACAGACCTACAATGAAGATTCTCAAAGACACCTACTCTGTTCGCCGCTATGAGGACTTGGCTTTCGCCGTTGCTCACTACGGCACGGCCATGCACAAGCAACTCTGGGATTTGATGGTGGACGCTGGACTTAACAAAAAACAAATTTTCACCAAATACATGAAAGTATTGCGCGAGACTTCCAAGGTCAACCACGATATTCTCGCGCTGGTTGGTGTTCGCCATTTTTCTTTCCAAATGGATAAGAAATCAGTTTGACAATCAGACCAAAAACGCATAATATAATAAACGATGAAAGCACTAAACGCACTAATCAAAACCGACGAGTCCATCACCGCAGTAATTGATGGCACTCCCAAGACGATGACTTGTAATCATCCGTCTTTCACCGAGGCTCTTACTTGCCTCGCTACTGGAGACATTGACACGCTCGACTCCCTGTTCGACGTTTCAGAGTCTATCACCCGCAAGTTCAATGCCGATAATGTCGGCGGTATCGAGATTGCCGATGGCGTGATCTACTACCAAGGTGAACCCTTGCACAACTATGTCGTGGATCGTATCTTCGACTTCATGGATGATGGTTTGCCGTTCGCTCCGCTTGCCAAGTTCCTTGAGAAACTCATGGCGAATCCTTCTCGTCGTGCTGTTTCGGAGCTTTACAAGTTCCTTGAACACAAGCATCTTCCGATCTGTGAAGATGGCGACTTCTTGGCCTACAAGAGTGTCCGCGAGGATTACATGGATCATCATAGTGGCAAGTTCTTCAATGGTGTTGGCGAGGTTTTGGAAATGCCGCGCAACGCTGTCTGCGACGACGCCGATGTTGGTTGCTCGTATGGTTTCCATGCTGGTAGCTATGAGTATGCTAAAACCTTCGGTGGTGGCAACTCGCGCTTGGTGATCGTCAAGATCAATCCTTCGGATGTTGTTTCGGTTCCGAAAGATTGTGACTGCCAGAAGTTGCGGACTGCTCGCTACGAGGTTGTCAAGGACTTTGAGCAGGTTTATCGGAAACCGCTCAACACGGAGTTCACTTCCGATGATGAGGATTATTCCCCCTCATTCAACTACGATGCGGAAGAAACTCCTTACTACAATGTGAGGGATGCGAAAGGTCGCTTCATGCGGAAGCGGTAGTCGTCGGTGGTGCGACATGGGGGTGGGGCTTGTGGTGGGCCTCACCCCCAACTTTTTGTTCCAATAGTGTTTGTTGTAACCTGTTCAATTCCAGGCACTTACAGCGCCGCGCCCCGCCGCGCCGTGTAAGTCGTTGAGTTTAAGGCACTTACATTTTTTTGCAAAAAAACTCTTGCCATGCGACACAAATGCTGCTATTCTGATTACTCAACCTACTACTAATATGATCGTTACTCAACCCAAAGCTAATGTTGTCACGCAAGGTATTCAAGGCGCGGTGTCTTTCGGCATCAAGCAGGAAGGTCTTGCTCACATCTTCAACGTCCTCCGCAACCAGTTGTATTCCGACAAGATTCTTGCAGTCTTGCGCGAGTATTCCTGCAACGCTGTGGACGCACACACCGAAGCTGGTCACAATCGTCCGATTGAGGTCACGCTTCCTTCTCGTCTCTCTCTTGAACTCAAGATTCGTGACTACGGCATTGGCCTTTCCGAACAAGACATTCAAGAGATTTACGCCTTTTATGGTGAATCAACGAAGCGTAAGAGTAACTCCCTCATCGGGCAGTTAGGTCTTGGTAGTAAGTCCGCTTTTGCCTATGGTGACAACTTTGTCATCAATAGCTATCTCAACGGCATCAAGACTACTTACAACGCTTACATTGATCCCTCGCAGATCGGTCAAATCGCTAAACTCGCGTCTGCTCCTACCAAGGATGCAAACGGAGTTGAAATTGTGATTCCAGTAAAACCTGCCGACTGCGAAACTTTCGTCAATACTGCTCGCAACTTGTTCCAGCACTTCAAGGTCAAGCCTGTTGTCCGTGGTGCTGCTGACTTCACCTACGAGACTCGCAATCCTCTTTATAGCGGTAGCGATTGGCGTTTGCTCAAAGCAGACCGCAACTCGTATGGTCGTCAAGCCCTTGCCATCATGGGTAACATCGCTTACCGCATTAGCTCGGATGCTCTCAAGCTCGACGAGAACAATGCCGACGAAGCGGTGATCGAACGCTTGCTCACTAACTGCGACATCGAACTCGACGTTGCCATTGGTGACTGCGACATCGCTGCCTCGCGTGAAGGTTTGCAATACACGGATCGCACGATTGCGAATCTCAAAAAGCGTATCCTTGCCATTCGTGACTTCCTCGTTGCTGACATCAGCAAGCAACTCAAGGGCGCACAAAGTCTGTGGTCGTTCAAGCGTATGCTTGGTGAGATGCACAACTTCAATAGTCCCTACTACGTTGTGTGCAACGCTATGCGCGGTAAGAATGGTTACGATTATAACGGCAAGACCATTAAAGACTTCACGATCAACTTTGCCAATAGCAAGGGATTCAGACTCTATACTCCGCGCAAAGGTTACATCGGTGGTGCATACATAGTCAAAGGTGGCAAGGTCGAAGAACTGACTCATCTTGTGACGCTCGACAATGACATTACCATCGTTGAGAACACAAAGAAGATTCAGAACCAAGTCATCAACCACATCTTTCCGTTCCTGCAAAAAGATGGCAAGGTGATTGTGTTCACGCCTCTCAATGCTGCTGACCGCAAACGTCAGATGGACAATCTCGGACTGATTGACGCTGACATTGTTGACATGGCTACGTTGCCCAAGGTTCTCCTGCCTCGCGCAACTCGTAAAGCCAATGGCAACACGCTCATGGCGAATCGTAGCAAACACACCAGCAAAGTGTTTTCGATTGACCCCAATGCCAAAAATCTCTCGTCCTATCACAAGGTCAAGAGTGACTACTGGCAGGAGGAAGATGTTGACTTCAAGAATCTCGACCCCAAGAAATACTGCTACGTTGAGATTGAGCGGTTCATGGGCAAGATCAATGGTTGCGAAGTGTCTCCTACTGCTCTTATGTCTTGCTGCTCCAAGATCAAGACGCTTGCTGACTTGACCAAGACCAAGGATATCGTTGTTCCTACCATCATCGGTATCAAGAATGGCCCTACTCTAAAGAAAGCTCAAGCCAGTAAGGTGATGGACTTCAAAACTTTCTTCACCAATGCGTTGAAGGAGATTGAAGCTCAATCTAATTGCGGCGAGGTTCTATATGCTGACGAAATCCATACGCACTTTGTCGCACGGAACCAATGCTTGCGCGGCGAACTCCGTAAGATGGTCAACGCGACCAATGCGCCGAACACGCATCGTGTGCTGGAAGAAGTCTTGAGCCTTCAAGCTCAAACCAATGACTCCACGATCAAGTCTTGCATTGATTCCATCTGCGGTCACATTGGCATCAAGACTACTGCCGTCCGTTCCAAACGTAGTGCCAAGCTCGACGCTATGGAAGTCAAAGCAACCAAACTTGCTCACGCCATGCGCGTCTTGCAAGCGATTGATGCCTACAACCTTCAGACCTATCGTGACAATCACAAGCAGCATCGTGAGGCTTGCTTGGATTACATTACGACCCGCGACTTCATGCTCGCTGGAGTATAATTGTTAGTGGTGGTGTGGTGGTGCGGGGCGTGGCGAGTGCTGCGCCCCGCATTTTTTTGCATTAAATTGTAGCACGTTGAAAATCAAGGGGTTACGGCGGCGCGCCCGGCGGCGCGGCGTAAGTACTTCATAATCAACAACTTACATAAATTATCAAAATAGTTGTAATATATCAAATGATTGGTATACTTCTCTATGTTTTATTCTTGATATTTGTCTATATGGTGGTATACTATTTGATGAGTAGATGCCACTGAAGAGGAACAGCAGACTCGTCCGCCTTTCACGCGGAAGATAGTGGGGGCAGCACCCATCAGTGGTGCCATTATTTGGCATAAGTCAGGTTTGTAAATATAGTTTCGGGGTCGTAGCTTAATCGGTTAAAGCAACGGTTTGTCGAACCGTCGAGTGTGGGTTCAAGTCCCATCGGCCCCGCATTGCTTAGACGCTATAACATAATAGTGTCTAGTTATCTAAACTACATGTAAATAATAGTATGCCTATTTGTCAAAAATGTAGTTCACAATTTCCTAATTGGTATAAGATAGGTGATAAAACCCATAATCTTTACCGTAGAAAATATTGCCTTGAATGTTCTCCATTTGGTAAGCACAACACAAAACAATTAGTTCTAATAGAAAAATCTGATAAAAAATGTATCTGTAGTAATTGTAATAGAGAATATATTTATAGTAGAAAAAAGGGCAATTCTTCAGTTAGATGCAATTCTTGCTACGTGTCTCAATTTAGAACTAATCGTAAAGAAAAAGCTGTTAAATTACTTGGCGGAAAATGTTGCAAATGTGGATATAATAAATGCTTAAAGGCTTTACAATTCCATCATTTAGACCCTACCCAAAAGAATTTTGAAATTAGCTCTAATACTAGTAAATTATCTTGGAATGTTATTGAACAGGAATTAAAAAAGTGTATACTAGTATGTTCTAACTGTCATGTAGAAATACATGACGGTGTTATAGAGGCGTAGTTTAGCTGGTTAAAACCCATCTTTGATAAGGATGTGAGCGTAGGTTCGACTCCTACCGCCTCTATTTTGGAGGGTTGGCGGAGCTGGTTTATCGCGCAAAGCTTGAACCTTTGTGAACAGAAATGTTCCGTGAGTTCGAATCTCACACCCTCCTCCCCATCCTTTAATAAGAATTCCCTTATTAAATAATAATACTCTTTCCTTTAATAAAAAAACTGGCGACCCATTTCTAGATCGCCAGCTTTCACGAGCCCTCCCAAGATATAATTATAAAAATAATCCCATACCAAACAAAAATAATAATCCACTTATTATTATTACTAGAGGGGCTATATGTTCTTCCTCTATAGGGTTTCTATTCATGTGTTATTCCTGGGGCAACCGAGTGCCTTTTGGAATATTATTATTTACACTATTTGTTGGCAAACTCCAGCAATTGCTTACGAATTTGGAGTCGCCGCATAGCGCCAAGAGGAGTCTCGTCACTCTGTAGATCAGAGAAGTATTCCTTAATCAAATCTTTCAAAATATTAATTTGATATTTATAGGAATCAGTAAGATCTTTGAGAGCATCTTTGATCTCTTCTACCGTATCGAGACTCCTAATAACAGAGTCAGTTGCATATTTAATCGGATCATTTTTCATATTTAATTACCTCCAATTACAATCATAATTATAAAAACAATTGCGCTCATGCATATATATAGTTTGATATCGTCTTTTGGATCTTCGTATTTCACTGTGTTTAAATGGGTTCATATGTTAGCAGTTGTGGACGTGTTTGTCAAGGTGTTGTTTACGCTATTTCTTCCAGAAGGAATTCAGGGATGTCGCACTCTTTAGCGTTAGGAGGCGCATCGACCACACGAATCAAGCCGAAGAGTTCATCATGCTTGACCGCGCTCATGATATCCTCGTAGAGACAATCCTTGGCATGGTTAATCATATGATCGTCTTCAGCATCAACTACGTAGTAGAGATCCAGCGTTACTTTCTTAAGTTTTTTCATATTATTTTTTCTTTTCGATTAATTCACCAATCAGAAACATACCCATAAATAAGATATACATCCCAGCAATTAATATAGTAATAAACGTTTTCATAGAAAGAATCCATCATCCTCATCAATGGCCAGATCTTCTTTGAGATGTTCAGGCGCATCCTTGCGTGGGGAATAAACTTCATCACAGTGTTTGCCCTCTGCATCCACAATGAGTTCTCCACAAAAGTCCATGCCCGGTTCATCATAGATTAGCCGCAAAGGTTTTCCGATACGTTTAGCAAGGGCAACAATCGCTTCGACCGGAGGACTCCAAGCAGTATTGAAACTGATGCCCTCGTCTTGGGCTTGGCCCTCGTAAGAGTTGGAACGCGTGCCCCAATGCTCATTCCGCCAACCATACCAGTCCTCGACATCAGGTGGCATAGGGACGATCTTTTCGAAATCAAGAAAAGTATCGGGCAGTGGACTCCAATCGCGTTTGGCGGTGGAGATATAGTCTGCGATCAGTGACAGGTCTCCATCTGGAGCCTCCAAGTAGTTGTAGCAATCGTTTGGCATACTGTGGAAATATACCACTACTTCAGGCAGGTGTCAAGCCCCTTTAATATAAAATTCCCTCAATCTTTTGATTTCTACCGAACAGAAAATCTTTTATTGCTAAGTCTTTTGCTTTAGCCTCTACCTCGATGTCGAATTGACTCTCTGGTAAAATCCGTATATAGTCGGAATGTGCTGGATCGTCGGGATTGTCTCGGCCCTCTGAATAGTGCTGGATGGGGTCGTTATTTGGCCATGACTCACTGGTAATTCTAATTGCCTCATCAAGGGTAAGCCCACCATCATTAAGCCTAAAATGATGGTAGTCAAATGTAATGGGTATTTGAGGAAACAGCTTACGCAAATTTTGAGGGTTCCAGCAGCCATGTTGTTCGTTTTCGAATACTAATCTACTAATTACACTATTTGATAATTTAGAGACAGAATTTTTTATATTAATAGCAGTCTCATTACAATCTTTACTTCCATTACTAACATGAATATTGATTGGACAATCGTGATTCTGTGGTAGGCCAAGCAAATCCAGGAGCTGACCATGATATTCCAAGTTCTTGATTGAGTTATTTCGGACTTCTTCTTTCGCACTTCCAATAGAGACAAACTGTCCTGGATGGATTGTCATGCGCCCACCTAACGCAATATAACGTTTAATTATTTCGCGCAAGGGTCCGACCAAACCGTGGTTCTCTATAGTGTTGCGCCAGCCTTCCCAAAGATATCCCCACCGCTCATGATCAGCAAATGGAACCAAATCACTACTAATACGGTAAAGAAAAACATTATTTGTAATATTCCAACTAATAATTTTATAAAACAATTCAAAATTATGTTTTATTATATCATTCCATTTTATTTCTACATCTTCTACACTATTCCGGTTGGCCCATGCCAGGGTCATGGTTCGGAACTTCTCGCCCATGCTCAGGTTGATGCAGCAGTATCCTGTTCTATACATATCCCTATGTTATGATATCTTGGGCAAAGTGTCAATCCCTTTACGTAGTAAAGGACCGTGTTTAAATGTGGGAAAATGTTCCCAATTGTACACTACTCATTATTTGTTTATTTCGCGTTCGTTATTTCGCAATTTCGCTTTCGCAAATTGATTATCAATTATTATTTAATTATTTCGCAAAATATCATTCACAAATCAAGGAGTAATAATATTAGAAGATTCTTTTTCTTGTTGGGCTACTAGTTTATTAAACTCTTCTTCGGTAATCACAGGCCAGTTCTCTGGCGGAATAGTAGTTTCGTACGCTGGCGCGCCTTGATAATCATCTTTCACCAAAATCTCTCCAGCTTTTTGTTGTGCCGCTTCGGGGCTTTCGGCTTCTACCTCTAGAAGCTCATTAAAGATATGGATTACTTTTACTTTATATTTAGTCATAAATTATTATATATTATTATTTGGTTATTTCCAATTAATTATTTCGCAAATATTAGTTAGCAATTAATAGTAAATCTTTCTACTGGATTACCATCTTCATCTTCATCCTCATAGTAACCAGCGCTCCAAACGTCGGTGCGCTCACAAACGTAACCATCTTTGAGTGCGGTTACCTCGACATGGTCGGGAGCATTCTCTAAAATCTTTTTGAGTTCTTTTACTGTCATGTTCGTATACTATTAGTTATTTCGCCAAAAGTCAATCACAAATTTAATAAAAATTAATTTTAATTGTTATTTAATTAATTAAAATTCATTATTTGGCACTTTTGTATTCTTTTTTTGTATTTACCCCTATAGAAAACTTATATTCCAAAGAATAGTATTTCATGTATCAATTTACTTATTTGATTGACTACACTTCCCCGATACGCCAACTCGAACCCTGCCGCAATCAGGAAGAACACTACCGCAAAGATAAAGGAACTTATTACTCTAACTGTTATAGAATGATATTTTGGATTATTTATTAATTTTTTAATCATATTCAAAATGTTTTATTTATATAAATCGGATAGTTCTTTTTTTATATTAATTAATTTTTATTCAATCTAATATAATCTTTATTACCTTATGTATCTATATGTATATTTCTGTATAGCTCTTTCCTTATTTTTACTCTGTTGGAAGATCTTCATTAGGATCTTCACAGTCTCGTCCGCAATGATGAGTATTCTACCAATAAATGCGAAACATTGCAAGAATTTTTCTTCCCTTTTGGTTAAAATGATCATATTTAAACTATACACAATCCTATATCTGTAGTCAAGGTATTTTTATGGTTTATTGTGGGTAACGGTGGGGGGTTGTGGGGGTTAAATTAAACTATTAATAACTAATTTAAATCTTTTTCCTATTTTTAAAATATTTAGGTCCATAACTTACAAATATTTCTTCACCAGCTTTAATAGGCTTTAGAGCAATAACGTCACCGATTAAATTTTTAAAATTAAAATTCCATTTGGTATTAGGTTCGTCTTTGTGATTATAAATCATCCCATAGCCAAGAACCATGAACATGCTATTACCATGTCTTTTGCAATCATCACAAGGGCAATTACTATTACTATATAAATAATTAAAAATTTGAGGATCGCCTAAATATTTTGATTTCCATGACATCTGAATCATCGGACATCTTTCCACTAATTCGCCCTCTTGTATATCCTCGGTGGCAAAAATTCCCAAGCCCATTTCCGGACTAGAAAGTCTAACTACAATTTTTTTAGGTTGTTCGTAGGTATTTCCAAGAACCCTATCAAAAAGACCTATTTCTTTGGGCGCTTCCTGTTTTATTTCTTCTGTTTTTTGTTCCATAATTATTAAATCGGGGCGGCGGGATTTGAACTCGCGGCCTCCTGCTCCCAAAGCAGGCGCTCTACCAAGCTAAGCTACGCCCCGTATAAATATTATATGTGAAAAATGCCATCTTCAAAAAAGAAACGATAATTACCAAGAAAAATTACTTGTTTACCGTTAATCTTTTTAAGAGTGGCAAATTCAAAATCATCAGTGGTTAGAGATTTACTATTAGAAAGCCCGAAAATTTCTTCCCCATCTTGTTCTGGATAGAGATTACTTACTTCAATTTCGAGTTTAGTATGTGAATCGTATTGTGATTCGACACATTTGATGTTACGATAATTGTCCCGAAATATTTCGAGAAGCTCTTGAACGTGTTTACTAATCATGTGTTTTTAAGATTGAAAAGCCCCACTAGAGAATTGAACTCTACTCTCAGGTTTACAAAACCCGTGCATCGCCACAATGCTTGAAGGGCATTTCATGTCTTTACACTTAGGCAAGGCGATAGACCTTGCGGGGCTTACCGCGCCCACCAACGAGTTCCTTGACAACTTTGACCTTACCGCCTTGGACGGCGCTACGGATCAAATTGTGGACTTCGTATTCCTTGATGTCATTCTTTTCAACAACATCCCTCACCGTAAACTCGCCATCAACACCCTTGAGTTGATTGAAGGCCAGCTTTGTTTTAGAAGGACGACCACGGCGCTTAGGCGCGGCGGAAGCCTCGTTTTGCCCTGCCGTAGCAGTAGCGTTTTGTTTGTTTTCTTCCATAAGATCTTTCTCAAATTCTTGTACGACTTCAACCATCACTCCATTGGAAACGTGCATACGAAATGGTCGCCAAGCGTCATTAATAGAATCGCGCTTGTGCCCCTCGATAAGAGAACTAGTCTCAGTAGAGGAAATAAATTTCATATCGCGCATGGTATCGCGCACCGAAGGAATTTGAAACTTATCCCCGCGTTGCAGATTATTGATATGAACCAGCTTTTTGTTTGTATCAGTTTTCATGATTTATATAATATATGTGAATTTTTACAATTTGTCAAGCTTTTGATTTTTTATCTAACTGCTTGTATACGAGGTACATACACCCCATAAGAATAATTAATTCCACAAATCATTCCCCAATGGCCTCAAGATATTCACGACCTTGCTTTGTCAAACGACGACCACCTTGAGCAATCTCCATGAGATTGTGCTTGAGCGGATAAAGCTCAAACTCGGCGCGGAGGGATTGAGTTGACAATCCAGTAACCGCACTGATATTTGTGAGCGAGCAAATGTTACGTTCTTTAAGAACTTTAAGAATTTGCAATTCGGTATTCTCAAGACCAAGCGGCAAGATGCCAAGTAATCCTTTGATACGATTCCAAATGCCCATGTCAACAAATGAAACATTGTGCCGACGAGCAAATTGTAGAATGTTATCTTTAGCCATGAGCGTAGCATTACGCGCATTACCACGACAAACGCTGGCAATATCACGCAAGGTTTCATCATCAAACTCAAGATCTTCACTGTTATTCTTGACAATCTGACCCAATTCATCGTATTGGTATTCTTCCATGTGGATCATACGGCAACGGTCTTTGAGCGGAGTAATTACCCTTTGCGGATCAGTAGTGGCAAAAATAAAGCTCACCTTGGTAAAGTCAAACTCAATATTGTAATCCTCGAAACGAAGAGTATTAAGATTGTGTTTGTTTGGATTGAGAACTGTCAGGAGACAGGTCTGAATTGGAGTAGGCATTTCATGAACCTCATCGAAAAAGAGGGTGATATGCTGGTCACGAACATACTGAAGAACAATATCCTCAATAAACTGTCGCACGTTTTTGAGCGTCGAACAGTTGATAGTCAACATAGGCTTTACGCGGCCAAGAGTTTTGCTACGCAAATTCTTGGCAACTTGAGTGGCAAGCATAGTCTTACCTTGACCACGTTGACCAACAATAAACATATGCGGCAGTATCTCAGTCTTTTCAAAAGCATCAATGTAGAAACCAAGAACGCTTTTGGTTTTGGACTGACCAATCATTTCATCGAAGTAACTCATAGTTCCTTTATCTTACCAATATTTTTACAGTTTGCAAGACCTTTTTTACAATTTATTACCACACGGAAAATTTTTTGTGGTTAATTAAAATACTTCAAACTTTACAGAAGGTTTTGGCACAAGATCTTCTTGTGGTTCAGTCTTCTTATTTTCTGGTTTCGCGTTCCCAAATGTCTCAAGTTCTACTTCAGCCGTGCCACCATTAACGGCAGCAATGAGAGTGTCATGCTTAGCTTCGACTTTTTTACCATCAAGGCCGAGCATCTGAGCATAACGACCCCAAACAATCACACGCGCATTTGGTTTGAGAACTCGATTGAGTTCTTCCAAGGATACTTGTGCGAAACTACCACTACCAGCTTTTCTACCACGTTTTTTCATATTTCTGAATATTAATTAATTTTTAATCAAAAGTCAAGAAATATTCATCATCTTCTTGAATAAACTCTTCTTGGTTTTTTTCAATTTTAATCATCTCAGTAATTTTATTTAGTAAAAACTGTGCCGCTTCTTTGTATGTATTAAACTCTTGTTCTATATCTCTAAAGATATACCCATAGTGTTCAACGCGATACTTTTGTTTCTGTCCGTAACTCCAAACAGTATTGATATAAAAATGAAAATCACGATCCTTACAGTGATCTTTAACTACCAATTTACGCCATTCTTCTGTTAATTCGGTAATTTTATTTTGTAACTCTTTTGTGCTCATGGCATTTTTGATTTAAAGTCACTTCTTTGCAAAGTTTATAAAATATCTACTCATCTATTATATCTTATTAAAAAATTGTGCCATTAGATTATTTTCTTCTTGATTCCAATCAACAAGCAAGACTTCAATTCCGGCCATTGTGAGAAGTGTGCAAGTTTCAATATGATCATCAATATGTAAAGAACTATTTAATTTCTTAATAAATTCTGTTTTAGTTTTCCCCTCTGTGCAAACGACATCTTTAATATTAATACGATGACGATTACAAAAGTCAACCACTTCTTTTTTATTATCCCAATTACGGAATGTAACAACGTAAACTTCAAATCCAGAATCAATTTTTGATTTAACAAAATTGACAATACGTTCTACAGGCACGAGCGTAGTTCCACCCCAAGCTGTTGACGAAGTAACAGCGAGCGTGTCGTCAAAATCAACTGTGATTACTTTGCTCAATCTTTAAAGTTTCTATTAATGATTTTAAAACTAAGTGGGCGACCATTACCAGCACTTTTATAATCTAAAGGGCGAACAACGATACCTTCTGCTGGGCTACCGCATGGTAAAACCTGTTTATCTGCCAAATCTTGCAGCATATCAATATTAACTTTTTGAGTTATTGTATTAAAATTTTCTATATGTGGCACATATTTACAATTTAAATTGTACTTGCATTCATATACCATATCTAAATAATTATAAAAAGAATCTTTATATTTTATTTGAAACACAAAAATTTCTGGTTCGTTTAGCTTAAGTTGATTACCTTGAATTCCACAACCCATAACCTCACCAGCGATTACGTATCTACCACGATCAAGCTTATCTAAATTCAGTTTGCGAGCAACTTTCCAAAAAGCATTTTCTTCAGTTTCTTTTAGTGATAAACGACGACTACAAACATGAGTAATAATCCTGTCCTCAATAATAATTGTTCCAGAACTACCATCTAATTTTTGAGTCACGGTAATCCATTCATTTTTAAGAACCTCGTTAACAATATCTGGATACGAAAGCCCATTATCTTCATCGGTTTGCGCGCAAATATAGGTTGGAAATGCACCTAACGCAATTCCAGATAATTGTGCAGGAATTTCTTTCTCGTACTTTTTAATGTTGAGCGCCCCACCAACATCTGCGCTTTCATGCCAACCTTGAATATTTTCTGGAAGAACAGAAAGTGGAAGAACAAGGCCTTGAGAGTATTCGCCGCGCAACTTAACCGTACGCAAACGAATTGGTTTTTCTGGATTATTCTTATCGGACAAAAATTCAGACCAAGGTGCATTTGGTAGAATAGTATCAATTACTACAAATACAACCTTGTCCCCAGCTTTGAATTCACCCTTCTTTACAATAGATTGCCAGCCCAAAATCTTGGCGATCTCAAGTTTATCGGCCCCACTATGTGGAACTATTTCACTAATCGTTTCTATTGAAGCGAGTTTCATTATTAAAATAGTGTAGCATTAATTTTAAGAAAAAGCAATAATTTTTTAAAAAAATCTATACATAAAATATAATATTTAATATGCAAAATTATAATGTCGCAATATGTATGCTAACTTGCGAATTAGACCATTTAGAAGAATGGTATGATCACCATGAAAGTATGGGGTTTAAGAATTTTTTAATATTTCTAGATGGTACTATGATTAATTCAAATAATATTGATAAAAAAATATCTAATAAAATTAAAAATTTAAAAATATTACCAATTACAAGTCAGAAAAAACCAATACTTGCCGAATTATATACAGCGGTTTGTAAAAAATATAGTTATTATGATTATATTTTATTCATAGATTCTGATGAATACTACATGTCAAAAACTAATAATATAATTAAAGATATTAATCTTTTGACGAAAATGCATGGGTATTTTGATGGACTTGCAATATACTGGAAATTTTATGGTGCTATTCCGCCTTTTGAGAATAGAGTACCCATTACTTCATATAAACAATATTGGGAGTCTAGACAAATAAGAACTTTAGTTAATCCTAAATCTGTAACATCATATATTAATCCTCATTTTGCTGGAAGTAGTTTAAATAAATATATTGATGAAAAAGGAAGACGTATTGAGGAACATCAAACATTAAATCCAAAAAAATCACGAAAACCACAATTATCACATTCTAGTGATTATGTATGGATCAAGCATATACATACAAGATCTAAATCTGAGTGGTTAAATAAAATCAATAGAAAAAATTGGTATCAACATATACATGGATTTAAACTTAATTTAAATTCTTTTAATATTTATAACTCAAGATGTAAAATGCAAGATAATTTACCGTATTAAAAATTAAAAAAAATGAAAAAATATCAACGAATAGTAATAGATTTTGGATATGTTGTAATAGCGGATGATCATAAAATGTTTGATCATGCTGCATGGTTATTAAAAGCAGATGTAGAATGGGAATGCAAACACGGAGATATTAAAAAATTTATTCGTGCTATAGATGCTCCAGAAGCCACAAGTAAAGATGTGGAAGAATATCTTTACGGAGATAACTTAGATGACGATCTTAGCGATTTACCAGATAATCTTCCTGATTTGCCAAAAGAAATATGACCGACGATACCCCACAATTACGAAAATTAACATTTGAAAAATGTTTACATCTTCTCGGTCTATCACAAAAATGCCGTGTTGCGGATATTGCTTGCGGAAATGGTTGGGCTGGAGATATGGCTCAAAGTTTATATGATGCTGATGTTACTTATATAGACGCGCGCGATAGGATACCAAAAGATGGTAAGGAACGTAAATTCAAACTAGAAAATGTTTTAATTCAAAATTATAAAGATAAAGACGCAATATTTGTATTAGGATTATTATATCATCTTACTTTAGAACAACAACTATTATTAAATAAATTATTAAAAGATATTCCATTTATATTAGATACTCATGTTCTTGACGACTTAATAAACACGAGTTCTTTTGAAGGAATTGAAAATGAAATTGTTAAAATTGGTGAATTTAAAGGTATTTACAGAATACCTACCTATAGTTCTAAATGTTCATATTGGTATGCAGAAAATTTATTTAAACAAGAGAATCCGTTTGTTCATACCGAGAAAAGCCTTCGTAAATTATTTAATAATCATAAATTAATAAAAGTTGGCGAAATAACTCCTAGTCGTTCTTATTATATTGGGATGCCATTTTAAATATGTTTTCTCATATAATACATAACCCTAATAATTTTAAAATTACAGATAAAGATTATTATATAGTACCTTTTGGGCACAGATGCACGTCTGCATTAAGTTGTCAATTTGTTAATTTACGAAAAATGTCATTACCGTTTGATTGGTCTGCTGTCTTTCCAGATCAAATTCAGAAAGTTTTAGAAAATGATTTTGAAGATTTTATTCCCGATATTAAGGATCAAATAATAAGGTTTTATAATAAATATGGTATTCATTTTGCACATTTTAACCAAAATGCAAAAATTGGAATAAAAGAATATGAGCGCCGCATAGAAAGATTTAAAAAGATTATCAATTCTTCAAATAAAATATATTTTGTTTATATAAATGAGGATTATTTTTATAGACCAAGTTACAGAGACGAAATTTTTAATAATAAAAACTTTGAAAATATGCTAAAATTAGAAGAATCTCTTAAAGAAAATTACGTTAATATTAATTATAATATTTTATACTTTAATTTTATACAACATAACATTCCCAAAAATTCTAATATAATAAATATTGTATTACACAGCAAAATTTTATTTGAAAAAAAGTGCAAGAGACAAGTGATTAACAAGTTTAGACTTTATTGTGGAATAATATTAGCAAAAATATTTAATACATCAGTTGATATCAGTTCAATAAAGAGGTATTTACAAATTAATGAGTGCAAGCCGTCAAAATAAGATGCTCGGGCTCCATTTTATAATGAACAGAAATAATTTTTAAATTATTTTGTTGGTAAATCATCTCTTCTCCCCATTCCCCCCTCATCATTTCTTTGTGATCTGACAAGAACATCATCTATAAATATTTTTTCTGGAATATTTTTGTAAAGTTGATTACAAATTCTAAAATCCCCCCTTTTAAAAGGTTTCCAAGTTAAACAGTATTTATTATGGAAGCAAAAACATGCTGAATCTATATCTCCTACAACTGGTGGCTTATAAAAATTTTCATTTGATGGTACTATTTTATGAAATAATTTTATTTTCCATATTAATAACTGGTCATCGCTAGTTATTTGATCAACTATCTTTTTTAATGAAAATGGCGAGAATAATTTAACATCATCATCTAATATTAAACAATAACCTTTTTGTACTTGTTTTTGTAAATCATTTAAATATAAATTATAAACAAAAAACTTTCCAAAATCTTTGTGAAAATATCCAAAATCTTCTGTATTATTACCACTGATTCTCGACCACTGTTGTTTGACTATATTATTTAATCTGGAATAATCACATTTAATCATTAAGCATTTTTCTGGTTGAACATATTTTTTGCTATCTTCATCATCTACGCTAACAATTATATTCCAATTACTATAAGTTTGTTCATAAATAGAATTTATACAATTTTTAAAAAAAATGGGGCGACCTGATGTTCTTATTAATATATTTATTAATGGTTTTTTATCAACCCATTTTTCTTTAACTAATTTAATTAACTCCTGTTCAGTTTTAACATGTTTAAATATTCCACCGCCTAATTTATGATACCAACGATGCCAAGAATTTACTTCGGGTTTATGTTCTTGGCTTTTTTTTGAAAAAATTATATTTTCTCCACCAAAATATGCAGATAAGACTAATTGGCCCCCATTTGATGATATATATTTCTCGCAATTAGCAAAAATTTTGCATTGAACTTCGTTATAGGTTAAATTGGGATACTCTGAAAGTATATTATTAATACTTAATACTTTAGGGTATTTTTTTAATAATTCTTCATCTCCTAAATCCAAAGCTGGAGTATTCTTATCATAATATTTCGAATGTCCCTTAATATTTATGTATACAATTTGATATTCGTCTTGTAATAAATCAAATAAAGTAGAAAGAGTTTTTAAATCTAAAAAATTAATTGGTGGTTCTTGCCATTCGTAATTATATCTGTTAAAAATTACCAATGTTTCTTTTTGAAATTTAATTGAATCTTTTTTATAATGTTGTTTTAACGGGGGTGGGACGAAGTTCTCCCAGTCTAATTCTTTTTTATGGATATTAATATTTGGTATATTTAATTGCCATGCTTTTGTCATATTGTCCCATGATCTTTCACATTCTGTTTCTGTGTGATTTGGACTAAAAAAATATAAACAGGAAGTATCGTAAGCGGATATTGTTTTTTCTAAACGGTCTTTTAAATGTAAACTATAAGCATATGGTAAGGCTGATAATAATTCATAAGCAAATTCAACACACGCAGAATCAACAACTTCTTTCATATTTATATTATAATATATATTTACATAAAATCTAAGCAAGTTTCATAGCTTATCCACTAGTATATCAAAATGTTCACCAGTTCGCAAGTTTTTTAAATACAATTCTTTAATTTGTTGCAGATTTAATCGGCGCAATTTTTCGTAACGATCATGTCCGATTTTGTATTCGTCGCGCTCGCGTAGAACTTTTAAAATTTGCACTGTGAGATCAACTACATTTTCTGGAATTGTGCCTAGCTTTGCACAAATGCCGTTAATTGCGAGCTTTAATTCATCGCGCTCATCTTTATACTTTTTGGCAAGTTCCATCGCAGTTAGAAATAATTCTCTAGCATTTTCAATATCTTTATCTTTCACTTCAACAAGTGCCTCCCAAAAACTTTCTGGTATTTCTTCTTTCATAGTTCCCAAATATCCCAATAGACTGTATCGCCGCACTGATCGCAAGGCTCGTTATCGCTTCCATGATCCGAAGTTTGAAAAGCGCGAACAATATCTGAAAACAAGACTGTGCTATCATCAAGACCTTCTTTCATCTTTTCGCAAAGATAATCGACGATTTCTTTTTGTTCGGCTTTTGGAATGTCATTTAGGTCTTTATCATTAATGGTAAAGCCAAATGCTGTACAACCTTGTGTTTCTACGAATTTATACTTCATATGGTATATTTTCTATTTTAGGGTTAGCTTTATCAATATAATCATCAAGAAATTTTTGTGCTTTTATTTTAGAAGAAAAATCAATACAGCCAAATATTCTGTCATCAAAATTGTTCCAAAACCAGAGAAACCTCCACTGAGGAATATATCTGGAATAATTTTTGTAATGATATGCTTTAATTCTGTATTTCATTGTAATTCTTTCGGAGGCAATTGATCTTCCAAATCAATCCATCCTTCGTATTTGTCTCTGTTAGCATTGTAATATTCTGCATTAACTACTTGCCACTTGGGAAGGTATGTATTTGATTCACAATAGTTAGAATCTTTCCACAGAGCTAAGACAACATTTGTATAACCATTTATTACTCTTACATCTATAGGATGTTGAGAATTCAAGCTCTTCTCAGTAGGCATTGGAGCAAATGGTCTATCTAAGATTATTTTACCTGCCAAGCTTTTCTCAGCCTCCATGGCCCTAATAGTCAAGTCTTTGATCTCTAGCTCACACTCCCTCACATTTAACATGGCTTCATTGAGCTCTCTTTCCAGCTCTCTGCAAAGCTCAGTCAATTGCTGACAACTAGTATCATAGTCAACATTGTCGAACTCTTGATTGTCCAAGAGAGCATCAGTTCTCGGAGTTTTGTTAAAGTCTTCTTTCATTGTTCCAAGTATATCGGAACCTTTAGGACAACTCAAGCTTTTCTTTCAGTTATTTCTTTGCCAAAACAAATACCAAACAGACCAATATGAATCTCAATGAGTCTTTTACCTATAAAGAAACTAAAATACTTTGCACCTTTATTAAAATGAAATTGAGTAAAGGGATAGATTATTAGATAATGACCTTTAAAGCAAAAGAACATAAGAGTGGTTCTTTTATTGATACTAATACATGCATTACTTTTCATTTTTGTCTTTTCCATTTGAATCCTAAAATTAATTCTTGCATCTTTCTATTAAACCAATTAACAGGCTTGGCATTGTTCAAAGTAAAGTCTGGAGTAATATATAAGTCCCAGCCAGTTTTAGGAGGTTCATTAAATTCAAGATATCCGTAATTTTTATGATCATGTAAATCATAATTAGTGATTTTAGTTTTTTTCTTTTCTTTATTCATTTTAAAATCCTATTAACAACCAAATAACTGATTGCACCAATAACGCCATAAAATACTCCTTGCGAGAATAGTATTAGTAGTTCACTCATTCCGTCTCCTCCAGCACTTTCCGCGCCTTCGCCATATCCGCCTCAAACCTCCATCCAGTCTCGTCCCGTTCCCAGTATTCGACTTTTGGATTCCAGTCAACAAGACATTCAAGAGCTTCACGAAGTTGGTTGCGTTCACGGAAAAGCTTTGAAATAAAATTCGTGGACGGTAAATCATTACCAGTTGCGATCATGAGATAACATGGTTTGCACAATGATCCGACAAACTCGCCTCCCCACATGCGGTTTTTGCATTCGTGAACAAGGCATTTATGATTGTAGTCGCTCATTCTGCCTCCTCCCATTTGCCACTGCACTTGCTCAACAACTCTCTGGCGGCAGCTAATGCGTTTCGGAACAGCGTTTTGTTTTGGTCCTTCATGTAAAACGGCAGTTCGGGACTCCAATCCACGATGTGACCTAACATGGCGTAGAGTTCGCGGCTCGCGCCCTGCTCGGCTTTTAGTTGCTCTTCCAACTCGCGGATGCGCTCTGCCTGCTGGGAGTCGGTTTTGCGAGCAACACCCTCGACCATGGCGTCCAACGCCGCTTCCAGTTGGACGATTCGATCTGCTTGCTTGGAGTTTTCACCAATCTGCCTGTGATACTTTTCGTATATGAACAGGTATTGCTCACGCCAGTAGTTTTCAGATTTCGCAGGAGTGGTCTCCTCTTTCTGTTCGATGCATTTGCTGCATCTGCAATAGTTTTCTGTCTTCATAATGCTAATTTTGTTTTAATTTTGTTATTTTTTGATACCATAACCCTCTCTGGCTTCGTCAACCCATTCGCCAATTTTCTTGAGGGTCTTTTCGTATTTGCTTTGCGGAACAGCCTCGCAATAAGACTCCATGAGTTCATCGAAAAGCTCAAAGATGTTGACATTTTTGAGATCGATTTGATCCATACCGATTTTAGTAACGAGGACTACTTGGTTTTTCTTTTTCATAGTTTTTATATGTTAGATGTTTTTGTTAGGAAGGTCAAGAGATTTTTTCGTCTCTTTCTTGAATAGCTTTTTCCCAAAGATCTTGAACTTTGTAAAAAGTTTCTTCGACTTCATCTTCAGAAAAGATTCCCGAATATTTGTCGCCTACAACATATTCTTCGAGAGCATCGGAGATAATGTCGAAATTTCTCTCTGTGAGTTTAATAGTTTTATTTTTCATAGTTTTTATATGTTAGATGTTTTTGTTAGGAAGGTCAAGAGATTTTTTTGAGGGGGGGTTATATTCGGTAAAGCCCACGAGAGGTTTAGCCTTGTTTTGGGTCTTTCTACTAGTATATCCCTATTTTGCCTTTAGAAGTCTTCTTTGTTCCACTTTAGGGCATTTTTAAATAGCTGTTTAAAGCTTGGAACGGCATCTAAACGAAAGCCCCAGCCATTGTCTAGAGAATACCATTCTCTATCTAGGGGGTTTTTAGTTTTGATTTCATCACAGGTAAAGCCTAGTTTTTTTAGAATAGCTAGGTTTTCTTGGGTAGGTTTCATAATATTGTTTGTTCACTCATTGTTCAAAGTATATCGGAACTTTTATTCGATATCAAGCATTAAAACAGAATCAGCCTCATCCACTAACATTTGTCCAGCTTTCCAAGGATATGCAGTAGAAACATTACCAACATTTCGGGCACCTTTTGTTGTATCTCGAAAGCAAACATCAATATCTCCATGTTCTGCCATGGCTTTTTGTAGCTGTTTAATGAGTTCTGAAGTTTTCATTTCAACTATGAGTATATCGGAACTTTAAGAACAAATCAAGCAAATTCTTTTGGAGGCAATTGATCTTCTAAATCAATCCATCCTTCATATTTGTCTCTGTTAGCATTGTAATATTCTGCATTAACTACTTGCCACTTGGGAAGATATGTATTTGATTCACAATAGTTAGAATCTTTCCAAAGAGCTAGGACAACATTTGTATAACCATTTGTTACTCTAACATCTATAGGTATTTGAGAGTTGAATGGAGTGTTAAGAAGTTGTTTAGTAATTTTCATTGCTTAAATTTTATTCTGCAATTAGAACTCTAGTTAAGATCTGTTCTGACTTTGGATCAATTACTGGATACATGATTGTAGTACCTGCTAGATCAAAGTCAATCCTTACAACTATTTCACAGCTTGCTAACAAGAGAGTACCTACTCCATGTTCTATCCAGGCATAATCAGACATTCTCTCTATAAAGGCCATAGCACCTACCGAACAATTGAGAGTAAAGTAACTCTTTTCTACTCTAATAATGACTTCATTGATAAGGAAGTTTCTAAGTTTAGCTTGTGAGTAAAGTATTCTCTCCCCCTTCCAAGTATGCTTCTTAGTAGCTTCTATTGCTTTTGCAAAGTTGAAAGGTTCAAAGTCTCCAAACTCTAAAGCAATAGAGTTTATAAGCATTTGTTGTT